CAAATTTATATTCCATTTTACCTATAACCTAAATTCACCTTTCCCGCTAATAATTACTTTATTGATTTTCGTGCGCCAGAGGGGACTCGAACCCGCGGTATCTTGATTAAAAGTCAAGTGCATTAGCCACTGTGCTACTGGCGCAAATTGCGGATGACGAAACCGCAAGAACCATATGTTGTCATCATTTGGTATAGCTTATGTTTTAAGCTAAAGGTAGCAGGAGGGAATCGAACCCCCATATTCTCATCCACATTGAGAAGTCATAGCCATTAGACCACAGCCACCATAATAGATTTTGAGGAGTTGCACCCCACTTACTCTCGTAAGAAATAAGGACAATCTATTTTCATTGTCTAAAATCTATAGCAGTTCAGTTTCTGCTCTATATATTCCGTGTTGCTTTCCTTTCTTTTATTAATAGTAGTCTAATGGAAAACAGCGTAAATATACTTTTATCATACTCTAACCGGTATTGAATATGAATACTGTTAAACGAGCCAGCGGGGAATCGAACCCCGGCCTCTGGAGAGAATGCTTGAAATAAGTAATGACCTTATATTTTAAATCAACTTTGACTTAAAGTTTTCTACTGTTTAAACTATTCAAACCAGTCCAGCACACTAGCCACTATGCTACAAGCCCTTAACAAGACAGGTTTAATTTCGCACTTAAAATCCCCAATTTTACGCTATATTAGAATTTAAAATTTTGCAGTTCCTGTCTTTAATTTATATATTTATTATATAATATTTTTTAAATATTATCAATTAAATCTTTTTGTCCTTCCGCAACGTATTCTTGCTCTTGATTTTCAAGTTCATTGATTTTAAGCAAATCAGAATGCTTCCAATTTCTTTTTGCATAATATCTACTTTTGCGGTTTTTACTTTTTATAGAACACATAGGACATGAGCAATGAATTTTTCCTTTAGAATAATATCCATCATGGTTATAATAATCCCAACCATATTCCTTTTGACATATTCTTTTCTTTCTGCGGATATGCTTTGCTCGCTGTTTACGATAATAAGCTCTATCTCTATTAGGCAAATACATCACTCCTATTCTATTTATAATTGAGGGGCCTGCTTACCCCCTCATGCAGCAGTTAGTCCCTGCTTGCCGAAGCCAGTTATTTAAGGGAACTGTTAGGTTGCACCCTGATGGGGGAGGTAGGACTCGAACCTACGATGTTTCTTTGTCACGGTTTTACAGACCGCTACCCTCGCCGCTAGGTTACTCCCCCATAAACATATTAAGTTGGACAGCTATCCTTCAGAAGACGATGCTTCTGGAGCCTTAATAACACCCCAAGTAATTTACCATCTCTACAAACTACCAAAGATTAGAACAACTTTCTCGTTTTGTTCAATAACGTCAGATTTTTCCGCTACGAGGTATCTGAAACATACCCTTCATTAAATTCATCTCAAGTGAGGATTTATGCCCTCAACTTAAAGATATAGACTGTGTACTTTAGTCTGCCATTCACTTCACTCTCTGAATGGTCAACCCGCAATCGAGGCTTCGGGCGCTACCCGTGCATGTCGATTAACACGCCCTCAAGGAATCGAACCCTGATCAACCGGGTTGGAGCCGGTTGTAATACCATTATACCAAAGGCGCAAACATGATAGACACCACACTCTCTATCACCCTCATACTTAGCAATGAGTTTTCTGCAACGTGGAAGCTATACTCACTTTTTGTCAAGCTAAAGAAGTACAAGTAAAAAGCTACATTTACCTACATTCAGATGTAGTTCCCTTTTCAACTACAAAGCCAAGTCATATAAAATGTATAGACTAAACATTCTATATCTAATAAATTTAAAGACGTCCTCAATATATTAGATATATAATTACGAGAGATGGATTCGGACCATCAACCTCTGATTTATAAAACCAGTGAACTTCCATTGTTCTTTCCCGCTTTATTTCCAAGACACCTTTTGTCAACCGAGATTTTATCTTGAAGGTCTATATATTTGCTGAAAAGTGTCTTTTTTATTTATTTTGTATATTTATTATATATTATTTTTTATAAAAAATCAATTTAAGATTTTTAACCAAGACATTTATAAAGGTTTTGTTTTTACGGTTACTAAACTCTTTACTCTAAACCTACCGACGTTCATCATATCTCAAAAATGATAACTTTTTCTTGCTAGAAAATATTTGCTGTTTAAATGTCTTTATTTATTTTGTATATTTATTATATATTATTTTTTATAAAAAATCAATGTTAAGAAAATGACCAGCCATTTTTTTTAATAATTCTCATCATGTTTTCTCTTCCAACAGGGTTCATAGAATGAATATGAAATTTAGCATCAATTCTCCATCCTTCTGCCTGCTGTTTTTCTTCAAGCCACTCAAGAAATCGAATATAATCTGGAGGTCCAAATTTCCCTGCATCATGATCAAGACTTACATCGCCAAGATATAAGCACATTTTGCCAGAAAAAAAATAACTTTCTTCAATACAAGCAACTATTGCCGCAGACACAGTTTTAATCCATGTATATCCTTCTGGAGCTGGTCTTACATCATCAATCCACAGATTCATCATATTCTTCATCCTCTTTCATGACTTCAACAATACCATGTCTAATAAGATAACGTTCCCATCTTTCAGGGTGCCCGGTACTTCCTAATAAAGTATTAATCATTTCTGGAGTATATAAACCTAAATCACCAGGAGGATTTTCAGAAAAAATTCTCGCCGCCTCTTTTACTGCGGCTCTAAGCATTCTCACTTTTTTCTCCAAATGAAGAATTTGAGTATATAAAACTTCTTCCCTTGTACTACTTAATTCACTCATTTTTATTTTTCTTCCTCTCTTAACTTTCTATAAATATTATATTATAATTTTTATAAAAAATCAATTAAGGATAAGAGCTACTTTTCTTTCCACTGATGGTGTCTTTGAGATTTCCAGTTTCGTTCTCTAACACGATACCAGTCATCCCACCATCCATCTGGATAATCATTTCTACTGCCGCGATTAAATTCTTTAAATTCAGGATTAGAATACATTGCCGCAATATGTTTAATCTTGCGGGGACGTGCATATGGACCGCCGCGCCTCTTTCTAATGCCCTCTACTGGTTCTCTGCGGAATTCACCACGATAAGTTTTATTTTTCTTCCATTTCTTCAATGTTTGTTCAACAGTTTCTGATGGAAGATTTTTATATTTTTCTACCCAAAGTAAATGTGCAGAATTATAATAAATATGAGGATCAATTTGACGACCATATCCATCATAATACTGATTTTCTATACGTTTGTTTTCTAAAAATCCCCAAGAATCTCTATAAAAACCTTTAGCCAAATACATAATAAGTTCTTTTTCATTTTTTGCTATACATTCAATAGTTAATCTAAAGGTTAATTTATTGAAACCATAGCAATAAATCTCATCTTTGGGTTTTTCAACAGTATACATAGTAATCTCCTTTTTAAATTAAATTATTGGATAACTAAGTATACCTTCATCTGTTACTTCATACACATCTAAAATTTTAAGAATATTTGGATACATTTCTTTAACAAGCTGAATTGCTTTATCTGCATCTGTGGTTAAAACAGTCGTACACTTTGCATATGCTTTTAATCCTTTCTCATCAAAGTCAAAAATAACTCTAAAAACTTTCATATTTATCAACCTCCAATGCCCAGAGAAGGACTTGAACCTTCACTCTAATAATAGAAACAGATTTACGTCGCTAAATTGCGGTATAAGTATTTTACAAAACTTTTTAGCTTCTGCCGCGTCTACTTCCGCCATCTGGGCTTAATGACTATTTAGTTGCCGACCAGGTTATCACCCTAGAAGTTTATGGACCTCCTCTTGGTATATAAAAGCCATACTCGTGGGCATTTTTAATTTCCTCTTATCTTTTTGTCCTTTTATACGCTTCCAAACCAAGCCAGGATTTACTTGCTTTACAGAAAATATTACTTTTCCAACCCTTGCAACAAAGTCACTAACGCTCTTTTAAACACTCGAATAGGCTTCACCTATTATATTTATAGTTAGCATATCACTATAAAATCCGGATTCTGGGATTCGAACCCAGGACAAACACTGCTTATAAGGCAGCCGCTCTAACCTGACTGAGCTAAACCCGGTAATTCCCCAACTGACACTAACCAATGGTCTTATGTGGGGTAGTTGTATATTTTTGCGGATTTCGCCGCAAAGGGGGTGGATCGCAGGGCGCCGCAGCACGAATCTCCGCACGTACTAGCTTGGTTACTCCCCCGTTCGGCCTCAGGAGTCGGAATTATTTTAAAACGTTCTCATTCTCATGACGTTTGGCGTTGTTAATTCTTTTTAGCTGACTCAGAATCTTCATTTGAATCAGTAATTTCCTTAACACTTTCCACAATATAATTAATAATATCTTCACTTGTCTTGCCGACAGTAGAAATATTATCTGGCGTTACAACTTGCGCTGCCATCATCTTGTAACAAGTTGCTTCTGATGGAATTGCACAATACATAATTCCTGCAATAATTGCAGTAATAATGCTCTTTTTAAGATAACCATACCATTTTTTTCTTTCTTCCTCACTTGCAAATTCACCATTAAGTTCTACGGTAATAACTACAATAGCAAAAATAATAGATAAAATTACTCCAAAAGCAATTAAAGCTTTTGTAAGTGTTTCTGCCTTGTTAAATAAATTAACAAGATAGAACCAAATAGGACTAATAATAGGTTTCATTTTTATTCCTCAATTTCAAAATAATCTCTGTTTAATTCAACATATCCATATTTATAAATTTTTCCAGGAACTTCAAGCATTTTTTTAACTCCATAGCCATAATAATATTCACTTCCCCAATTCTCAACTCTATAAATTACTAGACATGTTCCTTTTTTTAAAGTATAATGTTTTCCGCTATTATATTCTATAAAATCAAAATCTTTAATCCCACGTAAAGTTACAGAATTATACTTAACAAGTGTTTTAATATATTCTCCAAATTCTACTCCTGGGAAGAGGTCGTCAATGGTGCATTTGTTTTTGGCTGATTCATCATTCCTGCCATCAGCATCATTGGAAAAAAATCGTTGTCTTTGCTTCCTCCTATAAGAGCCATTAGCATAAGCGGATTATTCATATCAAAACTAAACGCATTTGCACTTGTACCATTCATTCCACCCATAAGCATCATCATTGGAAGCATTTCTTTCATATTACCAGAATTTTCACCTAAAAACATCAGCGGAAGCAGATTTCCAAAAGGCTGTTCAGCTGAGGCATTCATACTAGAAAAATCAATCAATGTAACAATCTTTGTAACAAAATCAAAGCCAAACATAGATTTTGTTGGAAGAATTTCTTTCTTCTCTCCTGCAGCAACATCTACTACATAAATACCATTATCTACAGAAATTACAAATACAGCATTTCCATTCGTATGACGAATAACATCACCTACATGGACATCCTTAATTGCACATGGCATTGCATAAATCATGCCTTTTGCATCAAAATCAATGAGATCAACATTAACAATCTCATTTTTCTCTTTATCATAGGAAACAATATCTCCTGCTGCATTTTTCAGTGCAATGCCAAGATGACTTAAATGATAGCTATTTACTGGTCCAAACTCAAGATTTCCGAACATTTTCTTTGTTTCCATAAATTTTTTCTCCTCTTTATCTTTTCTTTTTACTCTTCTATCATCTTTATCTATTACTTCTTTAATCAAATTAACTTTTTCTTGAATTCTATTAATTTCTAAATTATCTTTCTTTTTTCTATATAATTGTTCGCTAATAGAATTACACTCGTTCATATCGTTTAAATGAGTATAATCATACGTATCATTAAGCGATAATGCACTCATATTTTTATCACCTATAATCCTTATTTTTAAAAAATTATCAAATATTATACAATTTTTTGGAAAACCTTACTTTTCAATCACCTCATAATCAATTTCTCCAAATCTTTCCCGCAGAAAGTTTAACTCATACATATCATTAGCTATACACAGATGTTTTACTTTGAAATCGTCTACATAATGAACTAAGAACATAAGCAATACCTCCATTGATTTGAATGATTTTTAAAAGTTTTTCCATTTCATTTACAAATATATTATAAAATATTTATAAATAAAAATCAATTAAGATTTTCAAGACAGCAAATTTAGTTTTTAACTGCGTACTATCCTTTATACTAACCTCGGATATAACCGAGGTATTGGACTCGAACCAATATTTCAGGCTGGAAATAGCAAACAAATTTTTTCTTTTTTGCTGTTTCTGTCTTTCTTTATCTTATGTATATATTATATATTATTTTTAATAAAAAATCAATTTGGTTTTATGAAGCTAGTTTACAGATTCAACCGCGCCATGAGGTCTTCCAGATTCTTCTTCTCCTGGTCTGTAAATTCTATTGACTGCGCTGATGCCGCTGTAGGAAACGCAGAGTCAGAATCCGCAGATACTTCACCTGTCTCAATCTGAATTTTTGGGCAAGTTAAAGTAATGGCAATCTGTACACGGTCTCCGCCATCATTAGCCCACACATAAATTTTCTTTTCATGTTCACCAATAAAATTATCTCCAAAAGCCTCTCTGAGCTTTTCTGTCACTTCCTGTTTTGCTACTGTTCCTCTTGCTGCCATTATTTATTCTCCTCTTCTAATTTTAAAATTTTATAATCTTTAAATTTTCTCCTTATTTCGGGCAAAAAATTTTCATAACATTCATCACAAACAAATGAACCAGTATAGTCAAGCTGACTTCCGCATATTACACAAGATACTCTTCCGCCAATGCGAAATTTAGGTACCATTCTACCAGATTCATCAAATGTACTATTTACCGCTGTTCGATAATGAGATCTTCCCCAATACCAATGTGCAACTTCTTTTACCTTATAAGCATACTGCGGCGTATAACAACTAGACCTTAATAAATCATTAAAGTCAAGACTACCTGGAATATCTACAATAACATCATGTAAAGGTACAGCTTTACTGTTAATTATCATATATTTATCAAGCAATTCTTCATCAAAAGAAGCTAAAAAATTATCCTCCCCATCTATTCCTAAATCAATTCTTCCAGAAATATACTGATTAGTAAAATTAGTATATTTACAATTTAAAGATGGCTCAATTAATTCTTTTTTAGCTAAATTAAGTCCAACATTAGAAGTAAAAGGATATTGTCTGCCCGCAAACATAATATCCCAAGTATCAGACAAATGAATCCAAACTCGCCACTTCTTAGAATTCCACGGAACCTGAGTAGGAAAGTCTGGCAAAATATAATCTTTTTTATCCGCCCGCAAATAACACATAATAGTATGTTTATCTACCATGTAAGACAAATTACCCGCACGATAATCACCATCTAAAGCATGACAAGAATGCCAACTATGACAATTTTCACTAGCTGATAGATAGTCTAATGGATGCACTGAAAGACATAATGTTCCTGTAATTTTATCTTCCTGAATGAGCATACTTGCGGCGTTCTGTAAATTTTCAAGCTTTTTAGGATCTTTTTCAAAAAATTTAAAAGCTTTAATGATTTTCATGCCTTTTGGAATTTTTTCTCCATCATATTCAAAATCTTCAATGACTTTATTATCATAAAAACCATCTTTTTGTATATCAATGAATCTAGCAAGGTCTGAATTGTCATGGTTACAATCAACGGAAGTTAAAAAATCTTTTACTCTTCGTATTTTTTCTTCATCTGAAAGTTCAAAAGTAACTTTTTTAGGTAATTCAATGATAAATTTACCTCCAAAAGCTTCAATAAAATCTCTTTTTGCGTTGAGCCATTCTTCAAAAAGGCTGTCAGTATTTACAAACCTCTCTCCTGGAACCTTGGGAATTTCTTGTGAATAATGAATTACAAGCTCAAACTGCTCCTGGATTTTCTTAATTTCATCACTGAATACCATTTTCTTTTAACTCCTCTTTTTCCTTTTTCTTTTTAGAACTCATTTTCGCATTATGAACTCTACATGCTGGGCAAATTGCTGAAGGCTTATCCGCATCAATTTCAAATGCATTATTACATTGCGCGCACCAATCTACTTCAGTTGCACAACAATCTGGACAGTAATATTTAGTTTTATTACCATCTTTACTTAAAACTGGAATAACTTCATAGTCGTGAAAATATTTATTACATTTATCACATTTTATAGTCGCATAATTATACTCAGCATCATCATCATCATACCAAGATTTTTTTCTCCCTCTTTGAAGATAATAATTCCAAGAATTATTAGCATAACTATATTCAATATACTCAAAAAATGGTATATCTTTTACTTTTAGCATATTTTCAACTTTTTGTATAGTATTTAACATCGCCCCGACGCGAAGAGTTTCACTAGTGGAATGTTCATCTTCATAACCAATAGATAAATTAACTCCCGCAATTCCCCAAGTTGGACAAATTACACTAATATCAGAAAAAGAACCAAAAGTTTCGACAAAACCAAAATTTTCTATATATTCTACAAAATCTCTATTATCGCAATCATAGAATACACAATCATTTGTACCTCTGCGGTCAAGCTGAATAATATATTTTAATTCTGATTCTGGAGATTTAATATCTTCAACTAATTGATTTGCTCCAATAGCACCAATTTCTTCATCTGTTGTAAAAATAATTGAAGGTCTATATCCATGCTTTAAAATTGTTAAAATAGCAAAAATACCTGCGCGATCATCTGCCCCTAAGCCATCTGGACTCCAACAAACCCCTTTTCGTTCGTCATAATATATATCTTCTGGAGGACTGGAAAATACTGTATCCATATGTGCAACCAAAGCTATTGGAATTTCACCAACCGCATAAAGATATTCTGGTGCAACAATTACCTTTTTATATCTTTTTTTTAGATAGTTATATAAAGCCCTACGCATTGAATTTTGTGTTAAAGAAGCTAAAGATTCAAAAAGTTTAAATTCATTCCGATTAAGTCTTTCCATTCACATTCCCCCTTTATTTTATATATATATTATATATTATTTATAATAAAAAATCAATTATGGTTTACTTGCTCTTGAGCTTCCAGGAGAAAGTTCTCATTAGCAAACATCATTGCTCTATAACATGCACGACAAGCGCCACCATTCATGCAACGTTGTCCGCAGTTAATTCTTTTTTTAATTACATCTTTTACAATTAAACGATTTAATGCGGGGTAATCTAAATCTGTAATCAGAAGGTCTAACCGCACGTTCCATTTCTGCTTATTTTTATATACGTCAAAAATAGCCTCCTCTTGATTGAGACCATCCGCATTAAATTCATATGTAGATATATATTCATCATATATATCTAAGTCTTCTGGACGAATCCAAGAGCCATAAATACCATTTTCTCTTTTTAAATCATCCTTGGCGGCGAGGTTAGGTGTTACGCGCAATGGACACTCGGTTAACTCTTTTAATTGCGGCAACTGGAAAAATAAAGGCGCGTCGATATTTAAGTAACATACTCCCATATGTACAAGTGCCCTCGCTTGATGGAATGCAGTAACTGGCAAACCGCTATAAGAAGGAATACCATTATTTATGCTATTTAATATTTCCCAACTTTCAAAAGCTTCTGTAATTAATTTATTTCTGGATAAAGTATTATAATTTTTTAATTCTTCCCAATCTATAATTCTATTTTCTCTTGGCTGTAAAGAAAGAATTATAGCTTTATCAGGATATTTTTCAAATATTTCCGGTAATATTTTTCTATCTTTAAATGAGACTTTAATTTCATCTGCTTGGTCAAGAATATTTTTTCTATGACCATATCTTAAACAAAACTTCATAAAAATTCTCCTTTTTTATAATAATTATATCAAAATCAAGTTTTTTCGTCAAAAATTAGTATAAGGTCTTTTTGCTCCCGTGTTGCGATGCGCGCAGGCGTTGGCGCCCGGTTTTGTTTTTTTCCTCTTTTGGCTAAATAAAAAGAAAAGGGATAGATTTCTCTATCCCTTGGTCTTACTCTTCTACAGAATCAGTAGGCTCAACGACATGAGCTACTTTATATCCTTTAACTACTCTAGATTTCTTACCCTCAGCCGCAGGTAACTCAATGTCAGCTTTCTCTGCTTTACCAGCCTCAACCAGTTTATTCAGACGATATACGCATTTACTTACAGTTACATCTTCCATATCAACCTTAGCCGCAATCTCAGCAATCGGCTCATAATCCTCTGTCAGTACAGCCTCAATAGCTTTTGTAAGCTCATCCCCTGCAGAACGTTTCTTAGCCGCAAGTTCTTTTGCTTTAATCTCTTTATTATCAAGAATTGCAATCTGTCTTACACAAAAAGCCTCAAGAGTAGACTCATCCAGGTCCATTTTACCTGTTCTCGCAAATGTAAGCAGCTCGTTATAAATTTCCTTTTTTGTCCATTTTCTTTCTTCCATTATTATTTTCTCCTTTTTGTTTTTATTATATCATTATTTATTTATTTTGTCAATTAAACATTTCAAGAATTCCACAAGTTTTACCATCAGAGTATAAATCCATAAGGGTTTTTGAATTTACTTTATCTTTTTCTGCCCAAAAAGTATTAGAATTTCTAATAATTGCGGCAATAGCTTTATCTGTAAGCTGGTCTATTGTAATATAATCTAATTCATTCCAGAAGAATGTTTCATAACTCTGATGCTTAATTTTACCATTAAAGAAATCACATTTTCCCTCGCATAAATCATTATAATCTTCATTATAAATTATTAAAGGACGTTTATAAAACTTATCTTCAGTTTCAGGTACTTTTACAAATACTTTAGCCAAATTGGAATTAAGATGTAAATCTCCATGTAAAATATCTTCATCTGTACCATATTCATAACATGATTCACAAAGAATATTACCATCTACTATATAGGAGTCTCCATCATAAATTCTATCATCACAGACATCACATCTAGAGTATCTAGAACAATCAAGACAAATTGTATCACCCTCAGAATCCCAAGTGAATTTTTCACCAGCAGCTCCGCAAATCATACACTCTGATTTACCAGAATAACAAAATTTAATTTTTGTATCAAGTCTATTTTCAACATATCTAGGAAAATATCCTAAATGTCCTGTACTAAAATCATTATACATCAAAGTTGTATATGGTTTAACAACAATCTGATGCTCAATTACATACTCGCTACCTGCTGCTTCACCGTATGTATCAAAAGCATAATATTTTTCAGACCAGTAGTCTTTGTATTCTGTATTTTCAACCTCTCTAATCATCTGGTTAACCCAATACTCAGACCGCATTTTATTATCAAGCTCTTTGAGCCAATTTAAAACTTCTCCAGTAATATACTTATTGCGGTATGGATAACTTTTAACCTCACAAATAATGTTATCATTTACGATGAAGAGTTCTCTCCACTTTTTACTATTCCAATATTCAACTTTTCCATCAGAGAGCGGAATTGCCATTGGATTATTTGCAGATTCAAGATAAGCAACCAGCACCATTGGAGAATTCATCATTTCAACAGTACCCTGACGATAACATCCATCTTCTTTCCAGCTCATACAAGAAGACCAATCACATTCATTATCACTCATGGTCATATAATCAAGAGGATGAATGGAAAGAGTAAGTCTACCTTTCAGCTTCTTCTGATTCAGAGCCTGAGAATGTCTAATTCTGAAATCCTCAAAATAAGGAATATCATAAGCTACTGCAATTTTACCAATCATTTTAGTAAGTTTGCTTCCAGTAGAAACTCTAATTGGCTTTTCTGGATTCTGAGGATTATAAACAGAAAAAGATGAACCATTCCACACATTCTTAACAAGATTAGTAGTATCAAGCATATAAGCCAACTGATTACGTACATCATATAATTTAGACTGATACTGATGAGAGATTGAATAAACAAAACGGTCAAACCATTCCTCATAAAAAGCATAAGAATGTTTACCTGCTACCTCAGAAGCATGAGCGTCAAAGCAACTTTTAGATACTTTCTCATAAAGCTCATCAAAGTCAGCTTCAAACTCAATGTCCTTGGAAATCTGAAACTGATTGCCAAGCATATTATACAGATAACCTTTATTTGCGTCCCACTCTCTAAGAATATAAGAAAGACTTGCTTTTAAAGGCATGTACTGTCCATTGTTTGCGGCGTTGTCTTCAATATAGCTCTTAATCATTGCTTTCTCTTTTTCGGATAATTTATCAAATAACATCATATAATCAATCCCTCTTTTTCTTTTCTTTTTTATTATGTATATATTATATAATTTTTTTAATAAAAAATCAATGAAGATTAATAGTCGCAGTTAATTCTGCCGTATCTGCAATATTCAAACATATCTTCCGAATCATCGTCCATTGAATGATAATCTTCTTCTGGCTCTACAAATCTTTTTGGACAATCGTGAACATATTTAAACTCTGTATCACCCATCTGTGCTTTCTCCTGTTCTCTCTGTGCAAAAGTTTTAAGTTCTTCCATTATTCATCACCCCTTATTTTGACATTGATTTAAAAAACTTAGCTTTATCTGCATAATTATAAATTAAGTCAGACATAACAACAAATACCATAAACCAACTTGGTTTATCTCCTGCGGCAGCTAATCCAATAGAAGCTACCAATAAAATTGACCATATCCAGGCAAAAGTTTTATTGTATTTATATTCTTTTGCCCATTTTTCTTTATCAGTCATTTATTTTTTCCTTTCCTTTATTTTGTAAATATATTATATAATTTTTTTAAAGAAAAATCAATGGCTACTGTTGTACCAGCTTTCTACAGTTTTTTTAATGTATTTAAGGTCATTTTCACTAAGATCTTCTGGGACATCAATTTGAAAACTATCAAGATTACCTAATGCTGCCTGCTTTTTAATCTCGTCTATAATTTTATCGAGATAACACTGATGCGCGTAACTCATAAATTCTATACTAGGAATCATAATTTATTTCTCCTTTACAATATTACATCTAGTTAAGATAGTCTGATTTACAGCTTTGTAAGTTTTATGTGCTTTTACAGTTCCCCTAAGATTATATTCTTTATTCTCTTCAAGGACAGTTTTCTGAGAAGTAGTAATCCAAACATATACATTGCCGCAAATATCTTCAAGAACATAAAGTGTTTGCATTCCAAAAGCACCTTCAAGTTCTTTAATCTTTGTAACTTTTGCGGTAATTTCTATTCTTTCTCCTAAAACACCCATGTACTGGGAAGCAGATTCACCATAGATAAGTGAATCAACAACCTCTGAAATCTGAGTATCTGATAAAAGTTTTCCAGTCTCTTCATTACCAATCTTAGACCATTCAAGTTTAAGAGGCGTTAATTCCTCTGGAAAATCTGATGGAAGTTCAATTTCAGAACTTAAACCCCAGCCCCAAAATTTAGTATATTTACAACCAATAGACTTCAAATAATCTTTATAGTTATAAGTATTGCCGGAAAAAATGGTAATATAACCTTTTGTAAATCCAAAAAGTTCTTTCTGAGATTTCCAATAGGGATCATTATTATGATATGTTTCAGTGGCGGGACTCCAATAATATGAGTCTTTTGTTACAGTTTTTTGGGAAACCGCACTACCTGGATACATCTTATTGTATTCTTTTTCAGTATACCATCTTACCTTGCGCTCAGTACCTGTTTTTGGATTTCGTACTTTAATATACATTTTTCCATTTTCTTCAAAAGGTTCAGTCAACATTTCCATATTCTGAAACGACTTTGCTACCATACTTATCATCTTCCTTTCTTAACTTTCTATAATTATTATATTATATTTTTTATAAAAAATAAAGGGTGGACTTTTATCCACCCTTAATCATCTTTATCTTTACTTAAATCTATAGATTTAAAAAAGCCTCCAATCCAACCTAGCGCACCTGCAATAATTGGTAAGTTTTCTGGTACGAAAGTTTTAGTGTTAAAAAGAGTATTTAAACTATTACATAGAATATCTCCAAAAGTAATTTTACAGAGCCAGCCTCCAAAATAACTAATAAAAAAAGAAATCATTGGAGCAAAAATAATTAAAGCAATAACTCCAACGAAAGCCGCAATTATTCCCAATCCTTCAAAAAATCACTATCATTCCTCATATTATTTACTCTCCTTAAATATTACTTTTCCTTCCATAATACCAAAGTTAGAATCTTCCTGTAATGTAAATGTTTCTGGCTTTTCATCTTCCCGCATAGGTCTTGTGAGATACCAAACATCACTATCTTTCCAAGTAGCTTCAATTACTTTTTGCCCTTTTGGAACATCAATAGATATAGTTCCACCCATACTTTTAGCTACTGATTTACACCCTGTTAGACTAAATCCCATTACTGCTAAAAGTACAATTCCCCCAATTATTTTTTTCTTCACTTTTCCTTTTTCCTTTCTTTTTATTATGTAAATATTATAGAATAATTTTTTAAAAAAATCAAAAAACTTTCTAAAGGCCAAGGACAAAAAAGTTTAAACTGGATTTTTAAAAAATTTTTTCATACAATGTATTTAGAAATTAAATCAACCTATAATCATTCCCTTAATACTTAAATTTAAAACAGCAATAATTACTATAATTACCATAATAAATAAAATAGTTATACAAATTTTTTCATCTTTATTCCTATTTTTAAATATTATCTCAAAATAAGTAGGAATAGTTAGGTAAAGCATGAAAATGGAAAACAAAAAATAGAAGATAGAAAAAATATAAATCATTTGCATAAAAAGTGATAAAATAAGTAACAGCCACCAGCTAGAAATGCTACAATAACCATAATTGTCATAGCAATTCCAAGACTAATAAACCCCATAGCTATAATAGTTTCAAATGAGATATGCTGACGTTCACTCCAGGCTAGATAAATTCCAAAAGAAAACCAGATAATAAACCAAGTGCATATAAATGTAATAAAATAAATCATATTGCTCTCCTTTCTTATTTAAAGATGTGATGCGGTTTTTGCTTTTTCGAGGGATGCATCTACATCAGGTGGAAAAGTGTATACAGAATCTGAATAATTATACTTAATAACTTTTTCAAGGGCTGAAATAGCACGTTCTTCTTTGGTATAATCTGCCATTTCAACAAAACAATTTACTTTACCAACCTTTGTATTAAAATAATCATTTAAAGTTGGATATATTCTAATTGTATAAAAATGATTTACTCCAGAATCGTTAATTATAGTTTTTTCACGAATTTGGAACATTTCTGCGTTTGACATAGATATAATTGTCTTTTTATCCTGACTTACAAGAATCATTATTTCGCCTCCTCTACGTAATAAGTAATCCAGCTTTCTACTTCTTCTTGATAAATCTCTTCTACATCTTCTTCAGTATATCCTTCTTCAAGACCATAATCTTCCGGGCTTTCCCAAATATCACCATAAGATACAAGACCATGATAGCCTTCATAAGATTGATATTCTTCAAGCGCGCATTGATATGCGTAACTTTCCGCGGCGTTTCGATTATCAAACTCTTCTGCTTCAGCTACAAGTCGCGCACCGCCAAAACCGCCACTTAAACCAGTGTAGATGTTATATTTCATATATAATAATCCTCCTTCGCTGAGTTTGATTTATTTTTATCTACTGGGTTTGATTTATCCTCATCAAACTTAGCCATATACATATCTTGAATTGTTTCAAACTGAATATTGCCATGCTTTACCATATCAAACAAAAATTTTGTCATATTTGCGGCAATGACTGCATTTGATTTTATTTTAGTCTGGTCCGCAGGAATAAATTCAGTCGCATAATAGCATGTGTTTGCAATATCTCTGACTTCATCATAACTTAACTGTACAGTTAAATAAGAATTACTTTTATCTTCGCAATTTAATTTTTTAATAATCATATATATTATCACTACTCCTTTTCACAATTAATAGCTGTGTGAGCCGTAATTAATTCATCAATAACATAACATTCATTTTCTTTAATATTATTGAAATTAACATTTAAACTGGAAATTTCAATAATAATGTTATCATCGGCTCCGAGAGATAATTTAGCAAGATATAAATAATTATTTTTGCGATAAATATATTTATATCCGCCGGCATAGTTTTTTAAAAAATCGTGTTCAAGTTTAGTAATAAGTGGAACATATGGGGCTGAAGCCCATTCCAAAGCACGATATCTACAATTAAAAATCATTTGATGCGGATCCGTACGAACGCAATCAAATATACAATCTTCACATTCGGTTGCTTCGCAAAGTGCTAATGTCCTGTCTTTTTTATTAATAGCAAAATCACTACTATTAAAGTTAGTTATTTCAAGAATTTTATCTTTATAATGTTCAAAATTAGTTTCCATTTAATCAATCCTCGGGTAAAAAATATGTTTTAGTATCTCTTCTATAAGCATCCATAACCGCAAGAAAAACTTTCTGGGCTCTTTCTTCAGTATCGTATGTTGCGAGCCTTCGTCCATTATAAGACATGTATTCTCCTACTGGATAAGCCATAAGTGCGCTGAGACCATTGCCGCCATCTGTAACTTTTAAAACGATTTCATCTGCGGGAACTGATAATGTTTTTTGCTGATTTATAATAAGCATTTATTTCACTCCTGTTCTTTGTAATTTGTACAAGTCTGAGATGTTTCTCTTAAACAGCCATTTGTTTCACTCCAACAGCAACATCCTTTTTTGCAGGTTTTTTCGATAAGCTCGGGATTCTTTACTACCGTCACGGAAATCATCGGGCCCTGTTGGATTTTTTTCTGTACCTGTTTCGGAAGTGTATTATCCATAAGAAAAGCACAAGAAGTCTTTCCGTCACCAAATGTTTTACACATATAACAAGTTCCATATAATGAAAAGCAATCGTGACAAATACAAGCATTCTTATATGGATCGTAAATTACACTTTCTTTTGGAATGATTCCCCCGCATTTCCAACAGACTTCAAGATTAGTAGTGAAATTTGAGCAAGATTCTTGTGCGGGATTGCGGATTGGTAATTTTGTTCTAATACATATACTATTATTTGCCAGCGCGCATTTACTACAGGTTTTATCTTCTTTCAATTTTATTCATCTCCTCTTCTGTAACAATAACAACAGAGCTTTCTTCAAAAAGATAAATACGGTCAATAGAAATAAGAGTTTCTTTGTATTCATCTTCAATAATTTCTGCGGCATCTGTAAAGGAATCCGCAAAGCTAATGCCGCATTCTTGTTTCTCTTTTTCAGAGATTTCGTCGTAATATGTAACTTTGTAGCTAAATGGATATTTCATCTATTTTTTATTCTCCTTTCCTTTACTTTCTAAATATATTATATTATAATTTTATTAAGAAATCAATAAAGAACTTAATATTTAGTTGTAATTTTTATAGAAAGGATTTTAAAGAAAAATGGGAATGCTCCTCATAGATGAAAATAATATTACTGATAATGCTTTAATGTATATTGGATTTGATTTAGGCATTGGAATGGATGATTGTATGCGTTTTAAGGTAGATCCAAATACTGGCGCGCAATGGCAAGTATTAGACCAAGTTAAATATGCGGAAAAGGTTAGAGAAACGATTCGTGTAGATTATGAAGAGGAAGAGGATTAAAATATGGGTGAAAGAATAGGTTCATGGCAAGGTACAGATGTTATTAGAATTGGAAAATATGAATATGATACCAGTAGTGAAATAAGACCTAAGAAATATATTTATGCGGTTTATAATTTAATTGGTGATGGAAATACTTATTTAATTAAGGATGATACTGTATTCGCGCAGTTACTTAATGAAGATGGCAATATTGATATGGTTGAAGAAAGAAAATATTTTAGACCTGGAGAGTTTAGTATACCAAAGAAGTATAAGAGAAAATTTAAAGATGCAGAAGGTGAATTTACTTTTAGTAAAGAAACAGTTTCTTTTAATGAAGATATACTTCCAAAAGAGAAAAGTGAGAATGCGGGAAAGCGCGCTACCAATAAAACGGTAGAAGATTGGATAGGATTTGGTATGAACGCCACTGTAGAAGAAATACTTAAAGGAGTAGGAAAAAGCTAACGCTTTTTCCTAAAAAAATAAAAGGCTTAAAAGCCTTTTATTTTTTTTAATAATAATTAAAGTCCGATTTCCCGCAGGAATTTAGAAATATTGTCCTCTTTATTTGACTTTTTAAGATTTTCATGCTCGCAAGTAGGTTTAACTTTAAGTAAATTAGCCTTTACTAATTCATCTAGCAGTTCGTCAAGATTGTCTGCTTCTGGAATTAAAAATGGTTTAGCTGGTGCTAGTTCAGCTTTTACATTACCAACACACTTTATTGTCTCAGCTTTATCATTATTATTTGCTGCTTTAAAAATTCCATCCGGCAAGGCATCAACAACTTCTTTTGCAAAAGCTCTAAGGTCTTTAGCTGCCTCATTCACCATTTCTTCAGTAAAAACAAAATCCTCTGGAATAAGGGCTGGATAAGAAATCGCAAAGAAATCAAGTACTGCTGTTATTACTTTAACTGCGGATTTGTTAATATTCTCTTCTCGTGCTTTAGTCGCTTTCTTCTTCATTGCTGCCTCAATAGAAGCATTAAGCTGTTTCTCGAACATGTTCGCCGCATCCATTGTTGTCATTTCGCCATTAAGGATTGCCGCTGTAAGGTCACCGATTGTTAATACGTTTTTGTTTTCCATAAATTTTTTACCTCTTTTTCATTTATTTTTTATTATGTATATATTATATAATTTTTTTATTTAAAAATCAAGGAAGATTTTAAGCTAGCTTCTATGCGGCGTATAGGCATCAATCGCGCATAGGTCAAATGGATGAAATTGTTCATAATTACGTATTTCCGCAAATATTGGTTCATCTTTAAAGGTTAATGTGGCTTTGATTATTTGGATTTTACCATTATAAAAATATGCTTTCCACACATCTCCCTGTTCTTCTCCTGCGCCATAAAGTAAGAAATATGTATTTGGAAATTTAAGTGAAAGTTTTTTCATGTCACTTTTATAGTTATACCATTTGCGAGATTCCTCAAATTCTTTTTCAAATGAATCAGCTTCTGGAGAAAATTCTAGGGGGTCAATTTCTGCAAGGACTTTAAGATAATCATGTTGAGAATAATTGCGGTTAGTTAAAGCTGTGAGTTTAAAACGAGTTTCATATCCCATTTAGTTTTTCCTTTTCCTTTCCTTTATTATGATGAAAACTTCGTTTTCATCTTTATGTATATATAATATAATATTTTTTATAAAAAATCAATGGGGATAAGGAAAAGTGAGGGTAAGGGAATTATGTATGGCGATTTATCTTTATATTTTTTAAGTAGAATCATAGTAAATCGTATAAAATGATGAAATGTTTAAGTAGGATTGTCCTAAATGGCGTAAAATCATAGTAAATCATATAAAATCGGAATTTGCCTTTTATTTTTTTAAGTTAAATTGTATAAAATAGTGAAATTTTGTATTACTTTGATGTAAAATAGCGATTTGCACTGCGCCGGCCTCGGCCAAGCACTCTTTTTTCTAATTCTTCCTTATCATTAACCGAATTAAAATAATATCCGGGGCGTAGCACATATATATTGGGGGACCCATTTCAAATGTTCAAATGAAAAATTTAAAACCTCAAGGAACAAAGCAAAAATTGAACTGAAACAAGAATCTCAAGCCTAGCCTACAGGTAAACTATGGACACTTTTTTCCGTACTATGTATACATAGTATACACAAAAAGTGTCCATCCTTTGCAATGAGTTCAGACAACTGCTGCCTTATTCTAGATTATATGCTATTTAAAATGAAAATCAGCAAAGTGGTTAAGAAAATTTCGTCTAATATATATACTACAGCGCAAAAACTTAACCACTTTGCTGATTTTTGCTTGTTGGTGGCATATTAGAGAAAATCAGCAAAAAGTGATTAAATTTACTGTACTATATCTACTAGAGTAAATTTAATCACTTTTTGCTAAAATTAGATTTTTAATATAAATTTTTGGTAAAATCAAATATTTTGAACGCCAGCCTGCCTGATTTTTAATCATTTAATCATCAAATTTTGAGGGCAGAGATGATTAGTTCTATAGTTATAATTTTTATATATAGGTGTAAGGAGGATACATATTATGGAATTAGAAAGTAAAAAATATACTTGTAAGGAATTAGCTAGTTGGTTTGGAATTTCTTCAAACAATTTTTCTAAAAATAGACATAAACGTTTAGAAGAATTAAATCAATATGCAGATTATGAAATTAAATACACTCCAACAGGACGAATTTCTTATATTAAAATTACTGAAGTAAAAGTACCTATTTATGGCGGTGTGAATCTTAAAAAAGAATTTTTAGATTGGATTCCTAACGGCATTACAGAAGTAGCTACATGGGCAGCAGATTTTGAGCATGTTTTATCTTGGCCACTATTAATTAATTACTATTGTAAAGAGCATAAAATTAAATATGATGGACCTCATTATATTTTAGTTGAAGATGAAGGAATTAGTATTGACAGTAAAAGAAAAATAAAAGGACAAAGAAAAATACCAAATCCAGAATTTAAAGAGTGGCATTATCTTTATAATCTAGCTAAAAGATGGGGCGGAGCTAATAATATCTCTTTGGAAGACTGGGGAATTGATTGTTGTGTAGATTCTTTTAATCCAACTTCTATGAGAATTACAACAGAAGAAGATTTAGAGAGAAGAGAACAAGTATATAAAAAATGGTTTGGTACAATTCCTCACCAAGAAGTATTAGATTTTGTAGATTATATTGATGAATATGAAGATTGTTATATTCCAAGAGATGAGTTGATGCAATTAAAATTATGTCAACGTTTGACCGATAAAGAGAAAAGATTAGCTGCGGCAAAGGAATGTGCAGAACTAGGTATATTGAGACGTAAAGGCTATCATGTAGCAGGTCTCGATTAAATCTGCGGAGCGGCAGCAGGTGCGCGAATAAAAATATCTTTTTTTAATATTATAACATAATATAAATAATTAATCAATAATTTTCATTACCCTCGCCCGCATCAAAGAACGAGTCTCCGTTTTGGCTTAAAGAAACCGCAGGTTTCTTTAGCCTAATGAGGAGACAAGTTTGGGGCGCGCCCTTTTTAAAGGGCGCAAGGGCTTCTTCCCGCAATTCACTTTACTCATGGATAAGGGCCATATGCTAGGCAGCAGTCCCGGGTGCGCGGTTTCGGGAAAATTAGGCGCCACATGAAAACCGCTAGAAGTAGAAAAAAATCGCCATATGGGGTTCGCGGGCGGGAATTCGGGCCTTGCCTGTCGTCGGCGGCCCGCCATTATACCACACTTATCATTCTCTTGTCAAGCCCTTTTCCGCATTTATTTTCGATTCAGCAATTTGTACAAATCTAACCTCAAAAATTCATCAAATTGCACAACCCGCAAAAATGCACAAAAAAGAGGGCAAAATCGCCCTCAATTTCGTCATTATTTTTTTATGAAAGGTATGCTGTATACAATACACTGTCTGCCTTTGGTTCGGCTCCATTGTTTATTGTAAAAGCATAAGCATAAGCAATAGCAACAGAAACAACAAAAATGTCAAGTCCAGGAGATTCATACACCTGTTCGCAATCTATATCGAAATCATATCTTTTTCCTCCTTCTGGCTCATATCTTTCACAGATTTCTTCAATTGCATCTTCAAGCCGTTCGTCATTTTCATTTATTTCTTTCCAACATTCTTTTGATTCATTCCAGAAACCTTTTGCTTCTAATTCTTTGTCGATGAATTCAATAGGACTCATTTTTTATACCTCTCTTTCATTTGTTGAGTTAAGTATAACACGTTTTAATGTAAAAGTCAAGCGTTTTGGGGAAAATTTTCCCCAAAACTTACTATTTTTTGGCTTTTCGCTTCTGTACAAGCGTTAATTCATAGTCATTTGAACCAATTTGAAAGAAAATCTGTCTTTCTGCATTAGTAATTTGTATATTTTCTGCACGAATTTCAGAATTTTCATTCAAAAACCGCTCGATTTCAGCAATAATTTTCTGTTTTACAGGGTTTTCTTTCTTCTTTTTGGCGGTATCAAACTTGTAAACAGTTCGTTTTTTCGTACCCGTACCCGCATACTTTTTAGCGACTTTTTTCTGTTCGGCGGATAACTCAAACAATTTTTCGCCTTTGTCAACCGCTTTATCATCCATGACCAACTGAATTGCTTCCGCTTCTGGAATGTCAAGGGCTTTCATGTGATGTTTTACAAGTTCTATGTCTTTTTGTGTTAATGTCATATTTTATCACCTCTTTATTTTTAAATTGTGGTGGGGGAAATCCCCCACCTTATTTTTAATTTTCTTCTGGTTCTGACATAAAGAAGACTGCCTTTCTTTTATCCATCGCTCTGTCGATTACTCTATTTTCTGGGTTATTCTTACTATAAAGAGCTGTTACTAAAGAAGTTACACGCTGATTACTGAGATTTGCAAGTTCTGGAATCTCTTTCATCATTTCCGATACAGTAAGTCTCTTACCCGTTCTGTCGAGGTATTCAACAATAGCTCCTTTCAGATTTTCATTTTCCACCTGAGTTGCTGTTGGCTTACGATTTAATGAGGATTTCTTGTTTACCTGTACAAGCATTTTCTGAAGCTTTTCAACAACTTCATCATACTGGTTATCTTCCTTCATAACCTCAATTGCAGTTTCCAGTGCCATAGCATTTGTCATTTTTTTGTTTGTCATAATCATTACCTCTTTCTTTATTTTATGTATTTATTATATCACTTCTATATTCAGTTGTCAAGACTTTTTTAAAACTTTTTTATTTTGGTGGGCTTCTCATTTTTGTTATCCCCTTTCCTTTATCTTTATACTTATTATAGCACCCTTATGGCTTTTTGTCAAGTATTAATTTACATATTCTGCAAAAAATTTATCGGCTTCTGTCATATCAAAATGTTCGCTAATAAAGCGGTCATTCTTAAAAAAACTGTTTGGGTATTTTTTAATATATTTTGCCCGAAACATAGATTCTACACCCTCAGCCGGCAGATTACCGCAGTCATAAACCCTATTGATAACACAATAGGTTGCTCCCATGCCTTTATAAGTTTTTGAGTTTAATTCTTCTCTAATTCTCTGAAATACGCTTCTTGTGGTTGTGCCAACTTTACTACATACAAGTTCCATCTGTTCATTGAAAAATGCAATTAAATAACACTTTTCCAAACCTTTAGAATCGTCCCATGCTTTGCAATCTTCTGAAATTGCAATGCCCTCTTTTTTAATCTTTGCGGTTATGACATTCCGCACATCTGTAATTTTGTTAATTACTTTTTCTATTGGATTGAGAACGTATGTTTTCACCCATTCTTTGCTACTGGAATAAATCTTTTCACATATATCAAACCAACGTTTTTTCCAACAGGGTGAAGTTGTTTTCCACCTTTCATACGCTCCCTCAAAATCATTGTTTTCCAGATACCAGTCCATTTTTTTATTTGCCATTTTTATCAACCCTTTCTGTTTTTCTATGTCTTTATTGTAGCACCTATTGGTTAAGTTGTCAAGCATTTTCTATAACTTTTTCAATCATTTTAAAGCGGTTAAAAATTACCTTACCACCACGAAATGTCAGACAAATCATAGCAGTACCTTTAATTTGTGCGACATCATACACAATTTTCTGACTTTTCAACAATCCTACTAAAATATCATAATCTGTTTTCATTTCGTTTACTCCTCTTTCATTTGATACATTAAGTATACCATGAGTGGGGCAAAAATGCAAGTGGTAATATTGCACAAAGATGCAGCGAATTTTTTGTGCAAAGTGACGAAAATAATCTTTGTGCAGAATGGAGAATTTTGGGAAAAATTTTGGTAGATTTTTGTGCAATTTTTCTATTGACAAATTTTGTGCAGTGTGGTATAATGGTGAATTCGGCCTAGCGCAGCCGCGCGCCGGCCGCTCAAAAGTCAACCCATAATATTTCATAAAAATTCATCCCAAATTTTGTGCAAATTACACAAAATAAAAAATCGTCAAAATGCATAAAACCTAACCCGCAGATTTGTACATAATGACGAAAAAAATTTTCGTCAAATTGCACAAAAAGAAAGAGTCTGAATATTCAGACTCTTTCACAAGAAAGGAGGAAAACAAAATGATTAGTCAAAACCTCTCGGTTTAGAAGAGGGGAGAGAGGGAATCGAACCCTCCCGAACAACCGTTCCCCCTGTGGCTTACTCTACAAAGAAGTAAGCCTTTCTTTTTTCAACCTCTCTTTTGACTTTGAAGTCTTTAACAAGAGCGGTCAGCAGAGAAGTGATTCTCTGATTTGTAAGTTCCGCAAGTTCTGGAACCTCTTTAGCAAGTTCTGTTGCTGTAAATCTTTTTTCAGATTCCGTAAGGAAGATTACGATAACTTCTTTCAGCTTTTCATTTTCTTCTTGTGTAGCTGTTTTCTTTGTAGAAGATTTCTTCTTTTCAAAACCTTCTTTGATTTTTTCAAGTTTCTCAATCAGTTCAACAGAACCCTCGTTTTCTTTTACAGCCTCGATTGCCATTTCCATTGCTACTACGTTTGTAAGTTTGTTTGTCATACTTATCACCTTTTCCTTTTCTTTTATTTTATGTATTTATTATACCATTTCTTTATTCAGTTGTCAAGTCTTTTTTTTATTTTTTTCTTGGGGGCTTACTCGATGTAAGCCCCAGCGACATTCTTAACAGTGCCATCCTGTCCAAAAAAGATTACGTTATCCGCAACTACTCTTACACCTTTACATCTCATTTCATGGCGGAAACCATAGTCCTCTTTAAATCTTTTGATAAACTCTCTTTTTGTCATTTTTGCGTTTGTCATAACTTTTTACCTCTCTTTTCTTTTTTCTTTATTATAGCACCAACTGCTAGGTTTGTCAAGTGTTTTTTTAAATTTCTTTTGAAGGCTTTACGCTTAACACTTGACTAAAAGCATTTACCTTTACTTCTTTATGTCTTTATTATAACATTAGAAGTTTAATTTGTCAAGAGGTTTTTCAAATTTTATTTTTGAAAATTACCTCAGCATCAACAGGTTCTACCTTTTGGCTTTCTGAAAAAGCTCTAATCTGTCCAGTAGAAAGGTTTACCGCCATAATATTATTTCTATAGCTGTCAAGAAAAACACCACTGTTTTTGTCAAGAATCATGTAAAGTCCTATTTCATTTTTTCCTTTCCTTTTGGAAAAGAATGTACTACCAATTTTTAATTCATAAATATAACTTCCTTTTTCCTTTTTTTCGCCCCAATTAATTTTCATTTTTTATCATTTCCTTTCTTTTATTATGTATATATAATATCATATTTTTTATTGTTTGTCAATAGTTTTTTAAAATTTTTACAAATTTTTGGTTTCGCTCACAAAGTATTTTACATGATAGCCGTTAAGCAACTCTTTTACCGCAATACTCTGCTTTTGTGTAGCACAATAGCAGTTAATTAAAATATACTTGTCAATATCAATGTAATTGCAAGGAATATCACAGTCTTTTAATCCGCTGATTAATTTTTCCCAGTTCTCATTTTTATTGATTGTAGCCTCTATTTTCCACAGGCGGTCTTTTCTTGCTTTTTCTTCTCCCCATTTAACAAGCCACACACCCACAAGGTTCGCAAGAAAAGTTACAACAACTTTTTGCCACAATGGAAAATCCGCAACTGTATAAATAAGAACTACATTATAGTAACCATAGTAACCCGCAGAGATAAGACTGGCAACTGTTTTTCCTGATTTAATTGTTACAATAGATTTAATAGTTGAAAAGATAACGTTTACAATTGTCAATAATGAAAATAAAATTAATACATTCATGGTTTCCACTCACTTTCTTTTTTCTTTTATTATACACCTACTCATGGATTTTGTCAAGGACTATTATAAAATAGTCCTTGTTGTAATCTTTAACACTTTGCCTGTATCTTTATCATAATAAATAGTTGCTTCTGTACCTATAGGACAAATATAATCATCAATAGAATAAATTATATCTCCCTGTTTGTTTTCAAATTCCATTGTAGTAGAATCACTATTTTCATGGTAAATTTTCTTTGTTGCGGTTACTTCTGTATGTCTTACATTGCTAGTATAATTCCCTGTACTGATAATTACTATTATAATAATAACCGCCAAACCGAATCCGGCTAACACATCACGCCATACTTTCATAATTACATTTCCTCACTTTCTTTGAAGATTTCTTCAATCAACTTTTTAGTTTCTTCTACACCAACGTATAAAGCTGATTTTTCGATTGCATCAAACAAAAGTGTTTTTACTTCCATTTCTTTTTCTGTCATTTCTTTTATCTCCTCTCTTAACTATGTACTTATTATATCATGGGGGCTAAGGTTTGTCAAGTCTTTTTATTTATTTTTTAAGACTTTTTTATTTCCTTTACCTTATATAAATATAATACCATTTTTTACAAAAAACAAGTGATAATAGTATGCAAAATTTTAAGAGAAATTTTGTGCAAGTTTCTATTTGACTTTCTTTGACAAAAATACTAAAATGTAATATAATTATAGAATTCTGCCAGAACCGCAAAAGTCAGATAAAAATAAGGGCTTAATAGCCCCTATTTTTAGTAACGTTTCGCAGTAAATAAAATTGTTTCTACTTCTGGTTTTTTACCTTCTTCATAAGTAACAGCTGCAATTGAAATTGCATAAATATCTAAACTACAAGATTCAAATACCTGTTCACAAGTAATATCATAATCAAAACTGCTATCTGCATAACTGCTTAAAAGATTAATAAGTCTATCTGGTAATTCGCATCCCATGTCATTACAATACATGTAAGTTCCATGCTCATCATCCCAAAAATCTTTACATCCTTCCATCAGCCAAGAAATTAAACTCTGCTTCATAATTATCAACTTCTTTCTTTGTTTTATGTATTTATTATACCATGGGGACTGATATTTGTCAACCCCCATTTTTAATTTTTAATGATTAAACCGCAGATAATGAGTAAACCATTTTTTACCAAAATTTTCTACTAACTGTTTTTCCTCTTCTGGGTTCGTTTCCATGATTGAGATTTTCATAATTGTATCCCAGTCAAGAGTTGTAAACCAAGTTCCATCTTTCATACCTTTACTAAAGCGGAATGTGTCAAGAATAAAATCCATTGTTTCCTGTCGTTTAATTGTTTTCATACATTCTTCAAGAGAAATAATCTGGCTACCAAAAATTGGTTTAGTTTCACAACCTGTTACCATCCATCCGCTAATCTTACTTTCAATTTTAATCATCCTTTTTTCCTCTCTTTCATTTGATATATTTATTATACTACAGGGGATTGAACTTGTCAACCCCTATTTTAAAATTCCTTCAATCTCGCAACACTTGCGGAAAATTTTGACGCAATCATTCCAAGAGTCATCATCGCTTGCATACTTTTCCAGAATATCATCATCCCATCCATCCTCAAGACCATAAGTCCATTACTACAACTTCTCTGATATTTTCTTTAAGAAATGTATCCATCTTTTTGAGTAAATTCTTTCTAGTTTCAATCATTTCATTTCTTGATACTTCCATTTGTTTGTTCCCTTTCTTTATCTTTAAATATAGTATACTATAGGTGTGCGGTTTTGTCAATATACAAAATAACCAAAAGTAAAGTGCGAATTTTGGGATTTTTTGTACAAAATGCCTATTGACAAATAGTTATTTTATGTGTTATAATTGAAGTTTGAGCCTCATGTGCGGGTGAAGCATTCGCCCGCGGTTCATCAATTTTACCACCTTTTGGAAGATTTGTCAAGTAGTAAAATTGCACAAAAAACGCTGAATTAAAATCCAGCGTTTTGTATATTATTTTCTCGGCATACTCAATACAATTTTATATTTAGTGCCATTCAGTTCAAAAAAGAACTCCCTTTCATTGTTAGTCACATCTAAATTTTCCGCCCCCATCTTTTCGACTGATTCTGTCAAAGCTGTGATAATAGCTTGTTTTCCTTTGTTTTCTGGTTTTTTCCTTTTGGAAGTATCAAACTTGTAAACAGTTGTTTTTTTCTTGCGGTCTGCCTGTCGTGCCTTTTTAGATGCTTTTTCCTGTTCTGGTGTCAATGCGAAAAGCTTTTCCCCCTTGTCTATTCTTTTATCATCTTCTAACATTTGCATTGCTTCTTCTCTGCTAATATCTAGCAATTTCATGTTACGTTCTATAATTTCATTGTCTGTCATTATTAAACCCTTTCTTTAAATAGTAGGGGGCTTTTCGCCCCCTTTAATTATTTTGCAAAAAAGTATGCTTTGCGTTTTTCAACGATTCTATCAACTTTACCTTCACCACAAAGGGCGGTTACAAGAGAAGTTACACGCTGATTTGAAAGTTCTTTCAAATCTTCAACTTCTTTCATTAATTCAGAAACGGTAAATCCACTGCCTGTATTTACAAGGTATTCAACAATCTTTTCTTTTAAGCTTTCATTTTCGAGCTGAGTTGCTGTAGGCTTACGATTTGCAGAAGATTTTTTGTTTACCTGTACAAGCATTTTGTCAAGTTTCTCGATAACTTCTGTATACTTTTCTGTATCAGTTTCTTTCATAACCTCAATTGCGATTTCCAGTGCCATAGCGTTTGTCATTTTTTTGTCTGTCATAATTATCAATTCCTTTCTTAATAAGAGATTTATTATTTGTTTTCTATGTCTTTATTATAACACCTGTTGTCTTGTTTGTCAAGACCTTTTTTATTTTTCTTTTGGGGACTTCTCATTGTTTTTCACTTCCTTTCTTTATCTTGTAATAATAATACCATATTTTTTACATTTTGTCAATGATTTTTTTTAATTTTTTTCTTTATTTTTCCCACAGTCCAGTTCTCATTTTTTTATGCTGTTTATAGCAATAACAACAAATTTCTTTTTCTATTAAAGTGTCCTCAAGTCCAGTATGTTTTTCTACAAAAGTATTATCTTTTGTAATGAATCTGTAAAGAATCTCAGCTGTTACTCTCAGTTGTCCTCTAGTTGTGAGATAATTATTCTCTTCACAAAATCTTCTGTATGATGGCATTTTGCATACTACATCACGTGCCATTTTCATAGTATCACAGATTTCCAAACCATAAGGGAAGAAATATCTATATTTTGATTTAGTCAACCAACGCTGAGTGGTATTTAATGTGCCATAGTCAAAACGCATATTGTGAGCAAAAACCTTTTTTACGTTGTAACGTTCACAGCATTCTACAAGCTGTTTTCTGATATTGTAGAAAGATGTTAAAATTCTTTTACCGCTTTTGATATCTTCCCAGTACATCGGAATTTTCTCTGCATAATATGAGGATTTCATAAGCTCTTTTTCTTCAAGAAAAATGTCAGCGTTTACAAATGACCATGTTTCAAAAACCTCACCAGTACGTTTGTTGATAACAGCAAAACCGCAATCATAAACCCACATATTTGTTGGAAGCACCTGTTCTAATGTCTTGTCTACTGGACAAGTTTCTGTATCAATTACAATTGAGTAATCCATTCTTCTGTCAATTTTGTTTGTGTTTCTTCTGTTGATAAATTCCATTTTTGTTTACCTCTCTCTCATTTCTATGTCTTTATTATACCACCAATGAAGAGGTTTGTCAAGAACTTTTTAACTTTTTTATAAGTTTTTTTATTTGCTTTCTTGTCTTTCTCTTCCTTACAAGTATTATAATACCACAAGTCCCTGAGGATTGCAAGGATTATTTTGAAAAAAACTGCACAATTTTGGGATTTTTATTATTGTTATTTTTGTCTATTTTGCCTATTGACAAAAGCTGTCTCATGTGGTATAATTAAATTTCGGTCGCCGACGCAGCCAAGCGACCAACACGACATTTTAATTTTATCACCTTTTGGAAGACTTGTCAAGTAAAAAAGAGGGCTTTAAGCCCTCTTTATTTTACGTCTATCATTTTGATTTTGTGCGGTTTATTTTTTGCCTCTGCATAACTTGCGGTTTCCTTTATAACCTTTTTGCCTTCCATAATCTGATAAATAACTTTTCTCATCTCTAATACCTCTCTTTTATTTGATACATTTATTATAACGCCTTTTGGTTCATTTGTCAAGTACTTTTTTTAAATATTAGAAATTATTTGAATCCTTTTTGATTTTTGTATCTGCTGTACTATTATTCAAATAGTTAAACATTGATAAAATTTCTTTTAACTCCTCAATAGAAACAAGGTTGTTGTTATTGATAATAACAACCCCATTGGAATCCCCAACACGTAACTCCGCATTTGCATTTTCTAATTTCATTGTAACTGTTTTCATCATTCTCTATTCCTCTCTTTCTTTATCTTACATGCTTATTATAACAGAAGTTCAAACTTTTGTCAATACCTTTTTTTGGAACTCTCAGAAAAATTTTCTGAGAGTTCCAATAATGTCGTTTACATCAAAACTGTTTTCGCCCCACTCTTCTCTGTTGCGTTCCTCATCATCAAAAAGCCATCCGTCACAATCAACAACTGTACTTTTTGGTGTACCATAGTTTACAATTTTAACCTCGTCCCACTCAACACTTGGCAAATGTTTTTCGAGCCATGCAAGTTTTACAGTTGTTACTGCGGTATTGTAAGCTGTCGAACCACATTTGCTTAACCAACTTACAATGCCGATTCTATAGCCGTTTCCCTGTAACTTGTGAAGCAGTCTTGCAAATACTGAGAAGTTGAAAAGCGGTCTTGCGATTGCATAAGGTGTGGTGTCCTCATTTTCCAGATAGCTTAACCAATTTTCTACACCGTAGAAGTTAGCAAGTGTGCCGTCCATGTCAAAGTAAATAGTTCCTTTTGTTTCCATCATTTCTTTAATTGTATTCATCATAATTATCAATTCCTTTCTTTTTCCTTTTCTTTAATTATATTATATACTATCTTTTATAATTTGTCAACAGTTTTTTTAAAAATTTTTTTCAGATTTTTGTAATTCCCCTGTCTCTTAAATATTCACAAAAACTGTCAGCGTCCAGAGTGTCGGCAAGTTCTTTCATTGACGCACTCAGCTTTTTATACACACAACGAACCTCGATAGGCTTAAAGTTTTTAGCTGTGATTGCTGTTGAGTAATAATCTTCTACGTTGCTTAATCGAACAACTGGTTTTCTAAAAATATTCTTTGAAAGTTCAGCGTTCATAAATAAATCATCTCGAACTAAATCAACCAGTTCGTCAAAAGACTTGATTGTAAAGTTTAATGTCTCTGCCTCTTCTGGAGCAAGGTATCTCACATGTTTCCAGATACTTGTATCAACAAAGTTCTTCCAACCGTCCATTCTGTACTCAAATCTATAATCGTAAATTTCTTTCATTTTTATTTCCTCTCTTTCATTTGATACATTAAGTATAACACACAATGTTAAGTTTGTCAACACATTTTTAAATTTCTTTTTTTCGCTTCTTCTGTTGTCAGTCCATACTTTTTCCAAGGGTCATATTTGCCGAACAGAATTGTTTCATCAACAGTATCACACATTTTATTATTTACATTGTAACCATAATAAAACCATTTTTTACACTCCCATTTTAACGGACAGTGGTAGCAGGTTGTTGTGGTTGCTACAGTGTCCATGTTGATTGCCAGTAATGCTTTTATCTTAATCATTTTGATTACCTCTCTTTCTTTAACTGTCTTTATTATAACATAAGAGGTTGAACTTGTCAACCCCTTATCTAAAAAATTCTTTTGCTGTCTCTTTGTATTTTTTTGGAAGGCTTGCGATAAATTTTTCTTTATCTTCTTCTGACAGCGTTCTTCTTAACTGTCTTGTTGTTACTGAGAATGGATTTAGATGATATTTAAGTATTAATGGAAATGCTCTAATGAATTCGAGTGTTCTAAACGCTTCTATAATTTTGCCAAGGATTTCAACAGGCATCCAGAACCATTCCCATTTATTATAAAAACTTAAATAGCTTAGTGCATACATTGCAATAACAATTACTACTATTAATGATACTTTCATTTTATTTACCTCTCTTTCATTTCTATGCTTTTATTATAACACAAAGGGTTGAACTTGTCAACCCTTTATTTTAAATTAATTGTAAAAGATAACTTCCATCGTTGATAGCAAGGATTCTCACAATTTCATCTCTATTCTGAGAAAGAATCTCACCTGTTGAACAGTCAATTAATGCGGTTTCATAACCTTTTTCAATGTAAAGTCCTAAAATCATCATAAAAAACACCTCTCTCTTATATTAACTCTTTAAAGTTTCCCTGTGAATCAAAATTAAAACCAATGTTTTCCCCACATGTTACTGGTTCAATTTCAATGAAATTATCTTGCTCACAGATAATATTTACATTAGAACGCTTAAAAATTTCTAGCATTGTTTCAAAGTCTGTTTTTTTATTCATAACTTTTACCTCTCTTTCATTTTCTATATTTATTATACCAGTCCTTGACTTATTTGTCAAGGACTATTTTTTTAATTTCATCATCATAGATGTTACTGTCAGTGTGCATTGTATCCATGATAAGTTTTACATTATCACCAATTTCAAGGTCTGTGCCGTCCTCAAAATAATACTCCCAGTCATTTCCAGTAGCATCTGTGAAGGTTGCAAGATTATTATTCACTTCTACAACCTCTGCGGTTCTGGTGTACGTGCTTTCATAAGTTCCTACACCACCAATTACTGCGATACCTAACATAACTGCTAATACTGTTTTAATCATTCTCATCATTTCCTCTCTTTCATTTGATACATTAAGTATAACACCAAGCTACTCATTTGTCAAGTCTTTTTTCTCATATTTTTCTAATTCTTCTTCTATTGCATCATACTCATCATTAAATAATTCACAAGCATTGATTACACACTGCATGATAAATGTTATCTGTTCTTTAGTAAATTCCATGCCTTTGTTCCCCTTTCTTTATCTTGGTTATAGTATACTACAATCCAATAGGTTTGTCAATGTACAAAATAGCCAATTTCGGGATGCAAATTATTTAATATTTTGTGCAATTTTCCTCTTGACAAACTGCGGCGACCTGTGGTATAATTAGTTGGGGCAGCAGGCGACCATAGCGGTTGCCCCTTTCTTTTAGTACTCTATAATTGTATGCATCAATCGCATCAACTGTTCATTAGTAAACTCTCCTGACTCACAATCCTCGCAGAACATAACTGTTAGTGGACTCTCAAAGCCTAACTGTCTGATTACATTATCCATCATTTCTTTTACTGTCATTGTCATGACCTCCTTCTCTTAACTTGATTATAGTATACTACAATTAGATTGATTTGTCAATAGGAAAATGAAAATATTTTAAAAATATTTTTGCTTTCCCGCATTAATCCTTTACTACTGGAATGCTGTAGTGTTGCGTTACTTTAATGCTTTACCACTTTAGTGTAGTGAAGTCTCGCCCTCATCACCTTTGTTATTCTATTAACACTCCTGTTAATTTTTTAACAATCTGCGTCCCACGAACCGCAGAGCATAGATAGAGAGAGAACGTTTGTTCTCTCTCTTCTTTATCTCTTTACACATGATACTGCATCAACTCTTTAAGCACATCCATCATAACCATAGCATCAACACTTGCGCCTTGCCACTCTTCTCTATTCCTTGCTTCATCATCGAATAGTATTCCACCACAAGGCACTGCCGCACGTTTGTTCTGTCCATACTCTGTTACAATAATCTCATTCCAATTAACACTAGGAAGATGCTTCTTTAACCATGCTCTCTTGGCTTCTTCTATTGCTTGCACATAGTCAAGTGTTGCATTCTTACTTGCCCATGAGATAACACCTAACTTATAACCTCTTCTCTGTAGTGCATTGACACGCCTTGCAAACAGGCTCATAGATACAAGTGGTCTTGCTATCTCATAAGGCACTGTACTACCATGCACTAGATAGTCAAGCCATCCTTCTACCCCATAGAAATCCACACAAGTTCCATCCATGTCGAACCATAACCATTTATTATCTAACATACTAATCACTCTCTCTTTCTCTTATCTTTATACTTATTATAACACTTTTGTGCTTGCTTGTCAAACTCTTTCTTTGCGTCTTTCTCTCTGCCTTGCTTTGTCTCTTGGCTTGAAGGTTAGCCTGAGCTAACCAGTTCTATACCAGATAAGTATCAATAATAGAGCCACATACTCTCTTGGCAGTTAGTTCAGCCAAACTCTTGCTACTTGTTAACAAAACGAATTTTCCCTCTTTGTCAATAACCTCATACTTCATGTCTTCGTTCCTCTCTTTCTCTCTTTCTTTATACATAGTATAGCATACAAGTGGTCACTTGTCAAGGGGTTTTAATAAATTTTCTTTGTTAATTTTTTAACAAGCGAACTACTGGGAATCGCAGTTTTCGTCACCAACTTACATTCCATGAGAGCATCAAGTCTATTATACCACAGATGTGCGGCGATGTCAATAGGTAATATTGCACAAAGATTGATTATTATTTTTGTGCAATGTGACGAAAATTATTTTTGTGCAAAGTGACGAATTTTGGGAAATAAATTAAAATAAATTTGTGCAACTTTTTGCTTGACAAATTGTTGTGTCTCGTGTTATAATGGAAATTCGGGCCTGCGCTTGCGTCTACGGCCCGAGGATTTGACGAGAGCGTCATTACTTTTTATGTATTTTTCCCAGATAAGTTTAAGATGAAAGTGGATTCGTGTTTCGTTTACCCCGGGGCATATTTCAGGAAGAAAAATTTTTTAAAATCGAAAATCGTTTTGCTCTGGACAAAATTCTTCTAAAAGGGATTTTAAAATTCAGATTACGGATTTTAATTTATTAAGAATATATTCATCATTTATTTTTTCATAATCATAATAAGGTATTCTTATTAATAAAATATTATTTTCTTTACAATATATATCTTTTCTTTCATCTCTTATTTGTTGAATTTTAAATTTATTTTCACCACCAAAATATTCAACTGGTCTGTAATGTTGTTCACCATCATACTCAATTAATGCTATAATATTATTTTCTTTCATAATCATAAAGTCAAATATCATAACATTATTATTTTTATCTTTTATTCTATATTGTTCTTTAAAAAATAAATTCTTATTCGTTAAAATATTTTTAATTTTTAATTCTCCACTACTTTTTTTAGTACATCCACAAGAAATAGTTCGAGCATGACTTTGTCCCTTGAGGTGTTCAAGTCTTACTTCAAAAGGTTTTGAACCACAATCACATTGTACTTTTACATAAGTTTTATTATTTTTACATGGAGCATTTCCAATTATTGTTAATAAACCATATTTATCTCCAATTTCATATTTACGTCTATCTTTACCTTTACAATTATTACAACTTTTAGGATTTTTGTCTAAATCGCCTTTTCTTACACTAGAAATTTTTCCACAATTAAGACATTCACAAATCTAAAAAGTTTCATGTGATTTTGATTTAGGATTTTTATCTCTTTCAATTACTTTCCAACAGCCATGTATTTGCCCTGAATAATCTTTTAATTTTCTTCCCATACTTTAGTATACTTTCCTTTATTAATTAATTATGAATTTTGTTTTAATCAAAATCCAAATCTTCCGTTTCCATTTTATTCTCAATTTCTTCATCCGCAGGAGTCCCTTCAACTTGCTTTAAATCCTCAACGTCTTTATCCAATTCATCAATATGATCTTTAACCCAATTAGTCAGCTTCAAATATCCAGCATCATTAATATCAGTAGAAAATCCTCTAAGATCGGTTCGTGCAGGAACTCCCGCAATAACATTGCCATCATCATCTTGTTCTACAAGTAAGCACCAACCAAAAGCATGTAAAAATAAATTAGCATACCAAAGTAATCCACTATCTTTAAATTCTTTCCAATCTTTAATTTCTATCATAATTATCTCCTTTATAGGAAAAGGAGAAACGCATTTGCATCTCTCCTTTTCTTTCTATTTTTTATATATAGTTAAAACATTTCCTTCGTTCCCGTTATCAATAATTTCTTAATAAAATTAACACAGCAAGTGGAATAATGATTCCAATAATCATTCTTTATTCTCCTTTATTTCAAACCCCAATAATAATTTAAACATTTTTCTTTGTAACCAATTAAATTTTTTATTACAAGGTAAAATAAAAAACTCTTTTCCATCATCATCTACCAATACAATTTTATATGGAGCAGATTTAGGTTGCAGTAAATTACAGCTGTACGGCGAACTCAGTATCTCCTGCGGATTTACCTTTACTTCTTTTTGCATCTTCAATCTCTTTCTTCATCTGATAATCAAGTTTTGCCATGCGACTTCTCATAATCTGAAACTCTGTTCTTTTTGCCTTTTTACTCTTATTTTTTCCCATTCTTTCTATTCTCCTTAATCTTTTTTAATCCATTTTCAACTGATTCTAAAAGTCTAATTGCGGATTCATCATCCAAAAAATCACTAACATTTATTGTATTTGGAATTGCAATAACATGTTTATCAGAAAACACTTCTGAAACATGTTTAAATACTCCATAAACTTCATCAATACTATTTTCGCCAAGAGTATAAGTAATAATTACATAATCTCTTTTTTCCTCTGTTTTAATTTTCATCTTATAATTACCGTCCCATGTTTTCCTTCTTTTCTCAACCTCTCCAAAACTGGATGGCGGGAATTTTTTTCATTCATAAATACAATAGCAAAATCAAGTTCTTTAATATAATCATTAAATGCGCCAAAGAAATATCTTTTGCCGGAACCATTATTTTCTGCCCATTTATCTCCCAAAGAATTGGGAGAACACACTATATTAAATAAATATGTTCCCTTTATTTCAATAAGCTCATTTAATCTTTTATCTAAAAGGTCATAATCATCAAGTGTGCCTCCAATTATTCCTACATTCATGCGGTTGGCTCAATAAAAATTAGTTTATCAATATAATCTCTATCTGCTCCTTTGAAAATAGGAATTTCATAATCTATTTTCCATTTGCGGCGAACGATTATTCTTTCACCAATTTGTTCTCCAAGATAAATATTTGGCTCTTTAATTGTTTCTTTCTCTTCTACTTTAATACATGCGGTACCTCGTTTACATGGAATTGTAAAAGTATTCCAATTAATTCCATACTGAGCCATTAACATATCTTGAATATCATTACAAGTTTTATCTTTAAGTTCAGCATCTGAAAAATGAGCTTGTCCTACAACTTGAACACTATTCCGCATTGCATCTAGTTGCCGCCAATAGATAAGATTTGTTACTTCTTCTTTTGGAATATTAAAACATCTTGCGTCAAACATTGCTCCTTTTTCTGCGGCATTTACATATTTTTCAATAAGCTTTTTATTTTCCTCTATAAGAGGGTCATAAGTTGAATTATATTTAATTATATTCTCAGAAAAATATTTGTTAAAAGCCACTGTTGCCATAGAAGCTGATATAGAAGCCATTTTCTGGACCTCATAATTAAACCAGGCTTCTGAAGTTAACTTCTGGTAATCAGTTAAAATTAATGTAATTTCATCTGATTGCGTATATCCAAAAACACAACCCTGAATGTTTTCACAAAGATATTTCATTGTTCTTTGCATCGCATCCATTAATACAGGGTCAAATGGTTTCTGAAAACCTCGTGTAAAAGTATGAAAAGCTTTTCCATCAAGCCTAATAGCTACTGGCATGCGGCGAAGCAATCGTGTTTTTGCGGGATTTTCATAAAAATCTTTTATTCTTGCAGCAAGTTCACTATTATCCATTTTTCTTCCTTTTCTTTATTTATTTTATATATATATTATAATTTAATTTTTAAATTTTGTCCATTCTGGTCTTTTACTGTGACCTCTGTATGGTCTTCACCAAGATTTGTTTCTTTTAAGAACCAATGCCATACATAAGATTCTTCAACTGTGGTTCCAACATATTGGGTATTTTGTAACACTTTTTCGGGAATCGGCTGTCCTGTTCCAATAGGATTTACAAAAAAACTTCTGATAGGGGCTGCAGTATCAGTTAAAGCCCAAAGATAGGTGCGGCCATTCATTTCCTTTACATCAAGGAATTTAATAAGTGGTAATTCAAGTATTCCAATATCATTTAAACAATATTTAAGAATTCTTTTCATTCAGTTTATCCTCTAATTTTTCTGGAATTTCTGCACCAATTTCTTCAAGAATTGATTTTGCGGCTAAAAATTTTGGGTCTACTCCATCGGCAATAGATAGAGCAATATACATTTTACCATCTAAGTCAAATGTAAAAAATTCAAGTTCTTCATTATCTCGCATAAACATTCTATCTCTTAATCCTTTTGGAAGAGTAATTCTTCCTAATGAATCTAATCTTCTTCTTGCGTTTTCTGGTCTTAATATCATTATTTTATCTCCTTAATTAAATTTAATATTATCATCATCGCTACCATCCCAATTACTACCCATTAAAATATCTAATATCCATGTAGCAATATTAGAGATGAAAAATGCGGGTGCCGTTATTAAAAATATTATGAGTACAATTAACATTTCTACCCAGCCTATTTGATACAGCGAATCCGCAGATTGTATAGCCAAAGATAAAAACATAAGTAACCATAAAATATAAATAACTATTACTAAAGTCATATTTGTATCCTCTTTATTTTTACCTTTAATTTACTAATATAATATCAAAAAATTTTAATGTTGTCAAAGAATTTGACTTTGTCCAAGATTTGCGATATAATGTTTTTAATACTGGAGGTAAACTATGATTAAATTAGACTATACTATACAAACTCCAGAGGAAAGAAACGAATTAGTGAAAAAAATTTTGGAAGAAACTCCTGACCCTAGTGAGAGATATTTAGAAATTTTGGCTGACTACCTCGTTCTTTGTATGGAGAAACAAGAAAAGAAGCAGAAACAAATTTTAACAGAAAATCGAATGACAACTGTTAATAAGAGAGAAACTTCTTATGAAGGTCTTGTTTCCCAATTAGAAAATGGCGAAGACGGTATCTATAACCTAATAAATGAAAGTAAAACAACAATATTTCAACCAAAAGTGACAATAACAAAGAAAGATTTAGAAGAAATACCTTATTTGAGACAATTACGTGATGCTATCAATAGTTGGGAAATAAAACTTAAAAAAGCGCAAGGACGCGATGCATATATAATCAAAAAAGCATTGATTGAAATGCGCAAAGACCAATATGTGATAAAAAATGCTTACCGCAAACCTATTATCTTTAATAAAATTAGTCGTTCTAATTTTGCGTCTAGATTGGTTGAAGATTTTACATTAGATGAAAATAATTATATTGTTCCTAGTGGGGTTTCTTTATGTGATCCTACAGTTTGTTCATTAATTCTTTGTAATTATTCACAACTCAAAGAAGAAAGTTGGGGAAAATTTGAAGGTGATTTATGGTACCTTATGGAATCATTTGATAAAATATCTACAGATGCTTTAAAAGAATATCCATTATATGAAGAAATAGTAAAATGTAAAATAGACGGATTGCAAAATATAGAGATACAAAAAATACTAAAAGAAAAATATGATACGACTCATAGTTTAGAATATATATCTAGCTTATGGAGAAAAAAGATTCCGAATCTTATTGCCTCAAAAGCAGAAGATGTAGAATTAAGTTGGTATTTTTTAAATACTGAAAAAGGCAAATATAAAAGATGTAGTCGATGCGGGAAAATTAAACTTGCTCATAATAAATATTTTAGCAAAAATAAAACCAGTAAAGATGGCTGGTATTCTATTTGCAAAGAATGTAGAAATAAAAAAAATAAGGACAAAAAGAAGTAATAAAATTCAGACTTTCTTTATCCTTTTATAAAGGAGGTATAATTTATGGCAACAAATACTGATACATTTTTCTGTGATAAATGCCAACGTACCATGAGAGGAACTGAGTTTTATGGTTCTAATAATTTAGAAAAATATCCAGAAGGTAAGTTACATCAATGTAAGAAATGTCTTACAATGCATGTAGATAACTGGGATTCTAGTACTTATATGTGGATATTAGAAGAGTGCGATGTGCCTTATATTCCAGAAGAATGGAATAAATTATTACAAAAATATGCAAGTGAAGGTAAAACAATTACTGGAACAACAATTCTTGGTCGCTATCTTGCAAAGATGAAATTAAAACAATTTAGAGACTATCGTTTTAAAGATACAGAGTTTCTTCAACAAATGGCTGACCATAAAGTAGAAGAAACTATGAAGCGGCAAGGGTATGAAGCTGCGGAAATTGCTAAAGTTATTGAGCAAAGTCATATCTCAGCGCCAGAAAGACCAACCCCTCCGCCACTTACTATTCCAGATAGCAATAGTGCAGGTAACACATCTTTATGTGCAGAAGATTATTTTGCAGAACAAAATTCTGATTATGATATTGATATTGCGGCAGACCTTACAGATGATGATAAACGTTATTTGTTACTTAAATGGGGTAAATCTTATACACCAGAAGAATGGGTTAAACTTGAACAGCTTTATAATGAAATGATGCAATCTTATGATATTCAATCTGCGGGTCATATTGATAACTTAAAACTTTTGTGTAAAACTTCATTAAAATCTAATCAGCTTTTGGATATAGGTGATGTAGATGGCGCACAAAAAATGCTTCGTATGTACGATTCATTAATGAAATCAGGTAAATTTACTGCGGCACAAAATAAAGCTGAAACTGGTGAATATGTAGATTCTATCTCAGAGCTTGTAGCTATTTGTGAAAAAGAAGGATTTATACCTAGATATTATATTGACCAACCAGGAGATAGAGTAGATGAAACTATTGCAGACTTAAAAGGTTATACTCGCTCACTTGTTGTTGATGAAATGAATCTTGGTAATCTGATTGAAAGCGCTGTTAAAACTATGGCTCGTGAGGAAGCTAAAGAAGAAGATGAAGACATTGAAGATGAAATTATGAGCCTTGAGGATGTAGACCAATTAAAAGATGAAGATTTTGAAGAATTTAATGAATTTGAAGAAGATGAAGAAAAAGCCTCAGAAGAAGCAATGAAAGAATACCTTGAGGAGGGCTAATTATGGCATTACAAGATTTATTAGCTCTCTCTCAATCCAGAGATAAAATTGGTTTATCTGAGGAACGTGTCAATGCTATTGTTCCAGTAGCACGACAATATATAAGTTTCTGGAGAGAATATCCAGATATTTTTATTGATTTTTTATTAAAAGACCGCAATCCGCAAAATTTTAAATTCTTCTTTTATCAAAGAGTATTCTTGCGGATTTGTATGCGACACCAATATGTGTATGCGGTTTTCCCACGTGCATATTCAAAATCTTTTCTATCTATGATGGTATTAATGTGTCGTTGTGTATTATATCCTGGATGTAAATTATTCGTTACTTCTGGTGGTAAAGAGCAGGCTGCGGCAATCGTAAAAGAAAAAGTTCAAGAAATTTGTACATTGATACCCGCATTTAAGAATGAGATTGACTGGAATCGTGGAGTAACTCTTGAGGGTAAAGATTATTGCAAATATGTATTTAAAAATGGCTCATATTTTGATAATATTGCAGCTAGAGAAAGTTCACGTGGTAAACGTCGTCATGGCGGACTTATAGAAGAGTGTGTAGGTGTTGATGGAAAGATATTAAGTGAAGTAATAATCCCTAGATTTTGGGGCCTAGTAGCGTGAGCTATTAGTGCAAACGAGGTGAACCCGTGGTAAAGGGGTGTCTATTTTCAAATAGGCTAACGGGGAAGGGTCAAGAATCCCGTGCCAAGCCTAATTACATTAATTAGGAAGGTGTAGAGACTATCGGTGATGAGTGTAGCCGAGTAGGAGAAGAGTTTACCACTTCTTCCAAGCGCCTCGCAACTATTAGGGCAACTTATAAAATTTATATAAAAAATTTTTTCATATAATTCCGAAGATGAATATTCACAGGAGGAATAATTATGAAAGAATGGAAAAAAATTATAATAAATGATATAGAAACCAATTATAGCGTAAGTACTGATGGTGACATCAGAAATGATAATACAAACAGAATATTAAAACAAAGAACTTGCAATGAATATAAAAAAGTTTCTATTTCACTCGGACATGGAAATATGAAGAATTTAAATGTCCATAGATTAGTAGCTATTGCTTTTATTCCTAATCCAGACAATAAAGAAATTGTAAATCATAAAGATGGTGTTCGTTATCATAATAATGTAGAAAATTTAGAATGGGTTACACCATCTGAAAATGCTATTCATGCACATAAAAATGGATTAATTGGTTATCAAAAAATTAGACCAGTTAGACAATTTAATTTATTAGGAGAATGGATGATGGATTTTGAAAGCGCTAGTGAAGCAGCTAGACAATGTGATTGCCAACAAAGTAAAATTACTGAAGTATGTAAAGGTAATAGAAAAACTGCTGGTAATTACCAATGGAGATATGTTGATTCTAATTTAGAAAAATTATCTCCTGTATCAAAGCCTAGTTGTGCTAAAAAGAAAGTTGCTCAATATGATAAGAATGGTAATTTAATTGCTACTTATGAAAGTTATAAAGCAGCCGCAAGGGCTGTAAATGGTACTTCATCTGCAATAAGTAGAATATGTAGCAATACACCAGGATTACACACACATAAAGGTTATGTGTGGAAAATAGTTGATGATATAGTCCAAGAGGAAATCGAATAATTTTCTCTTGACAATGAACATTTCTCGAATGTGTATGGATGGTTCCACCCACCCTGAAGAGCAACTTAATAAAAGTCAGGTTTACATTACAACTGCAGGATATAAAAATACATATCCTTATGACAAACTAATTCAGTTATTAGTATGGCAGATAGTTAAGCCAGAAAAATCAATGATAATGGGTGGTACATATCGTATTCCTGTATTAGTTAAATTGCTTGATAAGAATTTTATTAAAGACCTAAAAATGGATGGTACTTTTAATGAAAGTTCTTTTGCTCGTGAATATGAATCTGTTTGGTCTGGTACTATTGAAGATGCTTTCTTTAGTTCTGAAGCATTCGACCGCAATAGAATTCTTAAACAACCAGAAAAAGAAGCCTCTGGTCGTTCAAGCAAAAATGCTTATTATATATTATCTATGGATGTTGGTCGTAAAGGCTGTGATTCTGTAGTATGTGTAATTAAAGTAACTCCACGTTCTCAAGATGTGTCTATGAAACAACTAGTTAATATTTATACATTTCACGATGACCATTTTGAAGACCAAGCTATTAAAGTAAAACGTTTATTTTATAGATATAAAGCCCGCAGATTAGTTATTGATGCTAATGGTATTGGTATTGGACTTATGGATTATTTAGTTAAGTCTCAAATTGACCCAGATACTAATGAATTTTTTGCGGATTTTGGTGTTTATAATGATGAAGAAAAATTTTATAAGAAGTTTCAAACTGTTGATTGCGAACAAGATGCGATATATATGATAAAAGCGAATGCACCTATAAATACAGAAGCGCATGCTAATATGCAGTCACAGCTTTCTTCTGGTAAAATTAAATTCCTTGAAGATGAACGTATAGCAAAAACTAAATTACTTGGTACTAAAATGGGGCAGACAATGACTCCAGAAAAACGTGCAGAATACTTAAGGCCTTTTACATTAACTTCTATTCTTAAAGAAGAACTTATGAACCTTCGTGAAGAAAATGAAGGAGTTAATATTATCCTTAAACAAGCTAACAGGTCAATTAAAAAAGATAAATTTTCCGCACTTGAATATGGTTTGTATTATATAAAAACAGAAGAAGATTCAAAGAAAAAGAAAAAACGTTTTAATGCAAGTGAATGGAAATTCTTTAATTAAGACAAAAATGTTGGGTAAAATATGTTTATTGCTACTATTAATTTTTCAATAATAGTAGCAATGAAAAGCGAAAGGAGGATAATAGATGCGCGCTTCTAGAGGAGAAATAAAGATAGAAGAAATATTACAAAATGCAGAATTAAATTTTAAAGAAGAATATATATTCCCAGACCTTAAAAGCTCTAGTGGTAGACCATTACGTTTTGATTTTGTTGTATTTGATGATGATGGTAAAATTGATTTTCTTATTGAATATCAGGGTAAACAGCATTATGAAGCAAGTTCAAAATTTGGCGGAAAAAGAGGATTATATCAACAGCAATTTAATGATAATAAAAAACGTAGATTTTGTGCTTTACATGGACTTACTTTAATAGAAATTCCTTATACAGAAGAACATCTTATATCCTACGATTATATAATGGAAAAAGCTGGATACTAAGGAGGTAATTGGTCTTGATAGATAGACAAAGACAAGAACAAATTCGCTCCAAAGGCTTTAGTATAGTAGATACAAGACGTGGAAATGAAGCACCAATAGAGTATGGAAGAATTAAAGTTGGAACTAAAACATTAGATGATGCTACTTTAAATTTAGGTTCTCTTAAAAAAATTAATCCAACATATGCAGATAAGCGTTGGATTTTAAGAGCTTTAGCAGAAAATAATGTTCCAGTTCTTCGTGAAATTTCTAATTACTTTTATAGAACTAGTGGTATATACTCTCGAGTATGCAATTATATTGCTACTCTATATAGATATGATTGGTATATTGTACCAGAAGTTTTAGACGATAAGACTAAAGAAGAAAAAATTTTAAAAGAATTTAATTATCTTTTAGATTATCTTGATAATACTCATATTAAAAAAATGTGTGCGGATATAGCTTTAGCAGTCGTCAAAGAGGGTGCATACTATGGCTATTTGGTAGATGGAACAGACGGTTTAATGCTTCAACAGCTGCCTATTAATTATTGTCGTTCTAGATATAATATTGGCATGAATCCTGCTGTTGAATTTAATATGAAATTTTTTGATGACCATTTTAGGGATATTAATTATCGTATGAGAGTTCTTAAAATGTTTCCAAAAGAGTTTTCAAAAGGCTATTTACTTTATAAACAAGGTAAATTACCAGTAGATAATATGATGGACCCTTTTGGAACTTGGTACTTACTTGACCCAGAATCAACTGTTAAATTTAATTTTAACAATAATGATATTCCAATGTTTGTAAATGCTATTCCAAATTTACTTGATTTGGATGCAGCTCAGGATTTAGACCGCCGCAAACAAATGCAACAATTATTAAAAATTGTTATTCAAAAACTTCCATTAGATAAAAATGGGGATTTAATTTTTGATGTTGATGAAGCTAGGGATATACATAATAATGCGGTTGAAATGCTTTGTCGCGCTATTGGTGTAGATGTATTAACTACATTTGCAGATGTTAGTGTAGAAGATATGTCAGATAGTAATACTACCACTACTAAAGATGATTTGGAAAAGGTAGAAAGAACATTATTTAATTCTCTTGGTATTTCTCAGAATATTTTTAATACTGATGGTAATTTATCTCTAGAGAAATCTATTTTAAATGATGAAGCAACTACTAGAAATATTCTTTTACAGTTTCATATATTTTTTGATAGGATTACTCGTGCTAAGTGTAGCAATAAAAGAAAATTTGTGTTTAAATTTTTTATGCTAGAAACTACTCAATATAATTATCAAGCTTTATCTAAAATGTATAAAGAACAGGTACAAATTGGTTATTCTAAAATGCTGCCACAGATTGCGCTTGGACATTCTCAAAGTTCTATTATTCATACAGCTCATTTTGAAAATGAAGTATTACATTTGAGTTCTATTATGATTCCACCATTAATGAGTTCTACATTAAATGGAGAAGATATTTTGGGCACAAATAAACAAGATAATACAAATAAAAATCAAAATAATACGACAAATAATTCTGGAAAAAATATTAATCAAAAACAGTCTAGTGGTGAAGCCGGTAGACCAGAAAAAGATGATAGCCAAAAAAGTGAAAAAACAATTCAGAATCGTGAATCAATGAGCTAGGGGGATAATAATGCATACAAGTGTTCAATTAGAAACACCATGCGAAATTATTAATGTTGTTCCACTTAATCCTCTAATCTCTAAATGTCAGATTAAAGTTTGCTATGTTGGGGATGACCCAAACCGCAATAATTCTGTCATTACAAAAGAAGTGGCTAGACAGATGGCTAATTCTTTACCAGGAAGTCCAATTGTAGGTTTTTACAATGAGGCTTCTGGAGATTTTGAGGAACATAATAGAAGCATTGATATTTCTAATGGGAAAATTGTTGTACGTGATACAACTAGACCTTATGGATTCGTCGACTTGAATGCTAGAGTTTGGTTTCAGAAATATCTTGATGATGGTAAATATGAAAGAGAATATTTAGTAACTGAAGGATATTTATGGACTGGACAATACCCTGAATGTCAACGAATTATTGATAATGGCAATAATGAATCTATGGAATTAGATAATGATAGTTTAGATGGAACTTGGACAAATTCTAATAATGGAAAACCTAAACTTTTTATTATTAATGAGGCAATAGTATCTAAACTATGCGTTTTAGGTGAAAATTATGAACCGTGTTTTGAAGGTTCTAATATAACACCTACTCATTTTTCTTTTGATAATGGATTTAAACATAAAATTTATTCCATGATGCAAGAATTAAAAGAATTAAAAACTATTATAAATAATAATAAAGGAGGAACACAAGTGTTTACTAAATATTCAGTAACAGTTGGCGATAATCTGTGGAATCAACTTTATAGTAACATTGATAATGAAAATTATTCTTTATCTAATGTATTACTTGAAGGTAACCAGTTATTTGCTGTTCTTCAAAGTCGTTCTGATGATTCTAAATATTCTCGTATGAACTTTAGTTTAAATGAGGGTAAAGTAGAAAATATGTCTGAAGTCGAAGAGATGGCAGGATTTGTTCCATTAGCTGAAACTCAGTTTGCACAAGCTGATGTTGAAGCATTTGAAGCTTCTTTTAAGAAGAAAAAAGAAGACGAGGACAAAAATAAACAAACAAAAGACCCTAATTCTGATAAAAATACAGAAGGAAATACTTCAAAATCTGATGATAATAAAGATGGTGAAGGCGAAGGGGATAATAAATCAAATCCAGATGATGATGAAGATGAGAAAAAGAAAAAGAAAGGTAAATATAATCTTGAAGAAATTCCAGAATATGTTGAACTTTCTAATAAATATTCCGCACTTCAAGCTGATTATGATTCTCTAAAAACTGAAGTTGAAAGTTTAAGAACATTCAAACTTTCAAGTGAAAGAACTCAGAAACAAGAGATGATTAATAAATTTTATATGTTATCAGATGAGGATAAAAAAGATGTTACAGATAACATTGATAAATATTCTCTTAATGATATTGAAGCAAAACTTTCTGTAATTTGTGTTCGTAATAAAGTTAATTTTAACTTAGATGATGAACATAAGGATACTCCACCAACTACATTTAATTTCAATGGTGAAGAATTTGATGACGTGTCAACTCCAGCCTGGGTAAAAGCAGCAATGGAAGTTGAGAAAGAAATGAAATAAATTTTTAAGGAGGATATATAATGCTTAGTGATTTCTTAAAGAAAAATATTAAGAGCCAGGCATCATATGTTGAGTATGGTTATGGACAAGTAGAACCAAATCACCTGTCTGCTCAAAGAACCGCACAGATTTATGCTCAACTACCTGCTGATAGTAAAATTGATGTTCTTGAGCAAGGTCAGTTTGTTAAATATGATTATGCTTCAGGATTAGTTAATTTCACTGGAAAAGGTGAATGGATGCTTGTATATAATGAAACAAAATTATATAGAGAAAATCAAATTGATTGCGAATTTGCAATGAGAAAGGATGACTATCAGGCACGTATTTATAGCCCATTTGGATATGGAGTAGATAAAGACGGTAATCCAACAGCTAATGGAGATGAAGCTTTTGATAGACAGTCTCGTTATTACAATGGTGTAGATTCTGATGGAAATACTTCTACAACTATTAATGAAAAGAAATTCAATTACGATGATGTTACAGCAGGTCCAGATATGTATGAACTTCATTACAATGAAGATCCATTCCACATTGTAGGACCTTATAAAGAAAAGAAAATGCCAGAAGGCACTACAATGGTACCACGTGTATTTAAAACTAACGTAGGTGACATTTATACTACTAATACTGTTAATGAAACTACACTTGCGGTTGGAGATGTTCTGACACCTCAGGCTAAGGATGGTATCCTTGCAAAAGCTGGTGCTGAAGACGCAGACATGCAATGGCAAGTAGTTAAAGTTTATACAATGCCAGACCACCAAAAAGGTGTTAAGGTAATGCGTATTAAATAATAAGGGGGGAAGAAGATAATGTTAGATAGACAAAATCTAGTTCAGTTAATGAAAACAGTTGCAAAGGCTGACCCTTCCGCTCCTACAGCTTATAGTTTTGGTGGACAGAGCCTTAGCTATGATGCATTAAATGAAACTCTTCGTAGAGAGCTTAATGAGTTAGCTGGTACATACGCACTGTATCGTGAAAATAAAAATACAATTTTCTCAATTATTGAGGAAACATTAGATGAAGTTCTTCCAAAGAAAGTGGTAGAACAATATAATCAGTTTGCAGAAACCCGCACATTTGCACAGGGAGATAGAATTCTTTTTAGACGTAAACTTACTTCTAATAATCGTGCTAAACAGTTTATTACAAGAGTAGGTCTTGCAGGTATTTACGAAGTATTTAAACTTGGTAAAAACGAAGAGAGTTTTGAAGTTCGTACATCTGCTATCGGTGGAGCAGCTCAGATTGGATTTGAGGAGTTCCTTGATGGTCGTGTAGACTTCGCTGAAGTAACAAGAATTGTTATGGAAGGTATGGATGAATTAATCTATAAAGAGGTTGGAGCTGCACTTAAAGCATCTATCAACCAGTTACCTCCAGCAAATAGAGTTGCCGCAACAGGATTTGACGAAGCAGCTTTTGATAAACTTCTTACTATTGCTTCTGCTTATGGAACACCAACAATTTATTGTACATATGAATTTGCGGTTAACATGATTCCTAAAGAAGCTTGGAGATATACAGAAGCTATGAAAGATGAACTGTGGAGAACAGGACGTCTTGCTTCTTATAAAGGTCACAAAGTTATCATCCTTGAGCAAGGATTCGAAGATGAAACAAACAGCCGCAAGGTAATTGACCCAGGATATGCTTGGATTATTCCTAGTGGTGCTGATGGAAAACCTGTTAAAATTGCATTTGAAGGAAATACTATTGTTGATGAGTATACAAATGCAGACCGTTCTAGAGAGATTCAGGTTTATAAGAAAGTCGGAGTCGTTTGTATGTTAACAAATGATATTTGTGCTTATGTAGACACTTCTCTAATGGGACAGATGGATACATGGAAACTTGATGGTATCACAGGTAAAGTTATTACATTAGATGGCCGCAAAGACGGTACAATCGCGTAATCTATACTCGGTAATTTAATATAAAAAACTGGGGGAGAGGGAGAAGCTTCCCTCTCCCCTTATTTTTATTTGAGATAAAGGAGATAAATATATATGGAAAGTTCAAAAATTCTTAGAGTTAAAAATAGAAGTGCAAGTTTAGCTGTATATTCAATTCCGGAGATTAATGTTCGTAGAGAATTTGCTCCTGGAGAAACAAAAAATATTACATATGGCGAATTAGAGAAACTCTCGTATCAGCCAGGTGGTAGAACTATTATGCAGAATTTCTTGCAAATCATTGACCCAGAAGCTACAGGAGATTTAGGTATTAATCGTGAGCCAGAATATGATTTAAGTGAACAGCAAATTGTTGATTTAATGACTAAAGGTTCTTTAGATGCTTTTCTTGACTGTCTTGATTTTGCACCTGTTGGAGTAATTGATTTAATTAAGAAATTTTCAATTTCTCTTCCTTTAAATGATATTGACAAAAGAGATGCTCTTAAAAAGAAAACAGGTTTTGATGTAACAGTAGCTCTTGCTAATATGCAGAAAGAAAGAGAAGACATGGAGACTCCAGCTGTAGAAAGCAAAGAACGTCGTGTAAAAACTGAGTCTGCTCCAGAAGGACGTAGAACAACACCTAAATATAATGTAGTTCAACCTACAACAACAGCAAAATTAGATAAATAATCAGGAGGATTATATATGGGTGAACAGAGAAAAGGTACACTTTTTTCTGCTGTTTATAATCGTTTTCTTGGTAAAATTACAGACGATATGTATATAGAATTAACACCAGAAGACACTATTAAGGATTTACAAAATCTTTTAATTGATGCAATTCCTGGTTTTGAATTTCCTAGACAAGATATTTCTAATTATACTACACAAGTAGTACAAATTAAAGAAGATGAAGTTCTTGATGGAGATTTTATTATTGGTGTCGTATGGGATGATTTAGAAGAAAATATCGTCGAAACTCCAGACGTATTAGTTGACCGCTCTTGCTTTGCCGCAAATCTTACTTCTGAAGAAATTAATATATTAGCTTTATTAATGAAACAAAGTTGGGTTCAAAGGCAAGTTAATTCAATAGAAAATACCAGAATGAAATATTATGGAAGTGATTTTAAAATGACTTCTCAAGCAAATCATTTATCTAAATTAATGAATTTACTTGAAACCGCAAAGACAGAGTCCTTTCATATGCAACGTTTATATAAGCGTAGAAGATTAGATGATAAAGGTTATTATCATTCTAATTGGACTGTATTGCGAGAAAGGAGTGCTTTAGATGCCAATGGGTACTATCCTCCTCGATAAATATAATATTGGTTTTTCTAATGAAGATATAGCTAAAAATGTTCAACGTTTAACTAATCAGTTATGGAAATTAATTCCAATGCGTGAACATAAAGAAGATTGGTCAAAACAACTTGATACTGTTATTATAGAAATTACTGGGCTTAATGAAATTTTCATTGGGCCTATTTTTTTACAGTTACTTAGTAAATTAGAGGGCTTGCGAGTTAAAGATACTACATTTGAGCTATACCGTAAGACTATATTTGAATGTATAAGTCTTTTACAGGAGCTAAACGGATGACACGTTATAAAGAAGATAGCAACCCCTCTTTAAATTTAATGCTAAGACGTTTAGGAGTTTTTAATGATTCAAAGCCAACCAGCGCCCCTTTAGAACGCCCCAATCCATTAAAAATGCGGGCGAAAGATAACATTGAAGGTGTAACTAATATTGCTGGTCGAATGAAAGTAAATGGCGGTTATTATCAGCAAGAGAGAATGATTTTTGACAAACGCCGCACTTTAGAAAGGGCTTTATTATATTCTTATCAAAGTGCAAATGTTAAAAAATTGACTCAAGACTTGTCTGATTTAAAAGAAGAAGGAATAATTGAAACTAGAGTTTTAATTAATCCTGATAAAACAAAACAAAGTTATGATGATAAAATAATATCTGGATATTATGAAGATGGATGGAAGCCTGGGGATGTATTTGAGTGGACAGGTACTCAGACTCATTGGCTAATATATTTACAAGATACAACTGAATTAGCTTATTTCAGAGGAAGCATAAGACGTTGTAGTTATACAGTTAATTGGGAAGATGAGGATGGATTACATTCTAGTTATATGGCAGTTCAAGGTCCAGTAGAAACTAGAATTGATTATATTCAGAAACATGAAATTAGCATTGATAAACCAAATTTTTCACTTGATATATTAATGCCCGCAAATGAAGCTACAGTTAAGTATTTCCGCAGATATGCTAAATTCTATTTAAAGGGATTAATTAAGGGTTCGCCTGATGTTTGCTGGAGAACAGAAGCCGTAGATTGGATTAGTACTCCTGGAATAATAAGAATTCATGCAGTTGAATACTATATCAATAAAGAAGAAGATGATATAGAAAAAGGATTAGTTGGAAGTTTAATAACTAAACCAGAAAATCCAAATTCAAATAATGTTGAACAAATGATTGAAGGACCATCCTTTATTAAACCAAAACTTGAATATGAGTTTACTTGGACAGGTATTTCTGGAAAGCAATGGTCTGTTGATGAAAGAAAATATCCAGTTAAATTAGTAATAGATAATGAAGACCCTAAGAAGTGTAAAGTTAAATGGATTGCTCCCGTAAGTGGTCAATTTGAGCTTACTTGCGGCAATATAACTAAAACTATTATAGTAGAGTCTTTATTTTAAGAGTTAAAGGAGATTTGGTTGATGAAAGTAGAAAATTATAAACCGACTAAATCAAGTTTTTTATCTATTGAAAAAGATATGTCTATAATTATAGATAGTATTTTTTCTAATAAAACTTTATTAAAGTTACTTTATTATGCGTCTAAAGATGCTCTTGAAAGACCAGCTTTAACTGAAGAGCAAAAATTAGAAATGGTAGATAAAAATATAAAAATTAGACCAAAAGTCTATGTTGATAAAGATGTAAAAACTTATATAATAATTAGAATTAGAAATTTTGTTCCTAGCTCAAATCCAGAATATCGAAGCTGTATAATTGAATTTGATATTTGCTGTCATATGGAGCAATGGGCTATGAAAGATTTTAAATTACGTCCTTATAGAATTGCCGCAGAATTAGATTCAATGTTTACAGATAAGCATTTATCTGGAATAGGAACTTTAGATTTTGCGGGAACTAGTGATTTAAACCTGACAGATGAGTATTGCGGTTTATGCTTACAATTTTTAGCTTATCATGGAGATGAAGATAAAAATAATGTACAACCAAAAGAAAATCCAGCTCATGTACAAGATTTTAAAGATGTTATAGAGGATTATTAATATGGATTTACGTCTAGCACTTATGTCTGGAATTGACATACCGGTGCCGGAATGCCAAGTTATTTTACATCAACCGACTATAAAAGAAATTGCTTTTATAGGAAATGAAGATTTTTTCATTGGTGTTCAAACACTTTGTCTTTATAAAAGCATGTTTGTAGAGGACAAAAAAGTTCTAGAAGAAATAAATAACTTTCAGATATTTATGACAGTAATGAATGATAAAGAGTGCGCTGATAAAAAACATGATGTTATGCAAATCTTAACATTATTGTTTCCTGGGGCGCAAATATTATTCACTCCACGCTCTTTAGTAATTAATGGTTTACCTTCTGGAAGCGTTACTATAGATGCTAATAATTTTGAGTTTTTACAAGAAACTTTAAGATTAATATTTTGTAGTAAAACTGGTCCAATGGATCAACAGGCTTTCAACCCAGCCAATGATAAAGCTAGAGAAATAGCTCAAAAGCTAATGCGTGGTCGTCAACGTGTTGCCGCACAAAAGGGAGAATCAAATTCTTGTGTATTTACGCAATATATCTCTATTTTGACTGTTGCATTAAGAATACCTCCACAAGAATTATTAAATTGTACAATGTATCAATTATATGATTTAATGGAAAGATATTCTTTATATAATGCATGGGATTTAGATGTGCGGGTAAGGCTTGCCGGAGGCAAACCAGATTCTCAACCTGACAATTGGATGAAAAATATCCATTGAACAAGTTATTTATTTATTTCTTTTAAATAAATAATTTATTTTATATTTATGAAATTTATAAGGAGGAAATAGCTTATGCGATTCGGTGTCCGCGAAATTTGTGATGTTGTATTAAAGGCTAAATCAGCACAAAAAATCGGTAACAAAATCTTTTATGCTAACGAGCCTGTAATTTATTTTGATACACTGAAAACTTCTAGCCTTGAAGGTGCAGCTACTACAGTATATGCACAAGGTGGTAGAGGTAATGCTCGTTTAGTAGCTTGGGAAGGTGAAAGAACAGTAACCTTCACTATGGAAGATGCTCTTATCTCTCCAGAAGGATTTATGATTCTTTCTGGTGCAGGACTTATTAATTCTTCTGAAAAGAAACCTATTTATCAGCATGTTACAGAAACTATTGATGCTACAATGGTTAAAATTTCTGGTGAGGATGAAGAACTAGAATATCAGATTGAACTTAGTAAGAAACCTTACCTTCCAGCAGATAAAAATGACAACTTCGCTTATGTAATGTTTATGAAAAATGGTGATATTGTATCTGAGCCATACATTCCAGTACATGAAGAAGTTGACAAAAATGATGACGGTTTTTATGTACTTAGAGTAAGAGCTCATAAAGCATACAGTGGTGTAGCTGTAGGAGAAGAAGCTGCTCATCAGTATTCACTTGACAAAACTTCTTGGAATGCTACTACATTTGATAGTGTTTTAGTAGATTATTATGTAGAGCATGCAGGTTCTGATGCACAACAGATTGAAATTACCGCAGATAAATTCGGTGGTAACTATTATCTTGAGGCTTCTACATTATTCCGTGATACTAATGGTGTAGATATGCCTGCTGAATTTATTATTCCTAACTGCAAGATTCAGTCTAACTTTACATTTACAATGGCATCTTCTGGAGATCCAAGTACATTTACATTTACTATGGATGCATTCCCAGATTATACAAGATTTGATCACAGTAAGAAAGTTCTTGCTGCAATTCAGATTATTAAAGATGCAGGAAGCCAAGACTTACATCGTCATAGTACTGCTCATGAAGCAGCTCATGATTCATTATCTTGGTGATTAAATAATGATTTTTTAGGGGAGAGATTTTATATCTCTCCCCTAATTTTGCGTTAAAGGAGAATTTATATGGCGGAAATAAGCTTTGATGAATATTTTAATTTTCCAGATACTTATAAACAATATTTATTAGACACTACAACAACAGTTAAAGAGAAAATTTCATCTTTAAATAGAGTTAATCCTAATGAATATACGAAGTTAGAAAATTATTTAAACAGTGTTTTTTATCCATCAGAAGATAATGCTGATGGAATGGCTTATAGTAAACAATTTATGGATAGATTACAGTCTTTATATGAAGCAAAAACTAATAAAGTTATTACAAGTGATATTGGCGATTTAACATATAAAGCCTTAAATAAAAAACCTGCTTTAGATAGAAGCATTAATGTACACAGAGCTTCTTTGAGAACTATGAAAAGTCAATATGACGCAATAGTTAATGCAATTAATAATTTAGCTGATACAGAAAATGCTGAAGAAATTCAAGCGGTTTTGGATGAAGTTAATAAACAATATGGTAATGTTTTAGCTACTATAGAAGATGTATTAAAAACTTATGAAGATGAAGGAGAAACCACCCAAATTGGTAAAGGTATAGTTAAAAAACATGGTGGAAATTTTGAAAAAATAAATGAAGCACAAAACGGATTAAGAGCTTTATACAATACTTTTAATAATGCTGGATTAATTATACTCCCTATAGACTATGGAGATTTTCTTGAATATGGTTTAGGTTTACTTTCAAATGAAATGACTGAAATAACAAATAACTTTGAAGATGAAGTTATTGAATATATGCAAGATAAAATTGTATTAGGTGGTCAAAATGTTGCGCGTGGTGGTGGTTTAGTAGATGTAGATATGTCTATTAAATCTGATTTCAAAAAAAAGATAAAAAAAGTTGAAAATGGTCCAACTAAAATCTTCTGGCAATATCAAAATATTACTCTTAGCTATGATCCTTCTAATATAACAGTTTTAAATACTGGCGTTAAAAAGCAAGGTAAAGTCGATGTAATGCTAACATTACCAGATGCCATGGGTGGCGAAAAGTTTAGGATTTCCGCAAAAAACTGGAAAACAATAGATGAATTAAGAAATCTAGGTTCTACTTCTCTTCTGGATGCAATACATAGAAATACCGGAGATTTAGAACTAGATTATTATATGTTATCTATGCAGAATCCAGAAGAAGTATATATGCAGGCTGCGGATGAGCTGGCTAAAATTTGTATTTTTGCGGATATTGCCATGGGTTTATCTCAGGAAAAAGGTTATGCAGATACTTTGGTTATAAATGATAGAACTGCAAAACATCTATATGTTCGCAATATTCCTCAAATGATATTAGATGCAGTTAATAAAAATTTATCTAGTTTAGCATTAAAAGGTTATGATGTATCTTCTATCAGTGAAGAAGCCGCAAAAGCTAGACAAATAGCAATGAGATTAGAAGAAGGTCGTCTTGAAGAATATTATAGAATTTTTAGAAGTCAATTAAGAAGTATTGAGGTTTCAGTTCAGTTTTTAGCTCCATAATCTAAAAATTTGACTTTGTTATTTTTTTTCGTTACAATTAACATATAAAACAAGTGAAAAAGGAGAAAAGGTTAAAATGGCTAAAGTAACTTTTAACAAACTAAATTTAACTAAGAATACAGAAATAAAAAATATAGATATTAATGAAAATATTATAGAAGTTAAACAATATTTACCAGTAGAAGAAAAACTTGAATTAATTTCTTATATTGTAAATATGGCGCATGATGAAGATTATAATTTTTCAAATCCTGTAAAAGTTGAAGTATTTGCGGGAATTGGTATTATTAAATATTATACTAACATAACATTTACTGAAAAGCAACTTGAAAATCCTGCAAAAATTTATGATTTATTAAATTCAAATAATGTTATTAATAATGTTATTGCGGCAATACCAAGTAATGAATATGATGAAATCCGCACTGGTATTGAAGATACAATTAAATCTATTTATCAATATCAAAATAGCGCGCTTGGCATCTTAGACACTATTGGTCAGGATTATTCAGATTTAAACTTAGAAGCTGATACCATCAGTGAAAAACTTAGTAATCCAGATAACATGAAGTTACTTCGTGATGTGTTAGCCAAATTAGGTTAATTATATTACTTTAGAAATTAAATCTAATAGGAGTTAAGGGAAGAGTTAATTATTAACTCTTCCCTCTTTTTTTATTTTGCGCAAGATAAAGAGAGAAATAACGGAGAGAAAGGAGTAAAATAAAAATGGCTAAAAAATTGAATGTTGAATTAGGTTTTTCGGTTAATAATTCATCTGCTAAAAAGCAAATAGATGATTTAATTAATCAACTTCAAAAAATTCAAACAACTCCTTCTAAAGTTTTTGATGACAAAGATTTAAGGGATGCGAGTAAAGCCGCACAAGAATTACAGCAGCATATTAAAAATGCTGTTAATACAGATACAGGCAAATTAGATTTAACTAAATTTGCAACAAGCTTAAATAATTCTAATACTAAACTAGAGTATTTTAGAAAAGAACTTAGTAAAGCTGGAGCAGATGGAAAAAATACTTTTTCTAGTTTAGCAAATGCTATAGCGCAAGCTGATGCGCCAATGGTAAAATTAAATGGTCGTCTTGGCGAATTTATGACTACTTTGAAGAATTCTGCTAGATGGCAACTTTCTTCAAATATTTTACATGGACTTGAAGGCGCTCTTGGTTCTGCTATTGGATATGCAAAAGACTTAGATGAATCTTTAAATAATATCCGTATTGTAACAGGTAAAAGTACAGATGATATGGCTTCTTTCGCTAAAGAAGCAAATGAAGCTGCAAAAGCTTTAAGTACTACTACTACTAATTATACAGATGCGAGTTTAATTTATTATCAACAAGGTTTATCTGATGAAGAAGTAAAAAAGAGAACTGACATTACTGTTAAAATGGGTAATGCCGCACGTGAAAGCGCAGAAGAAGTTTCTCAGTATATGACCGCAATTTGGGAGAATTATGCAGATGGTTCTGAATCTCTAGAATCATATGCAGATAAAATTACAGCGTTAGGTGCTGCAACTGCATCAAGTTCTAAAGAAATTGCAAATGGTCTTGAAAAATTCGTTGCTGTTGGTGACCAAATTGGTTTATCATATGATTATGCAACTGCTGCTTTAACTACTATCTTGGCTAAAACTCGTCAAAGTGAAGATGTAGTAGGTACTGCATTAAAGACAATTTTTGCTCGTATTCAAGGTTTTAATTTAGGTGAAACTGCAGATGATGGTGTTACATTAAATAAATATTCATCTGCATTAAAAGCTGTTGGCGTTGATGTATTAGATGTTAATGGTGACATGAAGGATATGGATACTATCCTTGATGAATTAGCTTCTAAATGGGGAACTTTGGGTAGAGAACAGCAAAATGCTTTAGCGCAAACAGTTGCTGGCGTTCGTCAATATACTCAATTAGTTGCTCTTATGGATAACTGGGATTTCTTTAAAGATAATCTTAAAACAATAGAGGATTCAGAGGGTGCTTTACAAGAACAGCAAAATACATATGCTGAGGGATGGGAAGCCGCAAGAAAAAGAGTTAAAGCATCATGGGAAGGTCTTTATGATGATTTAATTGATGAACAAAGTATTACTAAATTGGATAATGCTTTAGCAGATGTTCTTGATACTCTTGGTGGAGTAATTGATGGATTTGGTGGATTATATGGTATTTTAACTACTATTGGTGGATTTGTTGCTCAAAAGCTTGCTAAAGAAGTACCTAGCGCTTTAAATCAAATTACTTCTTATTTATCCTTTAAAACAGGTAAAGCTCAAAAAACAGCTCAAGATATACAAGCTCAAAACGCAAAAGAAATGCAAGACCAGGCTATGAATCAAGCTGGTAGTGATGATTTAGCTGCCACTTCGGAAATTCAAGGTCTAGCCAAAGTTAGTAAAATGAAATCTGAGCTGACGGCAGTTAGTGGAAAATTATCTGAGGCTGAAAAAGTAGAATATCAACAAAGAATAGAAAGTACTCAATCTATTTATGATATGATTACTGCGCAAGCAAAATCTTTACAGCAATCTAAACAAGAACTACAAGCTAGTAAAGAAAGAATAATTAAAAATGCTTCTAAAACTACTGTTTCTGATACTGAAGCTGATGGACAGAAAAAATCAAATATTAAATATAATGCAGATATTAAGCAAGAAGAAAAAGAAGTTACTGAATTAATTGATAGATATGAAGAATTATCTACTGCTTATGGTCGTATTCAGACAGTTAAAACTAAATTTGGTAAACAATCTGATATTTGGAAAAATGAAGAATTAAGTCTTGATGAATTAAGAGAAAAAGCTTCTAAAGTAATTGATGTTTTGAATATGCTTAATGAAGAGAAGAAACTAAAATTCACAGACGAAGATGGAAATTCAGTTGAATTAGTAACAGATGAAGCTCTTGCTAATTTAAAACAATTCATAGATGAAGGACCAAAAGCAAATCAAACTGCGGAAGAATTTAAACAACAGTTTCAAGAATTAGCAGATGCTTTTGCGGTAACTAGTGGAACTGGTGTTGATGTTGACTTTGCGGAAGAAATAGGAAAACTTCGAGAAGAATTAGATTTACATGATGTAGATACTTCAGCTTTAGATGAATATATTAATAAGGTAGTAGAATTAACTAATAGTCAAGATGGGTTGGAACAAGTTCTAGGACAACAGAATGATGCGGAAGAAGAAAATATTAAACATACAACTAAACTATCTGAAGTCTTTGTTTCAATGACTGGTTCTTTATCTACTGTAGTTGGCGCAGCAACTTCTCTTTCTAATGCTTGGCAAATTTTGAATGATGATGAATCTACTACAGTTGAAAGAATTACTGCCGTTATTTCTGCTTTAACTTCTGTTGGATTTGCTGTCCAAGGTGTTGCAGAAGCGGTTACTGTATTAAAAGATTTGCGCGCAGCAAGTGCAGCAGCGTCTGCGGCTAATGCAGCAGCTATGACTGCAGAAGCTGGTAGCGCAGGATTTTTAGCTGGAGTTCTTGGCAGCTTAAAAACCGCATTTACAGGCTTAGGTTTAGCTGGTGGTATTTTTACTGGTGTTGCAGTTGCTATTGGAGTGGCTACAACCGCACTTAGTATCCATAATGATATGGTACAAAAAGAGATTGATACTAGTAAGGAAGCTATTGAAACAGCTAATCAAAATATTGAGTCTTATGAAAGTCAGAAACAATCTCTTGATGATTTAGCTAAATCTTATAAAGAAGCTAAAGAAGCTTATGAAACCGATAAAAGCACAGAAACAAGAAAAGCTTTTGAAGAAGCTGCTAAAGCTTATGGTGATGCTATTAATGATCAGAATGAAGCTTTAAGAGAAAATGGAACTCATCTTGAAAATATAACTACTAATTTGGATATAGTTACTGGTAAATATGAAGATATTGAAAATGCTGCTAAAAAAGCTACTAAAGCTATTCTTGAACAAGAAAAAACTGAAGCTGATAAAGCTAAAAGTAATGCAGAAGATGAATTTAAAGCAGAAATGCGTAAAGGCATTGGCAGTTATAAATCTGGAGATAGATATATTTCACAATGGAATAATATATCTGGTTCTGATAATGAAGATAAAAGTGATGAATATTTAAGAAAAGCTTTTAAATCAGTAAATTCAGATTATATTAAATATACAGAATATAAAGATGAGTATGGGAATAAAACGGGTAATGACCATATTGAATTAAATACTGCATATAATGGCAATGAAATGCTAAAAGGTTATGCGGATATCCAAGAAGTCATTAAACAAGCAGAAACCAATGCAAGTAAAGCCGGGGGAGATGCATTAGCAAATCTTCAAGATTCATTTACTTATCAACAATTAACTGATTGGTTAAATCAAGCCGCTGAAGGATATAAAAACCTTACTGATACTACTGAAAAATATAATTCTGTTGCTGGGCAAATAAAATTATCTGAATTAAATATTTCAGATGATGATATTAAATCAACAAATGATTATATAAATGCTGTTGATAAACTTTCAGAATCTTTAGCTAAAGAGCAATTAAAAGTAGAAAAAAAAGATACTGATGAAAAATCAGTAAAAGAAGAAGCTAAAAATCAAAGAGATTTAGCTGAATCTATTTTGAGTAGTTCTGATGCTTGGTCTGAGTATGCTACTAATTATGAAGCATTTAAAGAAAAAACCGCAGATATTAAAGATAAAGATTGGCTTGATACAATTACTAAATATTATAATGATTTACCAGAAGAAGATAAGAAATTATTTTTAGAGTTTGACTTAGATTTAGAGAAGTCTGAAAAAAATCTTGACGCTCAAAGAAATGAATTTAAAGCTTTAGAAGAAAATAATACTGCATCTAACTTTGGTAGTACAATTATTAGTAATGTAAAGTCTATTAAGAATGGTAAACGCACTGAAGCAGATTATTCTGGAATTGATTGGGGTAATGAAGAACAAGGAATTATTGATTTTAATGAATTTCTTGAGAAGTCAGCTTCTGAGCAAGCTTTATATTTACTTAATCTTAATAGAGAACTAGGTAATAATTTAGAAGAAAACAAAGAGAAATCTCTTAATAATCTAAAAGAATCTCTTGCAGAATATCAAAAAGAATATGATGAAGCAAGCAAGTCTGGTGATACGACTACTGCTAATAAATTAGATACTCAAATACAAGATACTAAAGAAAAAATTGAGGAATTACAAAATTCTCAGGCAGATTATTCTAATGAAGTAAATGAAGATTTTCTTGATTTATTAAATGATTCTGAAAAATTTGTTACTTTAATGACAACTACTCAGCAGCTTACAGGTGATTTACAAACTGAATTAGCTAATATGATAGTTGATTTAGATGGAGCAACAATAGACCAAAAATTAGAATATTTATCAACTGCATTTCAAGCTAGTAAAATTGGAGTAGAAGATTTAAAAGGCGCTTTAGATAGTCTTATTAGTAATGGTGATGTAAGTCTTGAAAAGCTAAAAGGATTTTTTGCTGATGAGGACATGTTTAAAGATAGTAAAGAATCTTTAGATATGTATAGAGAAAGTCTTGAAAAATTAGCTGAGACTTATGATAATTGTGAAAAAGAATTATTAGATTATAAACAAGCTTTATTAACTGGGAATGATGAAATAATTCAAGCAGCACAATCTCAACTTGAAATGTCTACTAGAGCTGGCGAAGATGCTGAGAAATATGATATAGAGGCAGACCGCATTGAAATGCTTGCTAAATCATATTTAAGTGAAGCTGAGGCTATGGATGCGGTTAAAAATGGTCAAGCCGATGCCGCAGAAATTGCAGAAGACATGGCTCGTGCAGAAATTCGTCTTAATGATGCTATTGATGATTTATATAATAATTGGGATGATTATGAAAAAGTTATGGATGTATGTAATGATACATCTGAAGAGGGCGTTGCCTTAGCTAAAAAAGAAATTGCTACTAATAAAAAGTTATCTGATTCATATGCTAATTTAAAAGAAGATATCGCAGGAATGTTAGATACAACATCTGACCTTTTGGGTGATGATTGGATTGTATCTAATATGAATGACGTTAAGGCAGCTGCAGAAGGCGATGAAGAAGCTCTTAAACGTTTAAGAGAAAATGCTGTAACTGAAATTCTTGTTAATAGTAATCTTCAGGATTTAGGATATGACGTTGATGCTTTATCTGACAAAATTAATAATATTCCAGATGGAGAATTAAGCTTAGACGATACTCAATTTGTACAAGAATTAGTTTGGGCGATGCAACAGGCTGGTTTGGCGCAAGATGAGATTGAATCTAGATTATCTGGTATGGGTATTTCAGTAGACCTTGAACCACTTGTAGACCAAATGGGACAAGCTGTTTCTGTATCAGATGTTATGGGTGGTACTGCTGGTCAAGCTTTTGCAGATGCTTATGCAGCTAGCGCAGGTGTTGATAGTGAAATTACTTCTGAAACCAAAGAAGATAAAGATAAAAAAACAATCACTGGCTATACTTCTCATTTAGAGCCTGTAACTGCTCATGGTACTATTACAGTTCCTATGATTGACCAACAAGGTCAACAATATGGTACTATGGTACAAGATTTACCTTATGAAGTTTATAGTCAAATTACTAATCCAACTTATACAGAGGCTGAAGATACTAAACAAACTACTACTAATGCTTTAAAAGTTAAATCAGCAAATAAACAATCTGGTGGTAATATTTCTATTGCTAATAGACCTGGTGGTACTAACAGACAACCAAGAGAAGCTAGGACAAGAACTGTAAGAACCCCTCGTAGTAGTTCATCAGGTGCTCGTCGTTCAATGCCAAGAGCAAAATCATATAGACCTACTCGCGAGGTTAATGTTTCTGATATTGTTAAAGATGATAAAAAGAAACTTAAAGATGAAAAAGAACGTTATCATGTAATTAATAATCAATTAGAAGATATTTCTCATAACTTGAATGATATTGCTCAATTAAAAGATAGAGCATTTGGTAAAAATAAATTAAATGCTTTAAAAGCTGAAAATAAAGAGCTTCAAGCTCAAGCTAAGGCGCAGGCTAAATTAGTTAAAGAAACTGAAAAATATTTAAAGGCTGATAAAGCTGCGGTTCAGGCATTGGGCGCAACTATAGGGTCTGATGGAACTATTACTAATTATGATGCATTAATGACCAACAAGGTTAAGTCTTATAATAATTCTGTATTAGCTTATGCTAAAATGCAGAAAGCCGCAGAAGATGAATATAATAAAGCAATGCAGAAGGCTACTAATAGATATAACGCTAGTAGTAGAAGTGATGCAAATAGTGCTATTTATGATGCGGCAGCTGAACGAGCTAAAGAGCGCAAAGATGAAGCTGATAAGCAAGCTGAACGTTATAAGAAACAAATTGATGAAGATTATCAAAATTTTACTGATAAAATTAATCAATATGAAGAAACTTATGATAAAATGCGTGAAGAAAAATTAAAAGAGCAACAAGTTCAAGACCAAATTTATGATAACGAACTTGAAACTATTCAATATGAAGTTGAAATTAAAGTTGATGTTGATGAAGATACTCTTAAATTTTTAAATGAACTCTTTGACCAAATGGGTGATAGTGCAGATTATGCGGCAGACCGTATTGCTAATTTAACTAAGCAAGCTAAAGCTTATAGCGATGAAGCTAAGATTTATGAAAATGGTATTTCTAGTATTCTTAAGCATGCTGGCGCAGACCAAGAGCTTATCAATGGATTTATTAATGGTAAATTAACTAAAGACCAAATTGAAGAAATGGGAGCACTTGGTTTTACCGAGGATGACGCCCAAGCTTTAAGGGATTATAGTGATAAGTTGATTGAACTTAATAGCAATTATAGAGACCTTAGAAATACTATGGTTGACCAAGTAAGTGCGGCATTTGATGAATATATTGAAAAGCTCGAAGATGCATCTGATAAAATTGAAAAACTTCAAAAAGTTACTGAGACCTATAAGAATATTATTGATGTAGTCGGAAAGCGCATTCTTGATCCTAATGGTAAAATTACAAAAGCTTTAGATGATGCGGCATTTAACTCTGCAAGAAATTTAACTAAATCAAATAAATCTACTTTAGATTTTGCCGAGAATGCACTAAAAGAAGCTAAAAAAACTAGAGATTCATTAGCTAAACAATATGGTGAAGATAATGAAACTGTTAGAAAATGGGATGAACAAATTAAAGAACTTGAGGATAAGCGCGATGAAGCTTATTCAGATTGGTTAGATGCTTGGGAATCTGAATGTGAAGCCGCAAGAACTACTTTTGAAGATACATTAGAGTCTATTGTAACTAATTTTGAAACTAAAATTTCAGGATTAGCCGGCAATCTTGATATGCTCAATGATGCTTATGAACGTCAATCTAAAGTTGACGAAGTATATGTTGATGATTATGAAAAAATATATCAACTTTCAAAATTGTCACGAGAGATAAGTAAGTCTATTGATGATACAAGTCAAGTAAAGAATAAAGAGAAATTAAAGAAATTACAAGATGAGATTGTTAAAAAACAAGAACAAGGTGTAAAATTAAGTCAATATGATTTAGATTATCTTGAGAAAAAATATCAATTAGAATTAGCTAGACAGCAATTAGAAGAAGCAAAAAATGCAAAAACGCAAGTTACAATGAAACGTGATTCAGAAGGTAATTATGGTTATGTATATACTGCGGATGCTAATGCGGTTGCAGATGCTGAACAAAATTATGAAGATAGACTTCATGAATTACAAGAGTTAAATAGTGAGTATATTAAAACTTTACAAGGTGATATTATTCAAGTCCAACAGGATTTAGAAAATGATCTTAAAGACTTTGCAGAGAATTTTAAAGGTACTCAAGAAGAATATGAAAAAGGTGTTGCTGAAATTACAGAAAAGTATAAAACTTTAATGGAATATAAGCAACAACAAATGCAAAATGTATTAAGTAATAATCGTGATTTATACATGAATGATTGGAAATCATATTCTGAAGCAACTGGATATAAATTATCTGTGGATGCCGATTATCTTGATAAATGGGAAGAAACAAATTACTCAATTATTACAGGATATGAAACTCTTGAAGATGCCATGAGCGCTTGGCGTGATGGCGTTGAGCAAGTAACTAATGATGCTAATGAAGCTTATAGAATCTGGTATGAACAGACTAATCAAGCTTTGGAAGATGGCGGAACTTCAATGGATAATTTTGCTAATAAAGCAGGAGAAGTTGCGGGTGAAGTTACTAGCCAAACAGATAAAATTGCTGAAAGCGCAAAAGAAATGTCAGAAACTTTTAAAACAAGTTTTGATGATATTCTTGAAAACGCAAAAACATTTTCACAGCAATTTGAAGATGTTATTATGGGAATTATTGATTCCAATACAAAACTTGCAGATTCTATTAGAAAGGTATTAGCAGAAGCTTCTAAAGTTTCTAGCTCAACAAACTCTGGAACTGATGGAAGTTACACTGGAGGTACTTCAGATAGTATTTTTGGAAATGATTCTTCTATTGGCGAAGGAAATAATTCTGGTGTAGATGCAAGTAATTTAGATTTTACAGATGGTACTAGAAGTAATAGAAAAAATAGTCGAGGCAGAAGAAAAAATAGTAGAACTTCTAAAATTGATGCAAAAACTAAATATGGTGTTGCTTTGGCTATTATTGAAGGTACTTATGGTTGGGGTGATGATCCATTTCGTTCTGGAAAACTTACTAAAAAGTTTGGAAAAAATAATGGTATTCAAGCTATTGTTAATAAGCTTTGGGCTGAAGGTAAAGTATTCAGTGGAGCTTGGGAAGGAGCTTATTATGGTTTAACTTCTAAGGATATGCCTAAATATGCTTATAATAGATTTAATACAGGTGGATATACAGGCTATTGGCCTGGAAATACTGGTAAATTAGCTTTTCTTGATAGCAAAGAAATTGTCCTTAATAAAGATGATACAGCTAATTTCCTTAGCGCGGTAGATATTGTTAGAGATATTGCTAAAACAATTGATTTAACAGCATCTAGTGCAAGCAATAGTTTTTCTAGACTATTTGCGGCAGCGGGTATAAAAACCGCAGCTAATACACTTGAACAAGAAGTTCATATTACTGCAGAATTTCCTAACGTAACAAATAAAAATGAAATTCTTGATGCATTCGATAATGTTATTAATCTTGCTACACAATATGCTAACAGAAGTAAATAAAGATTTAGGGAAGAGTATAATTACTCTTCCCTATTTTTTATTTGGGCAAATGATATGAATTGACAAGTTAAAAAAATTATGATAATATAGAATAAGGAGTGAAAGGAGGCCATCAGATGGCAGATAATGCGAAAGCTTTGGACGATATATTTAAGTCTATAGATATTATTATAGATGGTAGACTTCAGGGATTAAAATTTGATAAAACTATTACTTGTTCTATTTTAAGTAATAAGAATGCCGCTCGGGGTGAGTATACTGTTACAGATGGCGCAACTACCTTTAAGGCATATTCTGATGTTACGACATATCAAGTCAATCAATATGTTTATGTTAAAGTGCCTAATGGTAGTTTTAATAATAAAAAAATAATTACAGGAAGATATATAGAAGAAAATAGTGAATACTATACTTATGTTCCTCCGCTTGATAGTTTTATAGATATGAGTCATAATCTCATTGATAACAATATTGAACCATTAGGATTAGTAGCTAATGGAAAAGAAAAAGAAATTGTTGTGTGGGAAAAACATAATCTACATTATAATGATTATGATAGAATAGGTATTCGCGCAGGTTTTAGAACTTGGCTTAATCAATATGATTTAGTTAAAGGTAATTATGGTCTAAAACTTTATGTAGTAATTAAACGTGGAAAAGAAAATGAAGCGATTAATAAACAAGATATCTTTTCTGTATATTTTACTTTAGATACATCTGATTTTTATGGAAGTTTATATAATTATGAAACTTATTATAATCAAGAAAAAGTATTTGATATAGGACAGTATTTAGATAATGAACATTATATTTCTGATATAAGATTAGTATTTTTCCAAGATAATAATTTTGAGGATGCTAAAGGAAATAGAATAGCTAGTACGATGCCAGACTCTGAGGTAGAATTACCTAAAAATATTTTTATGGCAAGTCCTTATATTGGTATTGGTTATAATAAAAATAAATATCCATCAGATACAGCATTATTATATACTTTTGATTCTTTAGATTATAAGGCGTTATTATCTGATGAGGATAAAGCTAATTTTATTGCGGCGTTAGATAAAAATTCTGAAACTTATAATCAAGATAGAGACAATATACTTTATGATGCGGCAACCGCAAAAAAACTTTTAAGTCAGCTTAACAGACGTAAATTACAAGCTCGATGGATTCATTTTGATGAAGATATGAATCCATATGTGTTTGATAAAAATTCTGATTTACCAGAAACCGCGCAAGTACATTGGTATAGATATTTTCTTGAAGAAGGACTTAGTGATAAACTTGCAGGAGCCTTTTGGAAAGAAATTGAAACACCGGATAAAAATTATTTTGAGTATAAAAATTTTGAACCGGATATGACTCGACAGCATGATATGCTTAAAGTAATTATTGAATATCCTTCTCGTGAAACTATTGCTAAACAAATTTATGATTTAAGTCTTAAAACTGGCGAAAAAGAAAATCCAGAAACAGGTAAGATAGATGAGGTTGGAGATTTACTTTATTCTTTTCTTTCCGCAAATAAAAAGCCAGATGATAAGACATATTATGATTATATAGAAGAAGCTAAATTAAATTTAACTAATGCAATTCAAAAACTTGATAATTTACTTGAAGATTATGAATTACAAGCGAATAGAGTTAATGAATTGTATAAAGAATTGGGCGAAAGACAGCAAGAGTATAAAAAAGCCCATCCTGAAAAAACAGATGATGATTTAGCTGTTGATGAAAAATACTTAGCTATTGCTACATATTTTAATGATCAAGTAGATAATCTAACTGATAGAACTAATGAAAAGCATGATGAATTACAAGCTATTAGTAATGAAGTAAGCGCCTATGAATCAGAAATTAACTATTATTCTTCTGAAGTTGTAGAATTTAAAAATTCTACTAACGTAATTGATAATACTTCTGTTGATTTAATTAGCGGTCTTGATATTGTATGTGATCCAGAAGGATACAATGGTGTTTATAGAATTTATGATGACAATGGTGACATTATGAGTTCTAGTGAGAGTATAAAGAAAAGAATCTTGACTGCGACGTATGAATCTTTAGTCACAGGTGATAAAACTCTTGATACTGCGGAAAAAATTTATTGGTATATTCCAATTACTAATACAATGATTCAGCATCCAACAGAAGAAACTGAATATTCTTATTATACAAGGGTTGATATAACTAATAGTGAATATAATGCGGCATTATATAAAGATAAATATTTTATAAAAGATTTATCTGGCATTTATCATCCCGCTACTTCTGATTATTCTAATACTGAGAAATATTATGAAAGAAATACAACCACAACTTCAAAAACTAAGGACGGAAATTATTTTGTTATTTGTAGAAATGGTGTAAGTATTGATTCTGAAGCTGGAACTGAAGAGTCTAAAAATGATAGTCAAATTTTTAGGATTAAATCTTATTATAGTCAAAGTGCTGTAAATAATACTATTAGATGTATTATCGAAAAAAATGGACGTAAATTTGAAAAAGATATTACATTAGTATTTGGTCCAACAGGAACAAATGGTACTACTTATACTTTATCATTAGAGTTTGATAATAAAATTCCTGCGGTGACTGTTGCGGCAGATGATGGGAAAAATGGAAGTGGAATTTACAATTCAGTTAAGGTAATTCCGCATTTATATGATTATCAGAATAATGACATAACCGCAAAATTTGCTTCTGCGGGTAAGATTTCTTACTCTTGGTATTGTAAAGGTAATGAGGGACTGGGCATTAGTGATCCAGATGAAACGGATGGTTCTGTTGAATTATTTGGTAAAAGTAGTAATATTGAAGATTATAAATATTATATACTTTTATGTACAGTGGAAGATGCTACAGAAATTGTGCCAAATAGTAAAATTAATTTAATCGCACATTTACCTATTCCAATCAGAGTGAGTGAGATATATACTGCTTTTGATGGTGCGACTAAGATTACTTATGATTCAAGTGGCGGCAACCCGCAGTTTTATAAAGATGGATACAAAATATATAAATATAACAGCTCTTCTGGAAGTAATGAGCCTATAATTAATGCTACTTGGGAAATGTCTTTAGGTGAGGATACTGTTGGTATTAATTTAAAAGATGAATATAATACAACATCTGTAATCACTCACTATTATCCTACTGTTACTGCGGAAGGTGTTTTAAGTGCGCCAGCTATGTATTTAAAAGAGAACGGAAAGCAAGTTGGTGTATCGTGTAAAGTAGATGGAAAGGTTGTATGGTTTCAACCTTTATATATTTATCAGAATTCTTATTCATCTTCATTACTTAACTCTTGGGATGGTAGCTTGACCCAAGATGAAAAAAATGGTACTATATTATCAACAATGATAGGAGCCGGAAAAAAGGATAACTTTAACCGATTTAATGGTGTGCTTATGGGTGATATAAGCGCGGCAAATAATCAACATGATATTGGATTATTTGGATATCATGAAGGTGTTCAAAGTTATGGGCTTAATATTAATGGTACTGCTTTTATAGGTAAATCTGGTAGAGGTCAAATTAAATTTAATGGAAATTCTGGTTATATTCAGAGTGGAAATTATGGTAAATCTGGTGCAGGTGGAATGCAGATTGATCTTAATAATGGCACATTAAAAATCATTGGTGAAAAATTTACTCAAGCACAAATTAAAGCAAACGGTAGTATTTTTAAAGGCATAGACAAAGCTTATCAAGCTCAAATTGATTATTATAATTTAATTAAAGATGGATTAGATGATCAAGTAGGAAAATGTTTAGATAAAATAACAAGTTTAGAAACCTTACAAACAGATTATCAAACTAATGCTAATAATTATAATCAAGCTATAACTGATGAAAATAGTGTTAAGCAAACTGCTCAATCTAATTTAGATATATTGAATGGAACTGGAGCAAGTTCTATTAAATATATACAAAGTCAAATAACCAAAGTGCAAGAGCAAATTAATACTAAGAAGCAAGAATTAATAAATGCTCAAAAGAGTTCATTAAAAGCTTCTAGTAAAATGAAAAAGATTTCAGAAATTAAAACAAAAATTTCTGAATTAAATTCACAATTAGATGGTTATCAAGCTAATTTAAGGCAGAAAAAAACTGAGCGTGATAATTTAAATGCTACAATAACCGTATGTGAAGGTAAGATTAAAATTTATACTCAAAGAAAGAATTTTTATATAAAGCGTCTTGAAGAAATAAATAATGAAATTGCAGCTTTGAGAAATGATAATACTAAGTATGAAAAACAATCTAGTAATTATGGAAATTTAATTACAAGTCTTAATGATACTGCTAAAAAATATAATGCGGCAACCGGTGATGAAAAAGTAAAATATGAAAACTCTATGGTGAATTATCTTAGAGAAAATTTACCTGATAGTTTTGAAATATCTACTAAAACTACTGGAAGTCAAATTTTAATTTCATCTTTAAGTCCTTATTTAAAAATTATTTCTAATGATAATAAGACTCTATTAAATATAGCAGATAATAGTTATTATTTACAAACTAATGATTTTGTTCAGCATGTATTAACTAATGGAGAATTTACGACTAAAGGTCAAGGTATGAAACTTGATTTACAGAATGGTAAAATTACTTCTTATAATTTTGATTTATTAGCTTTAGATTCTTCTGATGGAAATAATGCTGGGTCTTATATCAGATTAAGTGAATCTGGAAATCCTTATTTGAGAGTTCATTTTGAAGACAAAGCCAAAAGCCAAAAATTAAATATATTAGAAATAACTAAAACTAATTTTTATTTATGCTCTCATAATTGGGAAGCTAATAAAGAAGGCATTAATATAGATTTAACTAATGGTAGTATTACTGCTTTTAATAATTTTAATTTGAAAGCTACAATAAACTATCCTATTGGTAATGATAATGAACGATATAATGGTTCTTATGTACAAATAAAAAGTGGTAATCCATTTTTTACTGTTCATTTTGAAGATTCATATGCTCCAGAGAAAGATTTAGACCTTATTAAAATAGGAACTAGAGAATGGTTTATGCAATCTCAAGATTGGGTAGATGGTGAATCTGGTATTCGTTTTGATATGGCAAAAGGAAAAATTACTGCTTATAGCTTTACAATAAAAGCATATAGGTCTGAAAATGAGTATATTTATATAGATAGCACAAATGACACTGAACCTTTGAAGATAGGTAGTAAATTTAAAGTAAATTGGAAGGGTGAAGTAACTGCAAGCTATATCACAGCTAGTGGTGGAAAAATTGGTCCATTTACTATAAATAGTAGTGCTTTATATTCTGGAGGAAATACTTTAGGTTCTTCTGGAGTATATTTAGGTAGTGCTGGTCTTAGTGTTAATGATAAATTAATAGTACGAACTTCTCCGGGGACAAATCAATATACACTTAATGTTGCAGGTAAATCACATTTTAGTGGGGCAATGAAAATTGGTGGTTCTGTAAATATTACTAATAATGGAAGTCTCACTGCAGCAGGTAGTATCACTGCAAATGGAACGCTTACTACGAATGGAAGTTTAGTAGTTGCTAATGGTGGCAGTTTTGGTGGAGACATAAATGTAACTGGAAATCTTAAAGTAAGTGGTACTATTTATGATTCTAATGGTAAATGGAGCTCTACAGGAAAAGACGGTGGCAGCCAGAAATTATATGGTACTTCCGGTAATATTGGTAATTGGGGTATTAATAAAGGAGCGATCTCTAGTGGCAAAACAAACTTAGGAAGTAATGGAATAATTACTGCTGGAAATATTACTATTAATGGTGAAACGAATAATGGAACTATTACCTTTGGAAATAATGCAAATATTTATCAAGGTTCATCTACTCTTTATTTAAAAGGTGGTAGTAGTGGAGTACAAATAGGACTTGCAGTTTCTTCATCTTTAGATTATCCAATTATAATGGCAGCAGATACAAAAGTTAATGGAACTTTTAGTGCCACAACAATAAAGCAAGGATCTAAAGAACTTAAAGCTTTGGCTTTTGCGGATGACATAAAAAAAAAGTTTAGTACAATAACAGTATTAAGTTCAACCAATTATACTGGACTAGGTGGTCGCTATTCTAGCGGTGGAAGTTGGTATTATAAAACTTTAGATAATCCAAACATGACTGTTTATAAGCGAGATACTTCTAGTGCTACAACTATGTATGAACGAGAACGTTTTAGTTATTATACTTTACCAGCCACGTATTATGCAGAAATGAGTGGAGGTAGTGTTATGGTACATATGGGCAGTGGTCAACATTTAGAGGGTGGAAAATCATATAGTTGGAAAAATGATGTTTATGTCTATGCATATACAGTAGATAATCCAGTTGTTAGTAAAACACCAGTCAATACTATATATCCAGAATATAAATCTATTTATAAAGCAGTACATGGTAAAACAATATATGATTATGAAGCTTTAAGTAGCAGTGATTTTGGTAAAATTCCTGATACATTAAATTTAGTTTCAGATGAAATTACTATGGTGGCATCAGAAGTTACTGATACAAGTTCAGATATAATAGCTTTAGGCCAAATGCATAAAAAAACAAGATAGTAATTTATTTTAATATAGATATTTTATATGTAAAGGAGATAAAGGATTATGCAAACAACAAAAACTTTAAAAAATGGTGAAATTTTTGAAATGGCAACAAATTTAATTGAGGCTTTTCAGAAAGATACAGAATCTGGAGAAAAAACTTATCCAATTAAAGTTTTGTTCTATCTTAGAAAAAATATGAAAACTCTTACAGAGCTTGCTCAGGATATTGAGAAAGCAAGAGTTGAAATTATTCAAAGATATGGAACTCCATCAGAGGAGAATCCAGAACAGTATCAGTTTGAGACGCAGGAAAAAATTGATGCGGCAAATAAAGAATTTGAAGAACTGTTCAATTTAGAGCAGGAAGTTACTATTTATACAATTCCATTAGAGGCTTTCAATGACATGGAACTCACTGAAAAACAGATGGATGCAGTAATGGAAATGATTGAGGAGTAAAAAGATATGGCTAAATTGTATCCTCCAAATATAGGGGGAACAATTCCAGCCTTCTGTCGAAATTCTAGTGGGACTGTTATTTTAACAGTCCCTTTTTCTATGAATAGAGCAGTTGCAAGGGCGGAAGTTGCTGGATTTGTTCTAAAATTAAAAACTGTTAATGGTACTTATCTAGCAACTATCAATGCCGTTATTAATAATACAACTGGAACTCCTTATGATATTATTGATAGAATGGAAGTTGATTTTGATGTTACCAATGTAACAGGATTAAATCTTGGACAATATTATAAAGTCCAAATGGCATATATAAATCAAAATAATGAAGTAGGTTATTTTTCTACAGTTGGCGTAGCAAAATATACCGCGCAACCGCAAGTATCTATAAAGAATCTTTCTTTTGGAAAAATTAATTCACATGAATACCAATATACTGGTGTTTATAGTCAACTTAATGGCGACCCATCAGAAAAAATGTATTCTTGTCGATTTAAGTTATTAGATGAAGATGAAAATATAATTGAAGATAGCGGTGATATAATTCATAATACTATGAATGATGACTTACGCTATGAATCACATGAAGTATTTACAATTTCTAGGGATTTATCTTCAGAGAAATCATATTATATCATTTTCACAGTTACAACTAATAATGAATTAACTATATCTACTCCTAGATATAGAATAATGCAAAGACGTTCTATTAACCCAGAGATAATTGTTGATTTAAAAGCTGAATTAAATTATGATAATGGTTATATTAAATTAACTATGAATAATGAAAAGGATTCAATTATTTCTGGTACATTTTTAATTGCGCGAGCTTGCAGTAAAGATGGTTATGTGTGGGAAGAATTTAAACGTTTCGATATGCAGTCTATGGTTCCCAGTATGTGGAGTTTAATGGATTGCACTCTTGAGCAAGGAGTTACATATAAGTATTCTTTACAGCAATATAATAATAATGGGGTATATTCTGACCGCATAGTTTCAAATGAATGTTATGCAGATTTTGAAGATGCTTTTTTATATGATGGGGAAAAGCAACTTAGAATCAGATTTGACCCAAAGGTATCTAGCTTTAAAAATGATTTACTTGAATCTAAGGTAGAAACAATAGGAAGTACACATCCATATATCCTTCGTAATGGAAATGTAAATTATAAAGAATTTCCAATAGCAGGATTAATTTCTTATCAAATGGACGAGGATGGACTATTTTGTTCTAAAAAAACATTAGGTATATCCGCAAATATTACAGACTTAACTAGTGAAAATATAAAAGCTGAAAGAGTATTTAAACTCAAGGCGTTAGAATGGTTAACTGATGGAAAAGCAAAACTGTTTCGTTCTCCAACAGAAGGCAATTATATTGTACGTTTACTTAATGTTTCTCTTTCTCCTAATGATACTCTTGGACGTATGCTGCATAGTTTTTCTGCAACTGCGTATGAAGTTGCAAAATTTAATACTCAGAGTCTTGGCAACTATGGATTAATTGATCCCGCAGAAAACCTGACAACGCAAACAAGATGGGCTTCTGTAGATTTGCGAGAATTTTATATTAAACTTAAAGCTGAAGCTGACGCTAATAAAAAACCTATAGGTAATAAACTTGGACCAATTAATACTAGACAAATATATTCAGTTACTTTTACTGATATGATGCCTGGTTCAATAGTTTATATTGGAGACACTTCCATTGAGATTGGAGCTACTGGTGCTTATATAATAGAAAGTAGTAGTCCAATTACTTATTTGGGTGTAGATAATTTTTCTGCACAGCAAGGTGGAATTTGTACTTATAGTTATCAAACTAAAACAGTTAATGTGTTTAGTACAATTACAGAAGTTGAAGTAGAAGATATTCCTTGTAAACAAATTATTGGTCAAGATTATTTATATAAAGCAAATGATTTAATTTCTTCATTAACAGATACAAGAACTCATATTTTACAGGTTCCTTTTGGTAGATTTATAAAAAGAACTGTTAAAGATATTTACATTGATATAGATAATCCTAAAGATGTATATATAGGAATTAAAGACTGTAATTATTACTGGGATATGGATTGTAAGGATATGATTGATGAATTTGATCCATTGACTTTATATCATGTTAGATGTCATCGTACTGCGGGAAGTAGACAAAACTTTTTAAATGAAGGATATTATGTTGATGCAAATAAAGATGTATTTGCTCCTTATACAGATTTTATTATAGATGGAAATCATCCAAAAGAGTTAATTAAAATAACAGATGATATATTTTATCTGGAAATTGGAGAAGAAATTATTGATTTAGATGAAACTGAAAAATACATTCTTAAAGATGTAGATAATTATAGCTTAAAAATTAAACCTCATTTAGGCATAATTTCTGAAATTAGTTATTCAAGACAATTAGCTAAATATTCGTTTGAAGAAGAACAAGTAACAAATGAGGTTTATGATGCGGTTTATAAAGCTAAACAAGATTATAATAAAAAGGCTAGTGACTATGAACGAAATATATTAGGTGGCGCAAATGCAGATTCTAATTATTTAGTAGAAGGAATTTCTTATGACTTCAGAATTATTATAGGAAACAAAACTCCAGAAGTTTTATTAGCTGAAGCAAAGAATAGAGATATAGGAATTAAAGGTTTAAAGAAAATAGTTGATGATAAATATAATTATTATATTAAATGTTTAGATGCCGCAATTAAGTATTATAAAAAAATAAATGGATTGGTGGAATGATAATATGAATCCATTAGCAGATAAAGATTTTTTAAGAGAATTAGACCAGAATAGAGAACGAGAAGTTTTCGCTAAAATTGTGTCACTAGATTATAATGAAAATCCAATAGAAGAAATAACTGGGCGAGTAAGTTCAGGAACGGTTAGCATAGATGGCTCTTCATCTGTGCGCCGTTCTTGTTCTTTGGGTCTAATCGCGCAAGAGCTTAATATTCATGACTTTTATTGGGGCTTAACTACAAAGTTTAAATTATATTCTGGTTTAAAAAATAATATTAATCCCAAATATCCTGATATTATCTGGTTTCCTCTTGGTATGTTTGTAATTTCATCTTTTAATACTTCACAGGATACAAATTCTTATACAGTTTCAATTCAAGGTAAGGATAAAATGTGTTTACTTAATGGTACTCTTGGTGGAACTGTAATGTCATTAACTGCAGATTTTGGTACTGAGACCGTAGAAGATGAAAGCGGAGAATCTTATAAACAAGATTTGCCTATTAAAAATATTATTCGAGAAGTAGTTCACGAATATGCAAGAGAGCCATATCATAATATTATTATTAATGATTTAGATACTTATGGATTAGAATTAATGGAATATCGTGGTTCTTCTCCTATGTATATTCTTATTAATCAAGCTGATGAAGCGGTTAATATTAGAATGGATTTATCAATGGATAATATGTACTTAGGTAAATATAAAGACGGTCAATATATATGGAGTATAAAACCAGGTATATTTTTAGATAAACCGCAAGTAATGACAGATGGATATAATATAGTAACTGTATATGATACTAGACTTGAATCTTTAGATGTAGAACAGCATCCAGATAGAATATCCACTCACCGCAATGGTAAAGATGATGATGGTAATGATAATTACTATACAGTAATGAAAGCTGAATATGGTTCTTCTGTTGGATATAAAGTAACTGAACTTACTTATTCAGGTGATTTAATTGCGCAGGTTGGTAGTCCAGTGACAACCGCAGTATTAGATAAAATAGTTTCTATGCTTGGCGATTTTGAATATTTTTATGATTTGCAAGGTAGATTTATTTTCCAACGTAAGAAAACTTATATTAATACTTCTTGGAATAATATTCGTTCTGATTCAGAAAATAAACAAGTTTATGTAGAATCCGCAGCTTATACTTCTGAGGTTATTTATTCATTTGAGAATTCTAGTTTAATTACTTCATTTCAAAATAGTCCAGATTTTGACAATTTAAGAAATGATTACTCAATTTGGGGAACTAAAACAACAGTTAGCGGAAATGAAACTCCTGTACATCTTCGATATGCTTTAGATAAAAAGCCTATTAGATATATTAACTATGAAGGAGATATTTACTCTACAAATGAGGATAATAAATTATTTATAGGGCAAATACATTGTGATTGGCGTGAGTTAATATATCAAATGGCTTCAGATTATATGAAGCATAATAAGGATGATGACTTTACAGTTCAAATAGGAAAAAATAATCCAGACTATTATCCTGATGGATATACAGGCTATGAAGTTTATTATACTGATATATATAGTTTTTGGAGAGAGTTATATAATCCAGATTATGAGAGTACTTATTCCATTTGTTATGTTACTAAAAGTAATTATGAGCAAGCTATGAAAGATAAAAAAATTGAATATTATTGGTATGACCAATGTAATGATAAAACTGCATATATACCAGAGAATGATTATTTTTACAAAGATGCTTATGGAATATTCCAGAAGGTTCATTCAATGACCGCAGAAAAATTAAAAAATAATTCTTTATATTATTATACATTAATTAAATGTGACGAAACAATGCCATATGTTAATAATAGAGATTATTATACAAAATCTGAAGGAGATTATGTAACTTTAAAGAATTATAAGGATTTAGGAACTTCAATTAATAATATCGGTTGGAATATTAACGTAATTAAACTTCCTCAACAATTAAACTTTTGGTTTGACTTTTTAGACACCGAAGGTGAATTAGACCAATATTCTGTGCGTAATATTGGTACTAGGCCGAAAGCTGAAAATGATTCTGATGTAAAAGCTATTTATTTTAGAGATATTCCTACAATCTTATTTTTTGGAATTGAAGATACAAAAGCGCAATTAAAAAGAGATTTAAAAATCAATTATGTAAATTATGGATTAACAAAACCGCAAGTAGAAGCAATGTCAGATAAGCAGTTAGAAGATTATATTATTGAAAATAATTTAATTTCTAAATTAATAGCAAAGCAAAAAGATGAAATGCCTGGTTATGCCTTTATTCAATTACCAGATTATTTAGAAAATCTTTTTACAATAAGTACACAAGGTAAATGTGCTAAAGATTCACTTGACTCTTGGTTATATAATTATACTTATTGTACTGAAACTGTTTCTTTAACTTCAATTCCTATTTATTATTTAGAACCTAATACTAGGGTTTATATACATGATAATAATAGCGGAATAGATGGAGAATATATAGTTGATAGAATTTCTTTACCACTTCAATATAGTGGTACAATGAATATTTCAGCAACCAAAGCCGCTGAAAGAATTTATTAAGGAGGTTAAGGAGAGAATGGCTAATAGAATTAGACAATATCGTTTTTATAATAATAAAAACGGAGCTAATAAAAATTACCCATCAAGCATTACTATAAATAATGCTACTACAGATGTTACGTATGATTATTATACTAATGGCACTGTATTTGAAAATAATTTTCCTATTCTACAGCTTGGTATTCAGGCTCCTCCTGGTACAAAGTTTAGAATAAACAATGGAGATTATATTATTATTGGTACTACTGGAATTTTTGAATTAGACTTAGAGGGTAAAACAGAAATTACAAGTCTTGCTTTTGATTCTGTTTCTATGGCATTCATTAATGCTAATGATAATTTAAGTTTAATTGTTGATACAATATATGATGATGGAAAGGAGTAAAGTAAATGGGTTTTTATGGAAATATAACAAATACATCTAGAACTTCTTTCCAGTTTGATAAAACATATTCAAGCCGATATGTTATGGACCAATCTGTTGCAAGTGATGGTGTTTTTATTGGACGTTTTGTATTAATAGAATATGATAAGAACATTGACAAGCTTGATTATGTTACAGCTTATAAAAGAGTTGAAGGAAAGAGACCTATTTTTGGTGTCGGTTTTGATAAGAACAATGCTTTAAATAGATTTATTATTGGAACTACTAGACATGATAACGTAATTCCAGATGGTACTGTTATTAGAGTGCCTGGTAAAGAAAAAGATGGAACAAATTATTTTAATCATACTTATAAAGAAGTTAGCTTAACAAAGGATAGTTATAAAATAAATACTTATTATATTTATGATAATGGTAAATTTATTTTATCTAAAGGAGCTTTTGATAGTTCAAAAATTTATTTTGAATTAACTTATGGCGAAAGTGATGAATATTACATTGCACATGGAACTCTTAATGGAGAAGCAGAATTTACTAGAATTAAAACTACAGCTTCTGATGCCAATAGTTCAACTTATACAAATTATGTTTTTAATTTTGACTTAGATAATGGAATATATGGAGCTAGTAGAGGATATGACTCTACTGTATGGCAAAAGGTATATACAGATAATGTACAAAAATATGTAATGGTTGCGGAATTAAATTCTGTAGTTCCTACTTTTGATGTATCTGCGGATGCACCTACTCAGATACCAATGGTTCCTCACTTTGATACAGATAGTACCAATGTGTATTATAAATTACATTGGCAGCCTGCTTGGGGATTAAGAGTTAAGTCTTCTCTTAATAATTTACGTTCAGCACAATTAAATCCAGATGGAACAGCTATCAATGGAACAAGTATTCTTATGTCGGATAATTTGAAAGAATATCCATCAGATGTAACAACTACTTGGGTTAAGCAAGAATATGACCCTCAAATTGGTGATATGGTTTCTAGCTATCTAAGTTATGAAGAGTCAGATAATGACAATGAAAATAATGGTGTATGGAAGCAACAGCTTCAGAATCAAGAAATTACACCTATACCTGCCGCAATTTATTTTAATAAAGCCGGATTTAATTCAGAAACAATTAGCTATAGTAATGATAAAGACTATGAAGGCTGGGGAGAAAATAAAAAAGTTACTGATGAAATCAATGTTCTTCCTACTGGTAAAAGTGGTCATCAATACAATCCGCATGATGGCACTGTAGATAAACAGTCTAAAGTAGATACTCAAGAATTAGAAGTAATGCTTCCTTCTCTTGGCGATAGTGTTGCTAAAATGTGGGATTTAGTTTATGGTGGAAGAGAAACTTCTGAAGGCATTAAAAAAACCGGTCGCCGCAATATTGACACAAATTGGGAAGATGGTTATGCAGTTTTAAATCGCCAAGGACTTCGTATGGTAAAAGATACAAATGAATCTACTCCATACATTAAAGATAAAGGTGATAATAAATATAATAAAGCCGCAATTAATACATTAGCAGGATGCATAAATTCAGTTCATGACCTCATGGGTATGATTATTATGCCTAAGAATGGCGCAGAAATAGAATCTGAAATAGAGAGCTATGATGCTGATAAAATTTATTATAGTACTAATACTCATCAATATTATAGAAAGCATCAAACTTATACTTACGATAATATTCCTTTTACTGCTGATAATTATATTATGAAAGCTGTAGATATAGATGCGGAAAACTATCTACCTGGTTTATATTATATTAGTACAGCTACAGGAAATAATGTAAGACCAGAAAATTGTTCTATTTCTAATGGTAATTATGATTCTACAAAGACTTATTATTTGAAACAATTAAAGAAAGAAATTTCTGATGAAAAAGTAATAGTAGATAGTCGTTTATTAGATTTCTCTAAAGGTGATTATTGGTTTGGTGAAAATCCTACTGGTGGTTATATTAAAGAAGATATACCATTTCAAAATTATGTTAAAGATTCTACATATCATAAAGGAAAAGTCTATTATACAATTAAAAATCCAGTCAAAGAAGATTTAATGGATGATTATAAAAAAGGAACTTTATATTGTTCATATGGTACTAAAAAATTCTTTAATGCTACTCTTAATAAAGAAGAAGTTTGGACCAATGGTTATGAATTGTGTTTAGATGAAAAATATGATGATAGTAAAGAGTACTATAAAATTAAAAAAGTATACTCTTTAAAAGAAGCTAATTTTGATGGTATTTATTTACCAGGAGTCTTTTATTATAAAGCTTTAGCTAGTAGTCCAACTCGTGAACCTTGGGATCCAGTAAAAAATAAAGATGAGGAATTTGTATATGCTCTTGATACAACTTTAAGAGGAACTGGTACTGAAACAAATACTACTGAAAGAACTCACTATGCAATTACTACTGCATCTGCTTCTGGTGGAAGTGGTAATACTTATATTTTAGTTACAGAATATCGTAAAATAACATTAACAGAAAAGAATTATGTTAAAAACAAATATTATTATTATGTTAATGGTAATGCAACTTCAATTAGTTATAACTTATTTAAAGATGTACCTGAAAATATTAGAAATAATGCTTATGAAAAGATTTTAGTTTATAAACGTGCAGATACAGAAACGGTTATTATTAATGAAAATAATCCTCTTCAATTAAGACCATATGATGAGTCTGAACAATGGTACAAGAGAAAAATAGATAATAAAACTGGTGAAATCACTTATGGTTTATTAGACATTAGTAATGTTGACAGGTCTTGTACAGAAGATTATTATACTTTTGTAAATCCTATTGATAAATCACAGGTGGGAATTGAAAAAGTTAATAGATTTTATACCCCAAGTAAATATTATTATAAGATTACAGACAAAAATAGCGAATTCAAAGACAGTTACTTAATTGACAATCAAGAACATATTGAACGTGATGAAAACGTTACTGATTTTTATTATACTATTAATCCAAATTCTATTACTAAGATTGGCGGAGCAGATAGATTTTTTGACCCGACAACTTATTATGATGAAAATGGTAATTTAATAACAACAAAACCCGCAAATGGAACTACTATATATAAAAAACGTAACGTATATGTAGTAGAAGATTTATTAGGACAGTATCCAAAAGGAACACCTTGGAGCAAAGATATTTTATCTGTTCCGGCTTCAATTACCCTAGGTATTCGTGACGACGCATATGATGCTAAACCATTAGAAGGATTTGCGGATACATTAAATACAATACATGGTTTAATTCTTCGTATTAATAATATCTTAGAAGCAGGAGATGAACTTACAAGAAATACTGATACTGTACAAGGTTGTATTAATAGTATTAAAGATATCCTTGTTAAAATTGATGCTCTTAAGCCATCAGAAATGGTTGTTGTTGATGCTTATGGTAGAATACATAGTGCTAAATGTGATACAAAACAGATGGCAACTGCTGATATATTTAAAGAGACCAATAGAGACGATGGAATCAAAGGGGATAAATTTGCTAAAACCGCAAGTTTAAAATCCATGAAAAATCAGTGGTTGACTTTATATATTAATGATAATCCTTCAGAGCCTAAATTAATTTTAAGACATAATTTCCAACCAGTAGAAGATACAAGTAATGCTTCTAATTTAAATAGTTCTAATACTAATACTATTCATTTATATACTCCAATAGTAGATAAGATGGGACATGTGGTTGGTAAAAATACTGAAACTGTTACATTGCCTTATGGATTTAAGAAAGTAATTAGTAATGGAAGAGGTAATTCTACTGAGGTAAATACTGGAGCTGTAGGTAATTCTACCTTAACAGCAAAAAATACTCAGGATAGTTTAACAATTAATTCTGGAAATAAATGGATTAGAATTGATGGTGATGCCAATACAAACAGCTTATCAATTTCACATGATATTCATAGTTTTTCTAGTGGCAAAGCTAATACTAATTATGGATTGACTAGTAGTAAATCTATTCAGGAATTGGATTCTAATAATACTTTTACTATTCCATATTTCCAATTTGATGAAGCTGGTCATATTACAAGTGCGGGAAACAATACCGTAACTGTTCCAGAAGTATTTGCTACAATTAAAGTTTCAACTAGTACAGATATAGGAAATTCAACTGCGGGTATGGCTGGCTCTTGTGTTGCGGATAATCTACAAGATATTTTAACTTTAGCTGAAGGAAATAAATGGATTAATTTAGTAGCGGATGGAGCTAATGATAAGATTACATTTTATCATTATACTCAAGCTTTTACACAATCTACTCAGACAACTAATTTTAATGATGTGAATGCAGGAAATACATTTGCTATTCAAACTATTGAATGGGATGAAGCTGGTCATTTAACAAGTAGTGTTAAAAATACTTTTACTTTGCCGAACGCATTTTCAAGTGTAAAAATCGGAAGCTCCTCTTCAACTGAGGTTACGGAGATAGCAGCCGCCAATGGCACAGCGAATGCAAGCGCAATAAAAGATGAAATTACTTTCAATGTTGGAAATAGATGGCTAAAGGCAAAGGTTAATAATAAGACTATTACTTTTGCACATGCAGCTCCTGATACCAATAGCAATTCAGCAGCTTCTTCAATGTCTAACGCGCAAACACCAAGTTTTGGAAATACTTTTAATATTCCAGTAATAAAATATGACCAAATGGGACATATTTTCTCTGTTGGAACTACTACTGTTAAAATTCCAAATATTACTCTTACTGGCGGCGCAGGTAATGTTGTTATTGGATTAAGTTATAATAATGGTGCTTTTACTTTATCTAAAGCTAATATTGGAACTTTAGCTATTACAGGATATGTTAGTATTACTAATGGTCATATTAGAGCAACAGATAGTTTAAATAGTGCCTTAAATAAATTAGATTCTGCTATTGTAGCTGAGATTTCTGATAGACAAAATGCAATTAATAACTTAGATATGGATGAAGTTAGCGTTGGTACTGGAGAAATTATTAGTTCGATTAAGCAAACTAATGGCTTAGTTAGTGCGACTTCTCGTAAATTAGCAAAAGATGATATTACTCCTTTACTTACTGATTATAGTACATCTAATCAAATTGCAGATAAGTATGCTGCTAAGAGTTCTCTTGGAACTATGGCTAGTAAAAATGCAAATCTTTATTATACAAAAGCAGAAATTGATAATAAAGGCTACTTTACATCTGCTGATGCTTATACAAAAACTGAGATTAATAATAAAGGTTATTTAACTTCTACTAATGCTTATACAAAAGCAGAAATTGATAATAAGGGTTACTTAACTAAGAATTCTACTTTAGAATATAGTCAAAATGATACTACTTCTACTACAATTACTATTCAAGCTTTAGCTAAGAAAGTAGCAGAACTAGAAGCTAAAATTGCACAATTAACTCCAACTGTTTAAAAGTAAGTCTGGCCGCAAGGTCAGACTTATTTAATTATACTTTTTTAAAACTAAAAATAAATAGAGAGAACAAAGGAGGTAATCATTTTGGCTTACACAACAAAATTAGGCAACTATGTTAAGTTTATGCGTGGCACGCCAAAAGACTGGGCTGCTTTAACTAAAGCAGAAAAAGATTTAGATACTCTTTATTTTATCTCTGAGCCTGAAGGGGAAGAAGGAAAACTTTATTTAGGTCCTAAATTAATTGCGGGCGGAGGTAGTGGCGCTTCTGTTGGCTCTTTAAAGGATTTACAAGATATTTTACTTTCTGAAAGTATTGAAGCTAATTCATTTTTAGTATATGATTCTGAGAGTAAAAAATGGGTAAATAAAGCCGCTTCTCAGGTTTTAGCATCTATCGCTACTTTAATGAAAGGTGCTACAGCTGATAAAGACGGAGAAGCTGGATTGGTGCCAGTTCCGGCTCAAGGACAGCAAAATCTTTTCTTAAGAGGTGATGCTACGTGGGCTGACCCAACTACTGAATTAAAAGCTACTGTTACAACTCTTATTGGTGAAGATACTGATAAATCAGTTAGACAGATAGCTAGAGATGAAGTTAAAACAGTTATTGGTACAGCTACAAATGCATTTGATACTTTAGGTGAAATCGAGACATGGATTAAGAATCATGAATCCGCAGTTAATTTACTTGATTTAAACAATAAAGTAACAAACTTAAATAATGTCGTTATTAATGGTATCACAGGCGACGATGGGGCAATCAAAACCCCAAGTTTAGTAAAACAAGTTTCTGACTTAAATGCTGAATTTAAGACTTTAAATGAAACTGTAAATGGTACAGAACAGAATCCAGCTTCTGGATTAGTTCATGTTACTAATAATTTAAAAGATACCGTAGCAATTCTCACAAAGACTACTAGTACACATACAAAAGAAATTAGTGAGATTAAAGAAAGTCTTCGTTGGCAAGACTTAATACTTGCAAGCGAATAATTAAAAGGGGGAATAATTCATGGCTAATGTTGGTTTTAAACTTGGTACTCAAGCCAAAGTTGATGCCTTACTGAAAACTCCAGGTACATCAGTCGTAGAAGGCAGTTTTTATTTAACCAGTGACACTCATAGATTGTATATTGGACAAAAAGCAACTGCTGATGATACAAACGCGCAGTTATTTGCAGTAAATGAAGGTGTTATTACAGTTGATACTATAGAAGACCTTCCTAAGGTCTCTGCTGCTGATAGTTCCGTATATGCAGGACGTTTCTATTATGTAACAAATGGTAATATTCTTTGTGTATATAATGGTAAATCATGGGTTCAGATTAATACTAATACTGATACATATGTTAATTCTCATAGCTACTCAGTAGAGGGCGGAACAATTAAAGATAAAATTGGTCTTTCTAATGGCGGTAATGTAGACGCAACATTTACAGTAGAGGGAGCCAATGGTATTCAGATTACTGGTACAGACACAACATTAACAATTACTGGAGATAAATATTCTTTATCTAGCACAGTAGCTGATAATAAAGCAACAGTAAAATTAGATTCTGCAAATACAGCCGACGATACTTCTGTAGTATTAGCTGGTGGGGATAATGTAACCATTACTCAAAATACTGATACAAAAGAAGTTACCATTGAATCAAAAGATACAAAACTTACTGGTTTAACGGGTGCGGCAGCCGCAGAAGGATTTACCATCACAGGTCATAATTCTGATGGTGGCGACACTACAGCCGCAACTATTAATCCACAAATTAAAGTAGGTAAAACTACACAACCAATAGCAAAATTTGTTGATGGTACTGCTACATTAGACGTATATAGTACTAAAGACATTGACGATAAGATGAAAGCTCTTAACGCAATGGTTTACAAAGGTACTCTTGGTAAAGCAGGTACAGTAGAAACATTACCTACAACTAATATTTGCGTTGGTGATACTTATCTTGCTGCTGAAGATGTTACAATTAATGAACATACTGTACATGCTGGTTCTCTTGTAATCGCTAGAGGTACTGAAGATGCTTCTGGATTTATTACAACTGATACATTAGTATGGGATATCGTTGAAAGTACTCAAGATACTGATACACAGTATAGTTTCCAAGCTATTGAAGGTGGTATTAAATTACATGGCACCGCAGGTGGAGATACTGGACAGTTAGTAGTTGAAGGAGGCACTGATGTATCTGTAGCTACAGCTAATAGTGATGCATCAGCTAATCAGACATTAACTGTAAACCATAAAGCTGTTACAAGAACCGATAGTGCTGATGCGGCCTTAGACCAAATCAAAAACGGAGAGACACCAATAACAGTAATAACTGGTGTAACAACTAGCGAAACAGGACATGTTACTGGTGTTAAAACTCAAAAAATAACACTTCAAGATAGTAATACAACACTTACATCTGTTAGTAATGCAGTTGCAGCCACAGGTAATATTGCAACTGTTACTTCTACAGTAAAAGGTACTTTAGGTACTGGTGCTGAGACTAGCGCTGCAGGTACTTTTAAAGTAGCCAGTACTTCTATGACTGTGACTGGTTCAAATAGCCAAGTAAATATTGATTTAACTTGGGGCACTTTCTAATAATTGATTAAAAATAACTTTTAATTCTATTAGAGAGATTGGAACGGAAGAGAAATGTTTGTTTCATTTCTCTTCCGTTTTTTTACTTTATATAAAAAGATAGAAAGGAGATACCGCATGAATCCAAGTTTTAGACCTATACGTGGTACAGAAGAAAAACTTCTAAGTACACCATATCAAGAAGGTTATATATATTTCGCTGTTGACACCGGTAATATCTACATGGATGCCAATGGTCAAGCTAAAATACCGCTTGGAGGCAGAGGAGCCGCAGTACTATATTCTAAAGTTAAAGGCGCTCAAAATGCTGGTGATGATAATTATACTCTTTATCAGGATGGTTTAGAAGACCCGAGCCAAACTGTTAGAGAAGGTGATTTAATTATTAATACTGCTGATGGAGCTTTTTATAAAGTTCTTGAACTTAATCCAGTAGAAGAAGCAATTATTTGCGCGAGAATCGCTGTAAGTGGCTCTGGTGGTGGTGGCGGAACTGGTGGAGATACTGGTCCGACAATTCGAAGAGGTCGTTTAACAGTAACTAATGATGGCGAATCAGATATTCTTAATGGTTCACCTTGTACTTTTACTATTACAACAACTTCCGCTACGCAAACTGTTGAAGGAAAATTAGAGCCGATTGATGATGAATTACAATTAGCTATTAAATTTATACTAACTGAATCAAATCAAGTTTTTTATACAGAAACTTTAACTGTTAAGCATGGCCAAACATTCACTTATAATGTAGGAGAGCATTTAAGAACCTCTTCAGATATTACTATTGACTTTAAATTATCAGGTAGTTCAACAAACTCCTTTTATAATAGTGGACAGCTACAAAGACGAGTTAAAACTCATGAATTAAGTATTGAATGGGTAGCTAGTCAGTTTAGTAATATGAAATACTTTACTGATTCTATTAATACCTCAATTCGTTTTTCTACTGGTGCTAGACGTATTCTTGATGTTTATTTTGATGATGCATTAATTTATACAAAAATTTATTCCGCGGAAGCATCAGATGCAAACGCCGCACCTATTATTACCAGAAATTCTACTATTTATAATTTAGATGGAACTTCTACTGGTAATACTCTTAGTGCAGCTTATTCTCATGGTAGACATACCATTAGTGCTAGATTAAGTTTAGCTAAAGCTGATGGTAGCCGTGGTAGTAGCACTAATTTAATCAAAAAAGAAGTAGCTCTTTATCTTGATGAGGGATATCCTCTTATTTGGTTTGGTGATATGGAATCTGTTTATTATGAATATGATACTCCATTAGTACCAATTCGTGTATATGATCCACACGCTGGAGCGGCTGGCGCAGAAGTATATTTATATATTGATGGTTCAGATGCTTTAGATGGTTCTTGCTATACAATTTCTAATGATGCTTCTAATTACTTATATTGGACTCTTACAAAACTTGCGGCAGGTCAAACAACTATTTATCAAGTTCGTGTAGGAGAAGATAAATATGAAACTTGGGAAACTGTTCCAGAGTTTGAAGTATTAGAAGACCCAAGAAAGATGGATGTCGCTAGAAGTTCTTTAATTGTTGATTTCGACTCAAGAGGACGTTCTAATTCAGAAGTTGCTCAAAGACGTTCACAATTAAAAATTGGTGATTCTTATGCTACTTTATCAGGATTTAACTGGTATAATAATGGTTGGGTTATGGATAGCAATAATGTAACCTGTTTAAGAATCAGTAATGGTGCAAGTGTATCATTACCAATAGGTTCTATGTCATTTGCGGGAAATATAGCTTCTCATACTATTGAGATGAGATTGAAAATTCGTAATGTTCAATCTTATGATAAACTTATTACTAATTATACTCGTTATCAAGTAATTAGTGATCCAGATAAATTATCTAGTCCTGATATTGATAGAAGCTGGACTGATGATGTTGTTTTTGCAGAATTCTTAGCTCAAAAAGCTACAGGGCTTGCAAGTTATGATGCTTATCTGACAAAGAGATTACCAGAATTAAGAGAGCAAAATCCAACAATTCCTACTTATGAAGATTTGGAATTTAGTCGTTTACATCGTACATATGACCTTGCTTCTGCAATGGTTAAATATATCGAAAATGAATCTAGCCCTCAAACTGAAGCTGCAATTTGTCTTGGACCACAAGATGGTTATTTTTCTAATGGAACAAATGCTGTAACAGTAGATTATGTAGAAGATAAAGTTATTAACTTAACTATCGTTTATGATAATGGTACTGGTACAAGTAATTTAGGAAATAATAAATTAATGAAATTCTATCTGAATGGTATGTTAACTAGCGTTGCTCGTTCTCAATCCGCAGGTAGCTGGTCAATTGGAGCTAAAAATCTTATTATTAGTTCTGGTGGATGTGATGTTGACCTTTATAAATTTAGAGTTTATAATCGTGCATTAGGACTTAATGAAGTTCTTAAAAACATTGCATATGATGATACAGATACAACAGCATGGGATTTAGCTGAGCTTTATGTAGCTAATGAATCTATTGGCGAGGATTACCAATTTTCTTACAATAAGATGATTGAGTATAATAAAAATCATCCAGATGGTTATATTATGCCTTATATTATCTTTACTACTGATGATACAGATAACTCTACTGGTGGTAAATTACCTTGGAGAAAAGATACACCTGTAACTGCGGGAATTGAATTTGTTAATACTGGGCTTGAAAGAGCTTATGATAACGGTGATTTAGCCGCAGAGGCAAAAGCCGCAGGAGTAGAAATTGAAGATTACTATTTACATCATTGTCCTTCTTGGATTTCTGAAGGTGCAACGTTAAGTGTTCAAGGTACTTCTTCTGAGTTTTATCCACGTCGTAATTACAAAGGTAAGACAAAAGTTAATGTACCACACGTAGATGAAAATGGTGGTACTTCCACTGATGAATTCGGTGATGTAAGAACAGATACTGTTTATACTATGAAATGTCATAAAGGACCTTTCAAAAAGAAATATGATGCTGGCGAAGCAAAACCTCAAAAATTCTTCTATTATGATAATAATACAGTAGGTACTAATAAATTTACTTTAAAAGTAGATTATATGGAATCTTCTGGTACTTATAATATGGGTCTTGCGAATTTAGTCAATACAGCTTATTCACATCATCCATTAAGAGATTATAATAGTGCAGAAGCTTTTGTTACTGGAACCGCAGGAAAAGAAACTCTTATTTCAGCATATCCTGCTAATGGATTATGTTGGTACAGAAACCATAAAGGTAATTGGAAATGTGCATCAACTGGCGACGCTAGTAGAGATGAACAATTAATTACTACTCCTTATGGTGATGTATTAGGAGATATTTCTTGTACAAGTGCCGCAGATTTTGCTAAAGGACCATGGCAATTAGCTAAAGAGCAAGGACAAACTAAAGTTCTTGGTGGAACTAAGAAAACTTTACCAAATTCATTAGATGACATTGATACTATTACTAATAATATTAATCAAACTAGTGAAAACGGTACTTATGATGACCTTAAAGGTTATATTAACAAATGGTATTCATATGTTCCAGGTACATTATCTCCTATCACTGTAGGTAATTTAAGTGACTATAGAACTTCTGTTCAAGGATTCCCTACTTTAGCATTCTGGCAGACAAAAACTGGAAAAGAAAATAAACAAGAACCATTATTTATTGGACGTTATAATATGTTACTTGATAAAGGTTCTGCTGAAGCATATGGATTTAAACTTGGTGGAAGTTATAAACAAGCTTTTATTGAAGGTAATCCATCAGTAGCTGATGTCGCTGAATGTTGGGAATTTGAAAACAACTCTCGTGGTTATTGTTCATTTAGAGACCCATGGAGTCGTAAGGAACTTTCCTTTAAAGCTCCAGTAGGAGAAAGTAATGAATTTACCGCAAAAGGCGCACCTATTGTTGCCGACTATTTTGAATATAGATATAATGCTAATGATGATTATATTGATATGCTTTATAGTATGAATGCTTCTTTTGAAAATACTAATACTATAAAGAAATTACAAAAACAGTTTGGCGCAGACCAAATTACTGATATTGCTTCTGGTCGTAAAAAATTACTTGATTTATATAGTAATTGGGAAAGAGCAGTAGCATGGGTATGGTCAACTGCAACAGATGCTGTAATTGATGGAAAAGCTGTTCCTACTCTTGGTTCTTATAATAAAATTGAATTAGCAGAATATGTTTTTACTCCAAATAAATTTTATATTGAGGATGAACAAGGCGGATATAAATTTGCTACTGAATATAAAACTGGTATTTCTTATTACTTAATGAATAATGATAAACAATACTATGGTGTTACAGTAACAAATGAAGCTAATAAGGTATATGTAGCTAATAAATATTATACTTTAGAGAATGATAGCTATGTTCTTGCTGAGGGAACATATGATTCTAGTGAAGCATATTATGAATTAGTACAAGATACAAGTAAAATTGATGAGTTTTGGAAGCTTCCAGCGCCAGTAACTTATGGAATAACAACTTATGAATATGATACACAAGAATATCGTTTAGCTAAGTTTAAAAATGAGGTTGAAGATCACTTTAATCTTGAATACTTAGTAACATATTTTGTAATTACTGAAGTTCTTGAATGTTATGATTCTCGTGGAAAGAATGCAATGTTTGCTTCTTGGGGTCCTCAAAAGGCTAAAGGAGATTATATCTGGTATCCAATTTTCTACGATATGGATACACAGTTAGGTATCAACAATACTGGTATTCCTTCTTTTGAATATAACATTGATGCTACTGAAGATGGAACATTCTCTACTAATGATAGTGTTCTGTGGAATAATTTGTATGCGCTGTTTAAAAATCTGATTACAGATAAATATGAGCAGTTAACAGGAGTTCCTAGTGATTATTTTGGTGGAACACTTGCAAATCCTCCATTTGTTAACGTAGAAACTATTCAAAGTTGGTATACATGTGACCCTAAATATATTAAGAGTTATTCTGTAAAAGGAGTTAGACCTTTACTTGCTCTTAATCTTGATGAGCAATATAAATATATCTCTATTACTAATGGTAAAGTCGGTTATCAATATCAAAATGGTGAAATAACCCAAGATACAAGTAACACTTATTTCTATGCTTTACAAGGTGATAGAAAATTATCTAATAATCAGTTCTTAACAAACCGTTTGAATTATATTGATTCATGGTTGGCTGTAGGAAACTACAAGCGTGGCGGCGCAAATAGAATTCGTTCTCGTGTATCCGCAAATAATGCACAAAATACATCAGATAAATGGATTGAGGGTACTTCTACTAATGGTGCTAGTGGTCTTATCATTAATACACCTTATTATAAAGAAGACGGAAAAACTAAAACTCATTTATTCGATGGTGAATATTGGATTACAATGACACCTGTTCGTAATATGTATGTAACTGTTGGTACTGATGCGGCAAATTTCCCATCTCTGAAATATTCTGGTACTCCTGTACGTTTTGAAACTTCGGACTTGGAAAAAGGTGTACGCGAAAGTGGTAACTATCGTGAGCAGTTATATTATATTTATGGACTTGACCAAATGAAATCACTTGGAGATTTAAGTAGATTATATTTCCAAGAGTTTGAACTTTCTGGTAAAGCTTCTAAGATGGTAGATTTACTTCTTGGATATGATGGAACTGATGAAGAAGGAAGTCAATATAAAAATAGTGGCGTAAATGATTGGACAATCCCAGCTGCTGCAGGTACTATTACTGGTGGTATGCCATTATTAAGAGAGGTTAATTTAAGTAATATTACTTTTAAAAACCAAACTCCTACATTTGATTTTTCAAGTTGTGAAAAACTTGAGAATTTCCGTGATATTGGTTCAAACATTACTCAAGTTACTTTTGCTGATGGTGTTGCTTTAAATACTTTGTATTTATCTGATTCTACAGTAAACTTAAAACTTGTTGAAGCTAGATTACTTACTGATTTAGTAACTGATGAAAAAGCTCCAATTACTAGAAAGAAAGACAATACACTTACAGCTAAACCTGGTTTATTTATTGATGGTTTAACAAATAATAAGCAACAAACTAAACTTATTACTTTTGATATCCAAGGTGGTAATTTAGGTTATAATAGTTATAAACTATTAAAACTTTATATTGACGCCGCAAGTCATACAGATGCAAATGCAACTCGTAGTATTAATCTTACTGATGTTCAGTGGAGTCCATATGTTAAAGTTACTGATTCAGATTTAGGATTTAGTAATACTGCTAAATATTTTAAGGATGATGGACATTTCGGATTAGTTGCATTTACTAGAGATAATTATGATGAAGTAGGTTTCTCTGGATGGTCTCAATTAATCAAAAATGAAATGATTTATGAATATACACCAACCGCAATAAATGGTATCACTTTAGATGAAGTTAATGGTGTAACGAATATTACAGATACAGCTCTTTTTGAAGAACTTGTAAGTAATGTTCATTATCTTAGCACTGCAGAATCTAATAATGAAGTTCCAAATATTACAGGTTATGTATATATTAATAATGAAACTGCTGTTGATGAAGGAACAATTCAAACTAAGTTAGCAAGTAAATTCCCTGGTTTAACTTTCTTCTTTAATAAAGTTGACAAAGGATATGCGGCTAGATTTGTTATTCTTGAAAATGGTGTAGAGACATTAATTGGAACTGATAAGATTAGTAAGCAAAACTTTAATACTTTCTTTACTAATCCATTAGAAAGAACAGAGACTGCATTTAGTCCAAGCAGAATTAATGCTTTAAGACCTACTAAAGACTTCTTAGGTTGGAGTACAACTAATGACAGAAATGGCTTAGTTGAAACATATGATGAAGTTGCTACTGGTCTTGGACTACCTGTAACTCATACATGGAAAGACTTGAAGCTAGAAAAAGATAAATATGATTATACTTTCTATGCAGTGTTTGAAGACCACCACTGGAATATTTCATTCTATATGGTTGAAGCTGACGGAAATTATACTCCAATTACAAAAGATACTTACTCTTATGTTGGCGGACAAGTTGTAGTAAATAAAGTTCCAATTTCTTATAAGGCGGTTCATGGTACTACTTTACATGACCCTGGCGTTAATGTAGTTCGTAGTGATGAAGTTAATTTGGCTAAAGACCAACGTTATAGATTCATTGGCTTTACAAGAAAAGTAAATGGTAAAAATGTTTATTCTGCGGAAAATGCAGTTAATGTAGTAGATTTTTCTAAAATAGTTGCAACTGCAAATACAAGTTTTTATGCGGCATTTGTAGAAGAAAGTGTTTATGATAAAGTCACTGACGATAAATATTTTGACTATGTAGATATACGAATGGATGGAGCTTCTGGATATAGACTTGAACTTAAATCTAAATATCGTAATGCTGGATTCGGAGGTAAAATTACTTTACCAGTAGAATACAACGAAAAGCCTATCCTTCAAATTAGCGGATTTGGTGGTAGAGATTCTAACCATACAAATATTACTCATGTATTCTTTAAAGGAACACCAAAGGTTAAATCTATCGCAGCAAATTGCTTCCAAAATTGTAACCAATTAAAATATTTCCAATATCCAGATACTATAACTGAATTAGGAGCATATTGTTTCCAACTTACAAATTCACTTGAAGCTTTTAGACTTAATAAAGGTTTAAAAACTATTGGCGATAATGCTTTAAACCAAGCATTTGAAGAATCATCTGCTCCTTATGAATTATATATTCCAGGTACAGTTAGTCAACTTAATCAAAGTGGTCTTTCTTACTTAAAGAGTAATATTACATCTATTGTTATTGGTGGTCCTGGAGATGGAACTAACTTAAAAACTCTTAGTACTAATGCTTTATCTCAGAACCATAAAGCAAGTAGTATGACTGTTTACTCTAATGGTCCACTTGAATCTTCATTCAAGACATTGTTGGAGGCAGCTTCTACAGATCCTTTAACAGGATTTATTAAACCTAACGTAACTATTAACTATGTAAATGCATGATAACGGAGGCTTAACATGACAAAGGTTAAATTATATGTCTATCTGGGGACCAATGGAACCATTGAGTCTCCGGTCCATTTGGAAGATATATTTTACACTACTCGTTATCGTCTTGTAGCAGACAACAACAAAGTTCTTACTAAAGATGGTAAGAACTTTGTCGGTTCTACAACTGTTCCAGAAGATGAAGTTGATGAGTGGAAAGAAGTTCCAGCTGGACAAAAATAATTATAAATAATAATTTATCTTTCAGAATATTGTGAAAGAAAATACAAGCGGTTTCTGATTGTGCTTCGCGCCAATCGGGAGCCGCAATAATATAGAAAGGATTGGGCATTTAGATGATTACAAAACAGACTAAAGAGTATGGTGACCTTTTTAGACAAGCATCAGAAGACCTTAAAAAGTATAATACTAGTTATCAGCTAATTTCTGACCCAAAGACTCAAGATAAAACACCAATTTTAAAAACAAATTATGTTGTAATTGAGTTAACTGCGGATGATTATGTTCCAAAGACATATTACATCCAAAAGAGTGAAGGTGTTTACGAAATTGATAATAGTCTTACTTTTACTCCTGGTCAGACTTATTACTATGATGCGGCTGAACAGATTACCAGTTTGGATGAGTATTTTTCATACATTGAAGATTTGAATCATATTAATCGTAAATATACAATTCTTCCATTAGATGAAGAGCCTTTTGTAATTGATGCTAATACAAGAACTATTACAGTTCCTAAGTCTTTTAAGACTAATGGTATTAGTGTTCAAGGTGATGAAGTTGCAGAAACTATTTATTTTAAAATTGATAGATTCTTCGATGCTACAGACCTTGACATGATGGACATTTATGTTCAGTGGCGCTCTTCTGAAGTTGATGAGGAAGGTAATCCAGTAGAAAAGGTATCTCCTATCTGGGTTAAAGATATTGAAAGTCAGCCAGGTTATATTATTTTTGGTTGGCCTATCAGCTCAAAAGCTACTGCTGTAGATGGTAAAATTCAGTTCTCTGTTCGTTTTTATAAATATGATAGAGAAACAGAAAAACTTACTTACAGTTTATCTACATTAACTTGTACTGCTGAAATTAAGCCTTCTCTTAACTTTGACCTTCCAGGAATTATTAAAGATGGAAAAGAAAGAATTGATGATGCAACTAATCTGATTAATAACAGATTTGTTAATTCTACTGGAACTACGGGCGGAACACCTGCCGCAGAACCTTTATTCGTTAAAGACCTTGATGGTAAACCATTTGTTGATGAAAAAGGAAACAATGTTAAGGAAGCATTTCTTGATAAGAGAACTGGAATCCTTAAAGACCATGTTGAGGCTGTTTCTACAGATGGTGGCGCAATTACTTATACATGGAAGAAATATAATATTGATACTAACGAAAGAATGCAAGGATTAGATTCTGATGGTCAAGATGTAATGCCTTATGAAACAGTTCATATTGAATCTACGGATACAGAACGTAATCCTAATAAACTTTATTATGTTTCTTCTACTATTTCTGATGGTTTAACTCCTGTATATACTTTATACAAAGGTGCTATTCCTCCAGAAGATGAAGAAACAATTATCTATGAGAAAGTTTCTCAAGGAACTATGAATTCTGTTGGTAAATATATTGTTACTTCTACAAATCGTGTTAAACAGAGTAGAAAAACCGCAGATAGTACAATGGTTTATATTAAGAAACCATCTGAAGTTGTCGTTGAGGAAAGCTTTAAAGATAGCCTTAGTGCAATTATTCCTCCACAAGCAAAAGATTCAGATGTACCAGGAAGTGTTACTTTAAATGTTAAAGCAACTACTCAGGATACTGTTGACAAGAAACCTAATGAAGTTACTTATCAGTGGTATAAGAAACCTATTACTGCAAAACCAGATGATAAGACTGAATGGGAAAAACTTACACCTGGTGGAACTGGAAGCAGCTATATGGTAACAGGTTATGATGCTGTTGTTGGCGGAGTGCATGAAGGCGACGGTTACTATAAAGCTATTGTAACAAATACACTTAATAAAGAAGCTGTTTCTACAGAATCTAAAGTATGTCGTGTTACTCACAAAGCTTCAGTTCCTGCTATCAAAGAAACTACTGACCTTTCTAAACCAGTAAGTTTAGCTAAGAGAATTGGTTTCTCTATTGAGGGAAGTATTCCAGCAGAAGCTGGTGAAGCTGGCAGAACTGACCAAGATACTTTTGAATATCAATGGTTTATTTATAGATATAGTAATATCAATAAACTTCAAGAGGATAGAGAAAAAGCAGAGAAACAAGAATATCTGTTTGATAAAGACCTTGAGATTGTTGGAGCTACTAAAGCTAAAATTAAGCTTGAGGATTATACGATTCCTGCGGCTGCAGATTCTGATACCTGGGCTGGTTTAACAATCTTCTGCCAGGTAACAAATGTTTATAATGGAACTAAAGCAGTTCGTTGTTCTAGATTCTTTGATATTCTTCGTGATGCTGCGGCAGATGGTGAATGATTAATTAAGTAAAGGAGGTCATTAAAAGTGATTACAACTCCACAAGAATACTATGACTTACTTTACAGAATTCAGGATGAAAATAAACCAACTCTTGCGCTATTACTTCCTAGTGATGAAAAAATCTTTGAAATAGATTTGAATACGCGTAAGATTGATGCTCCTAAATATTTAAGCGTAGAATTAGACCATAAAGCTGAAACAATTTATTTTAAAATCGCAAGATATTATGATAATATTGATTTAGCTAATATGACTTGTATAGTTCAATATATTAATGCTAAAGGTGAGGGCCGCGTCTATGCGGTCCCTTACTATGATGTTGATACTTACTCCGACGAGAATATGATGCTTTTTCCTTGGTGTATAGATGGAGAAGCAACAAAAGCCGCAGGTAATGTATCATATTCAGTACGTTTTTATGATATAGATGAGTCTGGTACTTATTTACGTTATAATATTAGTACTCTTCCTTCAAAAAGTGAAGTATTACATGGTATTGCACCAAAGACTGATATAGATGATTCCAATGATTATTTAGCTAGTTTTAAAGACCAGTTATTTGCGGAAATTAAGAAAATTTCTGAATATGATTTACATTGGGAAGACCACTTTTAACTCATATAGAGAGGGTGACCTGCGGGTTGCCCTCTCTTTTTTTTTGGACAAAAATAATTAAAACAAAATTAGATATTTTTATAAATTCATAGAGATATAAAAAACTTAAATGAAATGAGAAAAAGGAGGTTAAACATGGCAGACAATACAATAGCTAATGCTATTAAATTTTTAAAAGGCGAAGAAAAAAGTTTGCCTGCAACCAAAACTGAAGGTCAAGTATATTTTGCCTATAAGAATGTCGGCACCGCAGAAAAACCTTCATATACAGGTGCTATTTATATAGATACTCCTATTGGAGGAACTCAAACTAGAGTAAAAATGACCGCGAATGCGGATATAGCAGATAAAGCATTTAATGATTCTGCTGGATTAAATATTAGAGAAACTTATTTAAGTAGTTTAGGATATACAGATGATGGTAAGCAAACTATATTAATTAAAGGTAGTGGAAATAACCAAACAAAAATAGCATTACCAATAGCTAGTACAACTAAATCTGGTATTGTTACTACTGATGCTCAAAGTTTTGGTGGAACAAAGACTTTTGCTACTATTAATTCTACTAATTTAACTGTAACTGGTTCTAGTGGTTTTAATTATAGTGGTATTGAAACTGCTACTGAAAGTAAAGCACGACCTATATGGTTTGCAGATAATTCTGGTAATGGTAAACCTGTAGTTAATATTAATTTTACTTATAATCCTGCTACTCAGACTCTTAGTGTTGCGAATTTATCTGGAACCGCAGATAAAGCCAATAAAGATAATGCTGGATATGATATTAGAAGCACTTATATTAGTAATATTACTTTAGATGATAGTATTATGACTATTACTAAAGGGTCTGGAGCTACTTCAACATTAAGTATAAAAGATAAACTTTATAGTGGTGATGAAATAACAACTAAAGATGATTTAGATGATTTTATTGAGACTAATGTTTTTAAATTTGGACATATAGGTCCTATAGAAGGCTATAACGGCTTAGAGAAAAATGATGGAATTATTTTAAGCAGCTCTTGGAAAACTACTCCAAATTATGGTCATCAGATTTTTATAGATGATAGTGGTTATGCTTTAAGACATAGATATAGAACTAATAAAGTTTGGTCAGATTGGGCTTCAATTCTTGATTCAACTAATTATAATAGTTACGCTCCTACTAAGACTGGTGGCGGAGCTTCTGGTACTTGGGGTATTAATATTTCAGGTAATGCCGCGAGTGCTAATAAATTAAATACTAATGCAGGTTCAGCAATCTTACCAGTGTATTTTTCTAACGGTGTGCCAGTAGCTTGTAGTACAAATTTAGGAGTTAGTATAACAGGAAATGCAGCTTCTGCTACTAAATTAACTTCAAGTGCAGGCTCTGCTACACAGCCTATTTATTTTAAAGATGGGAAACCAGTAGCTACTACTTACTCTTTGAATGCTACTGTAAAAGCAGGAGTATCTAGTAGAATAGCTTATTATTCTGGAAATAATGAGATTTCAAGTGCAAGTTCTTTAAAATATTATACTACCACTAATAATAAAAAAGCAATACAAACTATTTTACGAATTTGGGGTTCTACTTATGGTAATGACATAAATACTACAATTAGCGGTAAAGCAAGTTCTTTGAGTTGGAATGATGGCGGTCCGCAAATACAATTTAGTACTTCTGAAGCGGGAGCCCAAGATGGAGCTTTAATTTTTACAGACCATGATTCAGCAGGTATTGGAGCAAGTTTTCATTTTGTATCAAATCAAAGCGAATGGAGCGTTGTTTCTAAAAGATTTGTTGCAAAAACAAGCGTAATTATTGGTCAAGAAAATCATACTGCTAATAATCAAGGTTATAATTTATATGTTAATGGAACTGAATATATTAATGGAATTTTAACAGCTGTTGGTGATTGTAAATTTATTGCTCATGGTAATGAATTCAATTTTGTTCCAACATTAAAAGCTTCGACAAAGGTATGGTTTAATTATAGACAAACTGGTGGACAACCCACAGATGGTGATTTTATTATTAATGAATATATTTTTGGCAATGGAGCAAATAAAGCTTTAGCAAGCATTAAAGATGGTTTATTTTCCGGAGCAGCTACTTATGTACGTGATTCTAATAATAATACGAATAATATTTCAATAACTTATTCTAAGGCTGGACAAGCTTCAACTTCTTGGCTTGCTTCTTGGAATGAATATGAATTAGGCCGAATTTCCCCCGCTAATATTACTGCGGGTAAAGCTACTAAATTAGCTACAGCACGTACTATAACTTTATCTGGAGCTGTAACTGGTTCAGTTAGTTTTGATGGTAGTGCAAATGTAACTCTTACTACAAGTGTTAATCATACGCATAGTCAATATTATGATTCAAATATATCAAGAACTAAAAATACAGTACTTGCTGCACCAAATGGAACAGATGGAAAAGCTATCTTTAGAAGTTTGGTGGCTGCAGATATTCCTTCTTTAACCAAAAGCAAAATATCTGATTTTCCAACATCTATGCCCGCAAGTGATGTATACGCTTGGGCGAAAGCTTCTACGAAACCAAGCTATTCTTGGGGTGAGATTACTGGTAAGCCTAGTACATTTACACCAAGTAGTCATGAGCATAGTTATATTATTGGTTATGGTACTAATACGATATCATCATCAAGCAAAGATACTCCTGCTGAATGGGGAAAATGTAAATGCAGTGTTCATTGGTATACTACATCTAATTATATTACTGACCAACCAACTCAGTGGGGATACTTGGTAAATATTGGAACTCCTGGCGAAGTTCATCAATTATGGTTATCTCAACCAGGTGGAGCTATTGCCCATAGAGGTGGAAATGCTAACGGGTGGGAAGGTTCATGGAAAGTCATGCTTGATTCTTCCAACTATACTTCTTATACAGTTACAAAATCTGGTTCGGGTGCATCTGGTACTTGGGGAATCAACGTTACAGGTAACGCCGCCACAGCAACCAAGCTTCAAACAGCACGTACTATTAGTTTAACAGGTTCAGTTACTGGTTCTGGAACTTTTGATGGATCTGGTAATTTAAGTATTACAACTTCAACTAACCATTCACATAGTCAGTATTTGCCATTAGCCGGTGGCACTATGACTGGTACTATTAATTTTACTGTTAATAAATTAGCTTGCAATTTTAGAAGTGGTAGCAATAGCTTTCGTTCTGGTGTAATGCATCAATCAGATGGAAATGAAGCTTTAGTTTTTGCAGTAGCAAGGGCAACTACTAGTTTTATATTTAAATGTGGACAAGATCCTGTTGGTATGACGTCTTCTACTTGGAAGAATATTACCCCTTCAATGCAAATAAGAAATCAAAGCGTATATATAAATTATTTAGTTAAAAGTGATGCAGTAGCAAGTTATAATTTATATGTAAATGGCACTACTCGTTGCAATGGAACTTTAGGAGTAGGAAATGGTTCGAATGCGGAAATAGATTTTTTCCCTAATAGTGCTTCAATTATTGGCGCTAGAATTAAAGCTTATAGCGATAGAATAGAATTCATATTTAGTTAATATAAAAATTTAATAGGTTAAGGTCAGTTAATTTGACTTTAACCTATTTTTTTTATACTATTTTTTAGATATAAAGGAGATTAAATATATGTTATGGGATAAAAAAGATAATTTATATGCTGAAGGATCGAGCGTCAGAAATGATAAACCCTACTTTTATTATTATTATGAAAATCATTCACAATTTTTTATTTCTAAAGATTGGGTTGCATACTATCCCGGCCCTGGCTTTACTGAAGGTTATGTAAATAATACTTTTGAATCTGGACCTCAGTATACTTATGATAAAGCACATATGAAAACTGTAAAGCACACTTTAAAAAATGGAACATCTTATAATCTTTATACAGTTTTTATGGCTACCAATGGATTTGGACGAGAAGGAGCTGTACTATTTCGTATTTGGTCAACAGATGATTCAACAAGATCCCCTGCTTTTGGGGTTATAAGTGCCACAGGTTATGGTGCTGCCACTATTTCAGAAACATCAGGAATAAAAGATGCATGGGTATTATTAAATTTAACTTACAACCAATCTTCAAATTCTTATATATTTAGTATGAATAGATATGATTGTACATCAAAAAGATGGTTGAGTAATAGACTTAGTACTGAAAATAATAATATTAATTTTTCACAGTCTGGTCTTAATGCTTTGAAAATGCCCAATGGTTATAATCCTCAAGAATTTAGTGAATATTTTCCAAAATTTATAATAAATATGTCTGAACCAGGTGAATATGGTTTTTCTAATTTTTTAGGATATAGCGTTAATATTACTGAAGCAGAAGCAGAAGAAATCATAAATGGAAAATTTTTTTATTCTAAAACTAATAATTCAATGTATGCTTTATTTTATAATGAATATACTCAAAAAGAAGCTTACCCTAATACAACTTTTTATTATGATGGGACTATAATACCAAGAGGACAATTAGTTGAGGGTGCAATAAATCAAGTATGTAAAAATGGCGATATAAAATCTCAAGAATTTATTGAGTATTAATTAACTTAAATCAACTACTATTAACGGAAACTTATCCGTCACTGGGAATATCTCATGTCCTGGATTAAGAGCAAATTTTGGGTTGATAACTTATAATTATGGTAATTTAGGTTCACTAGGAGGAAATTATTGTTATTGGAATGATTTTTTCTTATATGCACATATTGCATTTCAATTTCCAGATAATATTCCTGGTGGAACTTTATTAATGACATTTCCAGCTTCATCAACTGCAAATCTAACTAATATAGGATTTTGCGGTTTCAATAATGCGACACAGACACAAAACATTGTAGCATTTAATTTTATTGGAAATAAAATGTATATGTGTACAAATAGACCGGCTGCAGGTAACTTTAGCTTTGATATTATTTTACCTAGATAAAAAATTAACTTAAATCAACTACTATTAACGGAAACTTATCCGTCACTGGGAATTTGGTTAAAAATGATAGTTGGACAGGTAGTGTTAACTGTAATTCTGGTTTTGTACTTACTATTAGATTTTACAAAGTAAGTAATTTAGTTTTTGGAACTTTTGATTTTGCTACTCAAGCTGGAAAAACTATACCACCTTGGAAATGGATTAACATTTGTCCCGCTGGAACTATACCGATTAATTTTAGACCAAAATCAAGTAATAAAGATATGATGATTTCTTTACAAGGTGTTGGTGCAGGTAAAGTTGGATTTAATATTGATGGAAGTATTGATATGATGTGTTTTGATACTTTTCAGTCACAGCATGAAGGTGGTATGCAAGTTATTTATCTTGTAGATTGAGATATTCCAATTTTTTGTAAACAAAAAGGAGGAAAATTTACATGGCGCAACTTAAATCAACTACTATTAACGGAAACTTATCCGTCACTGGGAATTTTAATTATAATAATTATTGGACGGGTTCTTTTGCTTGCAATTCTGGATATAAAGCATCAGGCACCTTATGGAGAATAGGTAATTTGGTTATTGGCTATTTTACTTTTGCTACAGCAAGTGAAAAAAGTATACCAGCCTGGAAATGGACTAGAATTTCTCCTGCTGGAGCTATTCCGAGTAATTTCAGGCCAAATGTAAATAGATCCCAATCTATTGCATTACAAAAAATCGGTGCAGGAGCAATAAATTTTAATGCAGACGGAAGTATTGATGTAAACTGCTATGGAACTTTTGGTGGACCTTGGGCTGGAGGATTACAAGTTATTTATCCTATAAATTAAGATATTCTAATTTTTTAGAAATAAAAAGGAGATATTAAAAATGAGATTACATGCAGGAGATGTAGTTAGACATTTTAAACGAGAAACTCTTTCACAAGAAGAACAGGAAAACACTAAAAAATATTTATATATAATTTATGATATAGCAGAACATACTGAAACTGGTGAAAAGCTAGTAATATATCATAACTTATATGAGCCATTTAAATTATATGCTCGTCCAATAGATATGTTTATGAGTAAGGTGGATAAAGAAAAATATCCAAACATAAAACAAGAATATAGATTTGAACTTTTGGAGGATAAGAAAGATGAATAATTTAGATATTTTAAAACAAATTTTTGATGTATGTATTGTACCTTTAATTGCAATTTTAACTTCTTATTTAATTAGTTATATTCAAGTTCAAAAAGAGCAATTAAAGAAAAAAACAAATAATGAATTGCTAAATAAATATATTGACATGGCAGCTAATACTATTGCAGATTGTGTTACTACAACTAATCAAACATATGTAGAAGCCTTAAAAAAAGAAGGTAAGTTTGATGAAGAAGCGCAAAAGGTTGCCTTCCAAAAAACTTTAAATGCGGTTTTAGCTTTACTTACTAAAGAGGCTAAAGATTATTTAACTGAGGCTTATGGAGATTTGAATTTATATTTAACTAATAAAATCGAGTCTACAGTTAATGAGAAGAAAACTTCTAAATAATACGTTACCAGAAGGGTAGGTTCTTAGAAAAAGAACCTACCCCTTATTTTGCGTTATACCAAAAATTTTTTAGAAAAATATCTTGGGGTATAGGAGAAAACTGGGCGAATGAAGTAAAAGATTACCAAAAAATTCGCATATACTTATGAAAGGAAGAGGAGAAAAAGTTAATAGAAAGAAGGTAAGTAAAATGTATCCTAATTACAATTATTACCCACCTCGCCAACAGCAACAACAACCGCAACCTCAAATTCCTCCTTTTCTTAAAGGTAGACCAGTATCTTCATTAGAAGAGGTTAGGGCTATTCCAATAGACTTTGATGGTTCTGTTTTTTACTTCCCAGATATAGCCAATAGAAGAATATATACAAAACAAATTAATTTAGATGGGACAGCATTAATAAACATGTACGAATTTAAGCCTATTCCAGTAGCACAAGAATCTACTACTAATACAAATACAGATGCCTTTGTGACTAGAGAAGAATTTGAAGAAACAATGTCAAAAATTAAGGAAATGTTTGCGGCGATGCCGGCTCAGAGCCCGCAACCGGTGCAAAAAGAAGTAACTAAGAAACCCGCAGAAATGCCAAAATTTTAAGGAGGAAACCGCATGAATAACATAAATCCTATGCAATTAATTCAGATGATTAAAGGCGGTCAAAATCCGCAACAACTTATGATGAGTATACTTGAACAACAAATGCAAAATACTCCAATGGGAGCTAATCTATTGTCTTTAGCAAAGCAAAATAGAAGTGCAGATATTGAACAAATCGCCCGCAATATATGTAAACAAAGCGGAAAAGATTTTGATAAAGAATTTAATGCTTTCAAGCAAATGCTTGGGCTTAAATAATAAATTTTAAAGGAGGACATTAATATGTTCAATAATGCAGCTAGTGGCTATAGTTTAGCCGATATCGCAGCCGCTACAGGTTCTACCCGCAATGACAATGGTTGGGGCTTTGGTGGCGATGGAGCTTGGTGGATTATTATTTTATTCCTGTTCTGTTTCGCAGGATGGGGAGGAAATGGAAATGGTCTCTTTGGAGGCGGTTCCACAGGTTCTGGAATTACTGATGGTTATATTTTAACATCAGATTTTGCCAACATTGAAAGAAAAATTGATGGTGTAAATAGTGGTGTTTGTGATGGATTTTATGCCATGAACACAGGCATGCTGAATGGATTTGCTGGTATTAATAATAATATTACACAGCAAACAATTGCAGATATGCAGAATACCAACGCTATCAACGCAGGTATTACTAATTTAGGTACTCAGTTACAGCAATGTTGCTGCCAAACAAGATATGAAGACGCTCAGAACTTTGCTCAATTAAATTATAATTTAGCAGACCAAGAATGTTCAACTCGTAGAGCTGTTACTGATGCGACAAGAGATTTAATGGAAAATCAAAATGCTAATACTAGAAGTGTATTAAGCGCAATTCAAGAAATGCAAACACAGGCACTGCATGATAAGATTACTGAACTTACAGCTGTTAATTCTGACCTTAAATTCCAAGCTAGCCAGGCAGCTCAGAACAGTTATCTAATCAATGCACTTAACCCTTCACCTGTACCTGCATACACAGTTCCTAACCCTTATTCAAGTTATAGAAGCTGTGGATGTTCAACTTTATGATTAATTAGTTTGACTACTAGGGAGTCTGCCAACTCCCTAGATAGTTAAATTCCTGAAAGGAGACTATATATGGAACTAACTAGTAATGTAGTACAAACTGTAAACCCAAATGGTAATGTTGTATTTATTACAACAAGAATCCCTGGTAATTGCTCAGTTCTTCATACCGAGGGAAGTGGAAATATTAAAATGAGAGGCTTGTCTAATAACCAATGCCGCTCAAGATTCAAGGTAACTTTCACTGGTAATATTGCGGTTCCAACTGGCGGTACTGCAGGAGCTATTTCATTAACTATCACTATAGATGGTGAAGCAGTCCGTACCGCGCAAATGATTGTAACACCTGCCGCAGTAGAGCAATATTTTAATGTAGCTTCATGTGTATACATTGATGTACCTACTGGATGCTGCTCAACCGCAGGAGTAACTAATACTTCAACACAAGCGATTAACGTTCAAAACGCTAATCTTATAGTAGAAAGGGTGGCGTAATATATGCATAGACTATATGATATGAAAAATTGTTTAATTAGTGCTGCCCAATCTCAAATGGGAAATCTTCAAGATTGTAACGCTGAAGAGCTTGGTGAAGTAATTGATATGATAAAGGACCTTGAAGAAGCAATTTATTATTGCACAATTACAAAAGCTATGAACGATAAAGAAGAAAGTAATCCTTCTCAATATCGTATGTATTACAAAGAAAGAGGAGGACATGATTATGATAATTCCTCTTCATATATTAACTATCCTAGAATTGATAAGTATAATGATAAAAGCAATGAACCTTATCGAGAGAGAGAATTTCCTTTAGAGATGCGGGATGCTCGCGAGGGTCGCAGCCCAGTACGTCGCCGCATGTATATGGAATCTAAAGAACTTCATAAGGATAAAGTAACTGCAATGAAAGAACTTGAAGAATATATGCAAGAATTAAGTTCTGACATTTGTGAAATGATTGAAGACGCTTCTCCAGAAGAGAAACAACTGCTTCAAAAGAAAATTATTGCTTTATCAAATAAAATACAATGATTAAAATAAATGGAGAAACCTGGAGAATATTCTTGGTTTCTCCTAATCATCCAATTCTATATATTAATGGTTCTTATACACTTGGGGCTTGTGATAATGTTACTCATTCAATTTATATTAATGAAAACCTTAATTCTCATAAAATGAAAAAAGTATTATGCCATGAATTAACACATGCCGCAATGTTTAGTTATGAGGTAGAATTAACGCTAGAACAAGAAGAACTACTAGCGGATTTACTTGCTACTTATGGGCAAGAAATTATTGATATGACAAATGAAATTTTTATTAAATTAAAGAGGAATATTTATTAGCATGATTAATAAATATTCTTCTTTTTTCATTTAATCAGTAATATGTTTTGCTTTTTGTACAACTAAAGCAAATAAACTATCACCATTATGGTTGCCTTTTAAACCATTATAAGCATCATGGTCTTCAATGCACTGTTGGTATTCTTCCAACGTTATTTCGTGGTCTTCAGCTAATAATGCTTGGCATTCAGCTATAAATTCTTTCTTTTGCATTGAAAGAATTCCTTTTCTAAGAGCATCTAACTGTTTTTGTAACTCTTGGTCGCCATCTCTTGATTCTTTTTCTATCGCATCATATCGAGAAAACATATCTTCTTTAAGATTTTCATAAAATTTAGCACGTTCAGAATTTTGTTCTTCTTCTTTCATTTTCATATATTTCTTAAAAAAGTATCCACCAAGTGCAATTATTAAGCCAAAACCAAATTCAAGCCAATATTTAATTACAAAATCTAGTAACATGGTGTTCCTCCTACCTTAATTCTCATATAGAATTAAAAAATAGGAAGGTCAAATTTACTTATTAAGACCAATCAAACATTTCTGTTTCTTCTTCTTTTACAAAATAGTGAGTTCCAATACATATTGCATCAGCTTCATCTTCTGTACATTTTAATCCATAAGTAGATTGAACATATGCTTGCGCGTTTTTCTTTTGTTCTGCTCTAACTTTACCTTTAATCTGTAAAGTAGAACGCCATTGCACTGCTAAAACTGAACTATTAGGCATTTTAGTTTCTGTAAAATATTCACATAAAACTCCAATAACTTCTGCGAGTTTTTTAAATGTTAATACATTGTTCCCCGCACCAGTTTTTAATTGTATATCTTCAAAAATGACTTCATCTACTTCATACTTTTCAATTAATTCCTTAACCTTATTTTTAATATTCATTAACCTTTCACCAAAATCTTTATCGGTAAAAGTAAAATGTCCATAATCAAGAAGTTTGCCGTCTTCAAAAACGGCAAATCCTGATATTCGACTACTTTGGTCTAAAGCTAAAAGTTTCATTATATAGTAGAGATAAGGACTGAAGATACTGCAACATCATCAGTGGAACCGAATCCGCCAGCTCTTGTCTTATTAAACTGAATATCATTTGAAGCTTTATAATACTTTTTGATAATACCCTGTCCAATAATGTCTCCTTTTTTAATTTGAATAGGATAAGGACTTAAATTAATTAATTGAAAGAAAATTTCACCTTCATTAGCTTCACAGTTATAATAATCCGCATCAATAATACCAACACCATTAGCTAAGATAAGCCAATATTTAAGTGGGGTAGATGAACGAACTGAAAGCTCGAGGTATTTATCTGTTGGAAGTTCACATTTAACTCCAGTAGATACAAGAACTGGTCTTGCTCCTGGTTTATCGGTCACTTTTTTCATCATGTCTAATGTTAAAATTGAATTTTCTGGATAGCTATTTTTGCACATTTCTGTTATTGACTGATAATATGGCGGAATCACTACATCTTCCGCGGCAGCCATATCATAACCTGCGGCGTTTGTAGTTGCGCGTTCAGGCATCTTAATATCTTCATCTTTAAATTTAGATACTTTTTCAAATTTAATCATTTATTCTACCTCGTAACTAATCAAAACTGACTGGTCAGGTTCTTTTTCATCTGTAAAGGTTTTTGTTAAGGTTACTCTATACCATTCATCAATAACTTCACCTTTAGATTTTCTTTCTTTATGAACACAACTATATTTTGATAAATTACCTTCCTGCTTTGCCTCTTCTAATAGAGTATTTGCTTCACTTTCTGAATCCAATCTATAAACTTCTGTTGTTCCAAGTAAATATTTCATTTATTTTCTCCTTTACTCATTAACTTTTATTTCTACTACATTATGTCCATATTCTGATTTGCTATATTCTAAAATATTATTTTTTATTTCATCTAAATAGCTTGCATTACCCATTAAATGTGCAGTTCCAATATGACGACTTCTGCAAAAATCAGTAATTGTTTCTACCGCTCTATTTAATGGAATTTTTTCGTCTATAGTTTTATCTTCTGTTTGAATTTGAACTGTCATATCAAACATAGAAAAGATACAATATAAATCTTTAACCATTAAAATTCACCATTCCTTCATCCCAACCACCAAGATATAAACAAGTAATTTTATCTTGATATTTAATCCAAAATTCAACAACTTTTTGAGTTTCAAGATAAGAAATATCATATATTTCAGAAAATTCAGATAAAAGGTCAACTGCGGTTTCCATTAAACTTTTTTCTGTATCATCTTTAACTCGATTTAAAATTGTAAAATAACCTATTTCTTTTCCATACAAAAGATATAAATTATCATCTGTATCTTTATCGAATGATTCTTGACAAGCTTTAATCGCGCCATTAACTTTTCTTTTTGCCATAGGTCCGAGTTGTTCAACTATTGATTTATTAATATCATATAAATTTAAAGCTAATTGACCTGTTGCTGTTTTTTTGACATCTACTGGTTCCCAATTATTTCCATTAAAAAGAAAATATTGGTTATTATCTTCAGTACAAGCAATTTGTCCTGTTGTATATTTTTCTTTTGATATTCCTAACTCAAAAATATTTTTAGCATAAATAATACTTTCTTGAGCAGGAGCTTCAATTATTTCTTCACTCATAATATTTGTTTCCTTTTCGCTTTATATATATAATTATATAACTTTTTATATATTATGTCAACTTTACAAAATCTCCAGCTTCATTTCGTTCATAAATATCTTGATTACTTGAACCACGCAAAAGTAAAGTAATATCTCTTTTATTTTGTTCAAAAGGTCCATCTATAAGAACATCTGTAAATCCAAGAATTACTTTAATATAACTATCATTCATTTGGTCTAATTCTTTTTTAGTATAACCTGTCCATAAATAAACTTTTAAATCTGGAATCTTAATTTTAAGACAAGATAATATATAACAAATGTCTTCTCTATTTTGCGGCGCCAGTGGTTCTCCACCTAAAATGCTAAAACTTCTTTGAATACCATTACTTTTAATTGCATCATAAAGTTCTTCAATTAAAAGGTCAACATCTTTTTCATACCCGCCATTAAAATCCCAGGCTTCCGAGTTATGGCACCCAGGGCAGTGTTTATCACAACCCTGAGTGAAAAGAGATACAGTAAAACCAGATTTTGTATTTACAACATCATTTTTAATTATTCCAAAATAACGCATTATTGTTCTAACCTTCCTATATGTTTTATTCTGAGATTAACTTCATTCTGTTTACCCAAATTAAATGCGGTTTTATAATTACCAGTTAAATAACCAGTTACTCTACGTAATTGCTGAATATTTTTACTTCCGCATATTGGACAGCAATCATTAAATTCTCCAGTATAACCACAATCTAAACATGTATCATTAGGTACATTAATTGCAAAGTAAGGAATATCATGGTCCATAGCATATTGAACAATTTCGTTCAAAGCATCTAAATTATTTTTAACTGCACCATCTAATTCGACGTAAGTTATACATCCCGCAGAAGAATATCCTGTTAATTGACATTCAATATCAATTTTTTCAAAAGGAGAAACCTCTTTCCAAACTGGAACATGCATTGAATTAGTAAAGAAATCTTTATCACTTACATCTTTAATTACACCATATTTAGCTCTAAATTTCTTAAGCGCAGTATAACAGAGATTTTCAGCTGGGGTATAATATACTCCGAAATTAAGTTTATATTTTTCTTTAAATTCCGCGCATCTGTCTTTAAATAACTGCTCAATCTTTTTAGCTAATTTCATTCCTTCTGAGGTAGTATGGTCTGTACCAATAAGAATTTGTAAAGCTTCAGCCAAACCTAATTGACCGACAGCTAAAGTACCATGCTTAAGTGCGCTTCTAATTCCTTCTTCTGGAACATAACCAGCCATAGTCCCATTTTCATACATAAATTTTGCAGAATCCGCAGGTTGAGAACAAATCCAATCAAAACGTTCAATTAACATATCTTTAGCTTCATGAATCTTTGTATCTAATAAATCCATGAAAGCATTAATATAATGCTCATCTGTTACACTAAATGGATTACATTTTATATCTAATTCATACTCTTTATCAATTTTTTCTTTAGCTTCCATCGCTAATGTAGGCAATATGATAGTTACAGGACAGATATTACCTCGTCCATCTTTCTTCTGACCGAAACCATTAATGTCCCACCCGTTGGCTGTGCGGCAGCCCATAGTTGAGAAGTAAGTCGTTGGGTCGTCTGGATCATATCCTGCATTACCGCTCCAATCACAATTCGCATAATTAGGATAAAGTCTTGCCGCAGTTGATTTAAGAGCCAGTCTATATAAATCATAATTTGGTTCTCCTGGTTTACGATTAACACCTTTCATACATTGGAAAATACCACATGGAAAAATGCTTGTTTTATGAATTTTACCTACTCCCGCCAAAGAACCTTCAAGTAAAGCCTTAATTACCATTCTTCCTTCTGGAAGAGTACATGTTCCATAATTAATAGAAGTAAAAGGTAATTGGTTACCGCTTCGAGATTGTAATGTATTAAGGTTATGATACATACCTTCAACGGCTTGTTTTGTTTCTTTTGTTGTCATATCCATTGCATATTTATAAGCTGCTTCATTTCTAATAAATACATCATCATTAATAGAAGCATTAGTTTTAATCCATGTTTCTTTTGCATTGGATAAATCAAAATCTTCATAAGTTCCAGTTAATCCAAGCATTTGACCTTTTTGACAATACTTAACACCGTCTAAGAAATGTTTATAAAAACTTTTACGAACATATGGAACTGCAGACCAATCAAGATGAGTAGCAGAAACGCCTCCAAATTGCTGTAAGCTTTGAAGCTGAAATAATACTGCTAAAAGTTGAAAGAATGTACTGATGCTGTTTGCTGGACGCACATCAGTTTGTCTTGTATTAAAGCCTTTTTCCATCAAAGGATCTATTGGCAAACTCAAACAGTTATGTGAGCCAACAGCATATGAGCCTGCATCATGAATATAAATTTCATTATTCATATGATTCTCTCTGGATTTCTTAGAAATAATATAATCAAAAGCATATTCTTTTGTCATAACTTCTGCGGCTTCACCTAAACGTCCTCCAAAAGAATGCTCATCTACATTAGCATTTTGATTTTGAACATTGCGGGCTTCCAATTTTTCTCTAATTGGCGCAATAAAAACTGCTTCATGCTCACGTTGTACTTCTTGTTTATAACGATAACGAATATAAGCTCTAGCTACATCTCTGCGTTCAGATTGCATAAGCTCATCTTCTACCATATCTTGAATATCCTCAACTGAAACTGCAGTTGCTTTTTCTTCATCAAGATCATACATTGCATCTTCAATTTCTTTAGCAATATCTCTTGCAGTATCATCCTCATAAAGCTGACCGTCTACCTCAATTAAGGCTTTATTAACTGCATTTATAATTTTTTGTCTATCAAAGGGAACTAAAGTTCCGTTACGTTTTTGTATCTGCAACATAATGTTGTATTCCCCCATTCTAAATTTTGTGTCTCATACTATATTTAGACGAAAGCTATAAACTTTTTAGCTATTTCTGCCCTAATTGCATCGCATAGATTTCATTAATTAATAACATAATATGCTTAATATTTTCTTCTAACTCTGTTAAATTATCATTATAAAGAGTATCTTCAAAAGAAAATTCTTGTTCTAAACCATCAAAATCTATATCATCAGCTTTAAAACGTCTAATAATTTCATATACATTAGGATTTTCTTCTCGCTCAAGTTGTCTAATCATTCGTTGTTTATCCGAAGCAACAACATAGAATGGAAATAATATGATATCTTTATTATGTGAAAGGGCTTCAATTCCCGCAGGATTAAATACTCCAATATTTATCTTACTTTTGGATAAAGAATCATATGAAGTTCCGTAAAACCAATTATTAAAGCAAGTAGCTTCTAACATTTCACCTTTAAGAACTTTTTCCGCAAACTGCTCGGGATTAAGAAAATAATAATTTATTCCATTCTGTTCTCCGCTTCTAGGTTCACGAGTAGTACATGAAATTATTTCGTGAATAAAAGGGGCGTCTTTTGTAACGCCCTTTAATATTGTATCTTTTCCGCTTCCAGCTTTACCAACCAATGCTATAATAATATATTTATTCATTTTCTTCTAAACCTTGATACCTTTCTGTTTTTAATAATAAATCTCCATTATCTTCTAATTTATCAATTTTGTATAATTGATGTCCGCCACTAGAAGCATACTTTTTAGCTACAAATTCATCTCCACTTCTTATGCCTTGTACTATAATCATATTTCCACGGTTAAACCAGCTCTTTTCTACTACGTGTTTAGCTCCATCTTCACCACGCTCAGATATCTGCTTATCAAAGAGAGAAAAATATTCCTTTCTAAATTTAACACTAACAACTCCATCAGTTGTTAATAAAGATACAGTTCCTTTATCTTTATTTTTTGCAATACAAGTTCCGCAGATTTTAAATAATTTAAACATTTTAATTTCTTTGTTGCCTTTATAAAATACTTTATCTACTATTGGTTGTTCTGGTAAATCTTTAAAATTACTTAAACCATATTTACCCATATTAACATGCGCTAATTCATGCTCATGATAATAAAAGCATAATGCTTTCATTTCCCAAGATGAATAATTTCCTTCTGCATAATTTTTCCAATCTGTATAAAAAATTCTTTCATTTAGGTTTTGTAGAATTTTTTCTTTATCACTCGCAATCCAATTTCTGAAAACATCCATTTCTTTATGATAAACTCGTTCCCAAGACTTTACATTTAATTTATTTCCATCCTCAATAAGTCCTTCTTTTTCAGTTTCTGTTAAGAAATCCATTGAACGTTCATCAAGAATAAAATAAGCTGCGGTTTTAGATGGTTTACACATAGCCTTTAAATATCTATTAAATTCATAGATTCTTCTAGCTAAAATTTTTTCATCTGTATCTTCTGGTAATAATCCATAATGAATTAATCCTGGAAGATTAGATAAAGTAAGATTTTTCTTTTTATCACAAGTTTCCCATATAAACCAAGCCATTGCCAGTTTTCTTTCCATAAAAATATCAAAAGCTCCGCCTTTTATTAAAGAAATCATAGCCTGTTTATTTGGCTTAACTTTATAATAATAATCTTTTATTGATATATATGGACGATTTTGAATAGTTCTTTCAATCACATCATCACCAACATTCAACATAGCCTTTAAACCAAAAAGAATTTTATTATGTTTAATATCTGGTTTAAATCCAAAATCAGATGTATTAATATCAACTAAAGAAATTTTAGTATCTGTCTGCATAATTTTACCAATAGCATTTGCAATCTTGGTATAATCTGTACTTCCATTAGCCTCAAGTTCTCCACTATCAGTAATAAGACAAGCTGTATTCCATAAGATAGTTGGATAATGATAAGCTAAATTCATTTCCTGTAAAGCTACCAGTGAATAAGCTAAAGTATGAGACTGATTAAATCCATAACCCTTACTCATAGATACCAATACTTCCCATACATATTTTGCGAATCTAGAATCTATTCCTTTTTCTGCGGTTGTCTTATAAAATTCTTCAGTTAATTTATCAAATGCTGCAGGATTCTTTTTAGCAATAGATTTACGTAATCCATCCGCCCAGGTCAGAGAAAAACCACCAAGTTCTGGAAGCTGTACAAGTTCCATAAATTGTTCCTGCGCAATACATAAACCATAAGATGAATCAAGAATTGGCTCAAGGATTTCTTTTTCCTTTTTACCCAAACCCCATTTTGCAAGTTCTTTATCCCAAGCTGTAGGGTCATTCTTAAATCTTGCTAATTTGTCTGTTGGCATCTCTGTACTACCCTCTTGCGCCATAAGTCGAATGGTTGAGTTTAATACTGCTAAATCATCAACTGAAGTTGGTTTTAAAGTTGTAATACCTTTAATACCACTTTGTTTTTCCATCTGAAACAATGAAAGAATTTTATGTTGCCAAATCATCTTCCACATTTCTTTAGAATCTCTATCTATTCTATAAATTCCAAGAACTTTTTCATAGGTTTCTTTTAATGTTGGCTCTGGAGTAACATATCCATCCTTAACTAATAAATCAAGGCAAACATGAATTTTATCTTCAGCTTCAACTGAAAGAGCATCATATTTAATTAATGATACATCCTCTGCATCATGCAAATCAAACTGCGTACAAATAGTTCCATCAGGCGCTCTCATAAGACCAGTAGAGTTTGTAAATGGTTCATCTACAAAAATAACTCCACCCGCATGAATACCAGATCCGCAAATTAATCCCTCAATCTTTTGCGCGACCTCCCACAATTCAGGATAATCGTCTCTCATGGCTTTAACAAAAGATGCTACTGGTTTCATATCTTTTTCTTCATCACCATAATAAACCTGCTTTAAAGTTCTTAATTGTCCTCTATCTGCGGGGATTAGACTTGCTAAATACTGAGCTTCATCAACATCAATTTTTAAACCTCTTGCCGCAGTTAAGATAGCCGCCTTACTTTTTTCTGTTCTGAAAGTTGTTACATTAGCTACTCTATCTTCACCATAAAACTCTCTAAATTTATTTAATACTGCTGCTCTTTTGGAACCCTCAATATCAAAGTCTACATCTAAGACAGATACACGTTCAGGATTAAGAAATCTCCAAGCAAAAGTTCTAGTTTTTTCTCTAAGTGGATTAATCTGTGTAATTCCTAATACATAAAGAAGAATAAATCCAACACCAGAACCACGACCTGGTCCAACTAAAGAACCAGCTTCCCAACATAAATCAATAATCTGCTGAAGATTAAGATAATATGCTGACCAATGTGCTTTATTTACATTTGAAGAAATCCAAGTCATTTCAAGATTACTATTAATTTCATCATATGATTCTTGATTTTGTAAATCTGAATGTTCTACAATACCATCAAGGATAGCTTTAACAAGTTCTCTATCACCTACAAAATCTGATTCATTAAATGTTTTTAACATTGGAATCTTCTCTATCCAATCTGTAGTTAATTGAGAATAGTAAGTTTTCCATTTTAAGGAAGGAATCTTTAAAGGTTTTAAAATTGAATAATCTTCACATTTTTCCTTTATTTTCAATATATTTTCATATGCAGTATCTAACTCTTCTCTGGTTAAATCTAAATGCTCTTCAAGGTCATCTGTATCCATAAGATAAGTTGTTGCATAAAAAGCATCTACTTCACGTTCCTTATCCTGAGAATTAAGATACGCTTTATGAATCTCTCTATCTTCTTTTTTAAGATAATGACTATCTGTTGTTATGATATATGGAATCTTTGTATGATTTGATAACTCAATTAACTTGCGGTTAACATAAGTTTGTTCTTTAGACGCAGAAGGTTGTAATTCTAAATAAAAATTACCCCTTCCAAATACAGATTCCATAAGATAACACCAATTAATAATTTTTAACCATAAGGCTTCTGAATCTGTTTGCTGATATTTTAAAATTTGAGTTGGCAACATACCGCCAAGGCATGCAGAAGATCCAATTACATGACCTGGATTTTCTTTAATTATATCTAATAAATCTTGATAATATGTAGGAACTCTTCTTTGTCCACCCGCTATATAACTGCGATGCCATGCTCTTGTAGAGATTTCACAAATTTGCTGATAGCCAATTAAATCTTTCGCTAAAAGAATAAAGTGATAATATTTATCTTCACCTCTAACAAAATTAGTTTCATTTAATCCATCTCTACAAAGATAAATTTCATTACCCATTATTACTTTTAATGGGATATTTTTTTCTTTTATTTTTTTATATATTTTTTCTACCCTAACCGCAGATGCAATAGTTTCATGGTCAGTTATTGCAACAACAGAATGACCTAATTCAGCCGCTCGGTAAATTAGGTCTTCTTCATGAATAATACAGTCCAGTAAACGAAGATTTGACATCTGGGTATGATTATGTAATGATCCTGGATATAACATTCGCACTTTATCCTTTACTTCATAATAATTCTTCTTTTACTTATATATATTACTAAATTTTTTAATATTAATCAATTAAAGTATATTTGCGGCCGGTTATTTCTTCATAAATACCAACCCATGTATAAAATAAAGGCTGATACATACGAGGAACCCATTCAAAAGACTGACATATAATTAATATATCAGTATTTTTAGCCAAATCAATTAAAGAATAATCTTTAAGTAAATGATCTTCAACATTATAAATTTCAGCGGCTTCATCAGGTAAAACATCTGATAGTGGATTTGATACCCAATCATAGTGATTGATTACTTTAGTATCAAAAAGTTTTTTTACCCAATTCCCGCACTGTGATTTTCCTACTATTGGTTTTGTCCAATCTTCGATTTCATAGCCTATATCGTGATGATGATCAATATTAACAAGGTTTGCATCTCTATATTTACTAACTAATGGAACAATTTGCTCATGTGAACGAATAAATTGAATTTTGTCTTGCGGCAATGCTTTTATAACATCTACAATATATCTGGTAAGATACTCATAAATGTTTAAATCTGCGGGAACATTGCTTAAAAATGGATAGTCTTCAATTATACTATCCACTTTAAAATCTTCATTAACTGCATTATTATATACTCCAATGCTTGGTCCCATAATAATATCAAAGTCTATTGTAACTATATTCATATTTTCTCCTAATCTGCAAGTACTACAAGTTTAACTCCAGCTCTTGTACAAGCTGTATACATAGCTGAACGATGTTCAGCTTTATCAAATGGAAATCCTTCTTCAAGTGCTAATACTTTGGGCCACTCACTACCTTGGGCTTTCCAAAAAGTTAAAGCATATCCATATGTGAGTTCTTCTGGAACCATGTCTTTATATTTTGTTTTATTTATTTTATATTTCATTTTATTATCTAAGATAGGAATACCAGTAGTAATACATTGTTCATCGCAATGTAATGCATCAAAAATATCACCATAATCTGTAATAAAAGTTCCCTTTAAATAACCAACTCTATTTTCTGGAATACCAAAAGAATTAAAACGTTCAGGTAAATAAAATGCTTTATAATCAAAATCATTTAAGGTTCCAACGCATCCATTAGTCAAATAACCACCTTTGTCTGACATAATATCCCAATTATTTCTAAGAACAATAAGTTTTTCGCCTTCCTCTATTGGCTTTGTATAACCTTTTAGTTGTCTTGCTATTTGATTAAGCTGATTACGAGTTCTATTTGTAGCACATAATGTTTGGTCTGCCCAAGTAATCATTGTTGGATCAAAATCTTTTTTAGGTAAAACTATTGCATCATCTGATTTAAAACCACTAATAGATTCACCATTACGTATTCGCATACTTAAACGAATAATACCACTTTCTTGCGCTTGTCGCATAATCTCATTAAGAAATATATGTGGTGCATATAAAAGATTATTATTCTGACTTTTCTCGATTGGTGGAAGCTGACCTGGATCGCCGCAAAAAATAACATAAACAGGATAACTTAAAAGCAATTTTGTCATATCCATTGGGAGCATAGAACATTCATCTACAACAACTACTTTTGCATCTATTGATTCTACTGGTTCTCTTGTAAATTTTCCATTAGGCAAAGGTTTAGTTTTATATAATAATTTATGTGCGGTTTTACAATTAGGATTTCCTTTTTGACGTAAAACTTCTGCAGCTTTACCTGTATAAGCACAATAAGCTACATCTAATTCTGGATCAACTCCATAAGAAGAAAGAGCTGAAATAATAAATCTAATAAGAGTTGACTTTCCGGACCCCGCGTACCCAGATATTACGGTACATTTCTCTCCGTCAAGGTATCTTTGAACTGCGATTTTAAGTCCTTGTTCTTGTCGTAATGTAAGTTCCATTAGAGAATCTCAACCACCTTTCCGTAGATACTGCGTTTTGTAATCCAACCATTTATATGCCCATGATTATTTGAGATTTGAAATTGATTATTATTTCTAATAGCTGTTATTTTGTGTAAATAAAAATGTCCATTCACTTTGCAAAATACAATATCATTTTTCTTTAATTCTACATTGTCTGCGGGAATAACTCTTACCGGCTGCCCTGACTTCAGAATTGGGGTCATAGATTGGCCAAACCCTGTAACAATGCACTCTTCACCCTTTTGGAGATGAATAGCTGTAATTAAATTTTCTTTTCCCTTATACATTAGTCGTGTTCTCCCAATAAATCATCTAAAATTTGGCAAAACCGCATAAAGTCTCTTTCCGCACGTTTATCCGCCCTTTCTTTTGCTGTATATGGATCTTTACCGTTTTTTCTAGCTTCAATCGCTTCAAGCTCAGCCTGTTTATATCTAGCTTCCTTAAAACGAAAAACTAAACTATCATAACCATAACCTTTTACTCTTTTTTCATCTTTTATCTCAGTCTTTTTAGCTGCTTCCTCTTTTTCTCTTTTTGCATCTTCTTCCTTAGAAACTCTAATTAAGTCTGTAAGGTATGCAGCCACAATACTCATCGTCATACTTGTTTTTGATTTTTCTTCTGCTCTACTTTTATATAACTCTAATTGTCCTGTTCTAATCATATTTTTTACCTCTTTTATTTTTATACATTATTATTATACTATATTATTATAATAAAATAAAGACAAGCTATACTTAACTTGCCTTTATTTTTTAAGGAAAAGATTAAAAATCCAAAAATTGGATTAAAAAATTCTAAATCACTTTTTTAATTTGGGTTTGCGGTTAAAGCATCTGCCACCGGCACGAGTCTAGATAATTAAAAATAATATTCAGTGCTTCCAACTATTTGATAGTCTTCAATTAAAATTTGAGGAGTGACTTCTCCGCCCCAAGCATTTTTTGCACATTTACCAACCAAATCAATTTTTACACTTCCGTTTTCAGAACGTAAAGCTTCATACTCTTCTTCAGAAGCTTTAAATTTCATTATGTCAACTCCGCAAGGCAATTTAATTCTAATCGTTGGATTTTTGTCTTTTGATAAAAGCTGAATGTTATCTTTAGTAATATTTAATCCTTTAATACCAACATATGCTCTATCAAAATCTTGCCCCCACAAATCATTAAATCCAGATATATCTAAAATTCTTTGTTTATCTCGTGGAGTTAAATTTTTTTCAAATAAATAATCAACCTTATAAATTGGATTACTTGAATACTGTGAAAGTAATTCATCAGACTGTTCAATAAAAGTGTCTATTTTACTAGCATCAAGTGAACATCCTGCCGCGTTTTGATGACCTTGAACCCAATTAACACCATCACATTGTTCAAGTGCCGCTTTAAAATCCATTAGCCCATTCTTAGTATAACCTCTCATGGAACCTTCATAAGTACCATGGTCAGTTTTTGTAAGTACCATACAAGGTCTTTGATATTTAGCCATATGTTTATTTGCAACTAGACCTCTTATGGTTCCTTCTACTTCTTTACTTTCCAAAAGAAAAGTAAGTATCTTATGATTAAGTAGATTTTCCTCTTTAATCTTCTTATCAAGAAATAACATTGCATTATCTTCTAGGCGGGTTTGTCTATTTTTAATATTTCCAATTACTCGCACAGCTTGTAAGACTAAATCTTCTTGTTTACCTGTTTCTTTACCTCTTTTTATTTCTGGAATTTTTTTATGAGCTTTATATTCAAGCATTGAATCAAAAATTAAATGTTTTTCATTTAATTCACCTGTTCTAGTTGTGGCATTTATAAAAGGAACTATAAAGAAAGCTGCTCCTATATCTGTACAAGCTTGAGTTTCATATGCACTAGCATAATCTGTTTTTCCTAATGGAAAACCATTTTTGTCTAACATATATTCAATAAAAGGATTATGAATATTATCTTCATTTAAACCTTTCATAATGATATGCTTAGTTTCAAATGAATGTAAACTCATCATATCACCAATATTAGCTAAAGCCACAAGGTCAAGTAATTGATTTGCATAGTTAGTATTTAAAATAGAGTCAATATATCGACAAAATTGCCAAGTAACACCAGCCCCGCAAAATTCTTTATTTGGATAATCAGAAAGTTGATTATTAATTATAATAGCATCTTCGCTTATTTTATCAGCCAAGTGATGGTCTAAACAAATAACTGCTATATCTTTATCTTTTAATATTTTATGATACTCATAATCATTACTTCCCGCATCTGGTAATAATACTAATTTATATTCTGATTTTGCAAATTTATCATAACAATCTTCTAGTCCATGTTGTTTGCCCGAATGCATAAAATAATCTAAATTATTTTCAACCCAAGTAGGAAAAAAATAATGAAGATAATTAATAAGAATCGCCGCACTACAATATCCATCACAATCACAATCTACTACAATTACAGCTTTTTGTTTATTAGCTACCGTTGTAATTATATAAGATAAAGCTTGATATAAATTATTTTTACCTAAAAGAGTAAAATCATTAATATCATCATCTGTTGTATTAAGATAATGATAAAACTCTTCTGGCGGAATTCCTCGATTTAATAAAATCTGTTCAATAGTAGAATATTGTTCTTGTACACTATTTAATAATTCTAATCTCATAAGTTAAATAACTCCTTTCATCTTTCTATCACTCTCCTTTATCAAAATCAATTTTATTTACTGAGCTGACTTCTTTTCCATACCCAGCTTTTTCATCAAGAGATTTTTTCATTTGATTTAGCATATCTACAAATTCATTAAACTCCCAATAATCTTGGAAAATAAAACTAATCATATTTGCATCAATTATATCTAATGCATCTTTATGTTCCCGAGAAAATTTACATTTAGCCCAATATCTGTCTCCATGAATAGGTACTTCTATATTAAAACCCGCATAATCTCTTAATGGATATTTATCAAGGTTAAAAGGCTCATCTACTATCATAATAAAATCCTTTCTTTAAATAATGTAAGAAACTTTTCTTTTCCTTCATCTATTGGAGCATCTTTATACCTAGTTATCATTTCTTTGTCGAAAATAAAAGAAATATTTACATAATTACTATATTTTGAATGAAGTTTTAAAAGATTCTTTTTAAGATGTTGAAATTCTGCATCTCCTATTTCTTGGAACTGTCTATCAAAAGCTACTATAATTTCTTCTACACTTGCGCGCAATAGCATTTCTATCTGATAATTAGAAATATTAGAACCACAACAAGCTACTGAAATATCATTATCTATACCAAAATAACTTTTATATTTTAAGCAAGATTTTTCCGATTCAAACACAATTACTTTCCGAATTTTTGAGATATTTTCTTTAATATAATAGTAATTATATAAATTCATTCCAAGAGGGTGATTATACATTATCTGATTAATTCTAAGTGGTCTATATTTTCCATATAATTCCGCTTCCTCTTTAATCATTGTTCTTCCACGAATTCCTACAAGTCTACCAGTTTCATCAACATGCGGAATTGTGATTTGCGCCCCTCCTGGATAATAACCAATACGCATAAAATCTAATACTTCTTGACTTATATCTTCATCAATCCAAGGCTTTAAAATTACATCATAATTAAATCTGTCTAAGATTTGTTTATTATATTCTTTAAGAGTAATTATTCCTTGCTTTTTTGGTTCAATACTTTCTATTCTTTCATATCCAGAAAAGATTTTAAAATCTTCGCTGTTAATTAATTCTTCTTGTTCTTGAACATATTCTCCAGAAAATCCAAAATAAGAAGCAACCCATCGAACTGCATCATTTAAGTCAATATCTATATCTTTTTGGATTTTATTAACTTTTCTACACAATTCAAATACATCAAAAAAAGATTCCGCACATCCAGTATAACAAATAAATAAACCACTATTTTCATAAAAATAAAGTTTTCTACTTCCTATACCTGGTGGATTATGACATATTGTAGAAGAAATGATGCCGAAGTTTGTATACTCCGGCTCACCTCCCCATAATTGAAGTAAAGCAAAAATATGTTCAATTTGTAAATGTTCACGTATTTCTACTTTATCATAATTAATCATATTAAACTACATGTACATTTACACATGTTCCCATAAGACCATGAAATTCATTTACACAATAACAAAGATACTGATATTTAGACATTTTCTTTTCCTGCGGAGTTCCATGAGCCTTTCTATCAGCTAAATAATCGTTTGCCATAACAAGTGGCATATTATATTCAAATGGTCTAATCAACATACCAGAAGTAGCTTCAACTTTTCGTTTTGCATCAGCTTTAGTATTTACTTTAACTTTATCATTTCCGTTATTAGTTCTTTTTACTTTTCCTTTAAAATTTCTTTTTTCTGCCATATTATATATTCTCCTTTATTCTTCAAATGTCATCATTTTATCATCATCTAAAACATTGATAGAGACATTATCTATTTCTATTATATCATAATTATAAGTTGTAGCAAACATAGGTTCAATTCTACAAGTTCCTAAATCTGCTTTACAAAATAGGTAAATTCCTTTATACCTTCCTCGTCTATTTTTATATATTGATAATTTAATTGTTGGCGTATCAAAAGCATTTGTTGCTAAAATACTTTGAAGAGCTTCTAAATCTCTAGTTGTGACGCTAAGTAAAATACTACCATAATCAATTTTATCTGCGATTGATTTTGCTCCACGAAGTAAATTCTGGTCAGGTGTTTCTGAATCTTTATAAGTCCCATTTAACTGAGTCGCAGACATAATAAAGATACCATATTGATTACATAAATCTTTTAAGCGATTAGATAACATAAAAAGAATATTATCTTCTCTAAGTTTTACCCCACCGGAGCGTTTAGTTATCTCTTCAAGAATCTTTAGGCTAGTATGTATATAATCGTGACGCGAACTTCTTATATTTCTATAAGCGCTGACTATCTCTTACTTAACTAATATAAGTTAAGGAAACCGTTTCGGCATTTAACTAGCTTCGTTACCTAAAACTAGACTATGTACTAATAATAGCCCTACTTCCCTGCCCAGAAGGCTTAGGGAATAGTCGATACAGGTTCTTTAGACGTTTTTCCAGGTTCTTTTTTTAATAATGTCTGCAACGGTTGATTTTGATATACCATAATTTTTAGCTAAATTTTCATAAGAAATATTATTTTTTTCTCTATCTTCCCTAATCTGTTTAACTAATTCAGCATTTAATTTAGTATGTCTTTTTCTAACTTTAAATACTTCTGGCATGATTAAACCATATCTTTTTCCAGACCATATATTTAAAAAAGAATTAAAATGTAGCCTATCTTTGTATTTCTCATTATATATTTTTGTTGGACTTTCATTATTTAGATAAGCTTTTCTAAGTTCAATAATTTCTGACTCTGTTAATTTTGCTTGACCCCAAATTTCTTTTTTTCTATGCTCTAAAGTTTTCGGTTTAGAGCAATTTTTCCCACCATCTTCTACATTATAACCATTAGGAACTTTAGTATTATAAAAATTAATATAATATATTTCTAATTCATTTAAAATATTTATATCATCAATATCTTTTACCAAAATTTCATATTTAAAGCTTTCATATCCATATTTTCTAAAAGCTTTATGTAATAAAGAATTATAATCAGAATTATTTGGATTTTTATATGCTGATTTATGTGCTGCATATCTTGCTTTTGGATTCACAGTTTGTCCAATATATTTTTTATTATTTTTTAAATTTGTATAACAATATATAATTCCCATATGTTATACCTCCTTTCATAATTAATATGAAAGGAGTCAGAAATTATTTAACTACTTACGTCCAAAGTTTCCCACGGGACTCCCTTATTTTTCAATTTAGGGTCCCCCGTTAGCATACATACCATTGTTTTGGTGTATGTATACCCCTAGCAGTCACTAGGCAAAGTTTTTCATTGTCCCAACACCCTTTTAATAGGGTTGAACACAAACCTAACATCATGGTCGCGAATATTCCGCTTTATTGTATTTTCTATATCCTGCAAATTAAAGTCTGGTAGTTCTTCTACATATAAAGGAGCTTTTGAAAGAATTTCCGCAGCTTTGAGTACTCTATCTTCCTCATCACCTTCATATTTACCATTTAAAATATGTTCTTCATTTACATTTGAAAGAAAAGCTAACATCATTGTTTGTATTTCTTCCAATTCCTGCTCAGTTGTAATAAATAAAGTAGGATTACAAGCCCCTGTACTTATCCAACCAAATGTTTCATTATATATATGACTACAAGCTATATAGCAAGCATCTGCCACCATTGACCTTGTCTTGCCAATCCCCGTGGCGGCTGACCGCAAATAAAACTTCTTTAATCTTGCACCACGAGTAACTGTATTAATAAGAGGTCCATATAATGGAACACCTACTTCTGGATATTGTTTAAATTTTTCAATTAAATCAAAAACACCTTCGCCCGCTTGCTCACTAGCATTTTGAACATCATCAACATATTGCATTCTGATAAGTTCAATTTTATCATTCACTCTACTGGCTATGTCGGTTAAAGAACAATTATCAAGTAGCTCTTCTTGTTCTTGTTTCTTTTTCATATCTAATATATTATCTGGATCATATATATCAGATACATCAATCCCAAAATTATCAAATGCTCTTAATAGAGTCATTTTTTTAAGTCGATTATAATAATAATCAAAAGCTAAAGGGGAAGCACCATCTGAGGCTTTAATTAACCACTCTTCACCTTTTTGCTGCTTATATAAAGCTCCACTAGTTGGATGTGTTTCAAAAAAATCAGATACAGTTTTTAAATTTACCTCTTTTGCGCCTTGCTCATGAATTTTATATAAAGCCCCAAAAACTATTTTATGAAATTCATTAGAAAAGTCTTCTTCATTTATTGTATATCTATCTTTTTCATCTAATAAAGATAAATTTTTAAATACATTTCCTATAACTTGAACTATAGCCGAAACATCTACATATTTACTTGCCATTAATATCAACCTCCTCGTCTAAAAAACTAAATTTCTTTTTTGATTTTTTAATTTTTCTTTGTGGCTGAGGGATTGTTATATTAATAGTTTTAGGTATATAATTTTCAATATTTACTTCTGAATTTCTCTTATTAACGCTCCACATCTTATAGTAATAATTCTTAGCTTCTTCATATACATATGGAACTATTCCTATTGAACGACTAGCTTCATCTTCAATAGCATTACCCTGTACTTCATAAAAATATATTAATGCTTTATGAATACCAGAATATGTAAAGCCTAATTCAGTTACATATTTTTTAATAAGCAAATTTGTTCTTGCAAAATCATATTTACCATTATATAAAGTATATAAATATTTGTTTAAATTTGCTTTATCAACTTCTGTTTGATTTATTGGTCCCTCTGGACATTTTTTATGAGCATATCTTCTTGAACTCACTTGAATAAAAGGAACTTTATCCCTATCAAATTGTCGCCCACAATTAACACATTTACAAGGATGTGCCATTTCTTTTTCCTCATTTCAATTTATATATAAATATTAACATATTTTAATAAAAAAATCAAGATAAGATAACTTACCTTGATTTTTCATTTGACTTTACAGCAAATCTTCTTTAATTTCAGAAACAATTAAATAAATAATCTCTGCTTGTTCTCTCGTAGCATCAGATACTTTCTTTCCTTTTCCGAGGTATTTATCTACAATTTCTGTAATTTTTTCGCTGTTTTTTGTATCTCTCTGCATCAGCTCTCCAACTACAGTCTGAAATTCTGCCATAAGGGCATCAAAGTCATAAGTTGGTGCTTCTGTTTTCTCCATTTTCTCTTCTGTCACAAATTTATTGTCATGCTCTGCGGCTTCCTTATCAATAGCTGCATGAATGGTATCAACAAGGGCATTATAATTCATTTCAATACAATCAGGAATATACTTAAAACGACAACCGCACTCAATAAATCCTGTTCTATCTCTTAAAACAAGAATAGAATTTTCACTACCATTCTGTTTTGCATATCCATAGATATCAGCCATACCACCAATAATTTCTCTTGTGGAATTGGAAAGTGCTGGGCGAATATTTGTTACATTACCATTATCGTCTTTTGCTTCCTTATCATGTCCAAGAAAGAAAACTGCATAACCAAGCTGTGTAAGCCCTCTAAATACTTCATTGAATTCGTCTTTAAACTTAGACCATCCTTTTCCATAACCAAGGTCTCCAAGCTCTTCAATTCCATTTTGCTGACAAATATATTTCTTACATTTATCTGCGGCAACATCAATAGTGTCAACTACAACTGCTTTATAAACCTCTTTTACTTCTGGCTTTTTAAGTTCTCTATAAACCTGTTTCATCTCGCCCCAAGTTGTAATATCCTGAGCCATTACACCAGGAAGAGCATTATATCCTGCCTCAAAAGCTAAAAGCAAAGCCCCTTCCATCTGAGTTGCTAAAGTAGTTTTTCCAGTCTTATATCCGCCATAAAGATAGGTTATATACCCGCTGAGGTCTTTACTAACTTTATGTGGTTGAATTCCTAATAAATTAATTCCCATTCTTTTTATCTCCCTCAATTATATATGCTACTTTATCTATTAGCTTTTTCAATGCCAGTAAAATTTTTACCAACATAAAAATCTTTATTTTAATATCTTCTTTTTTTAAAATACCACAATCATTAACTACATACATATCTAAAAGATATGTATGTAGAATTTTGATTAAATCTTCAACAGTTAAATAACCATTTTACTTATTAGAAATTAAAACCTCCGCTTGCAGAAACTGCTGGCTTAGCAGTAGCTGATGCCGCAACAGGTGCCTGATTAGCTTTCTGTTCTTTCCACTCGATTGCTCTCTGTTTTACTCCTGCAAGATATGTTTCTCTTTCTGAAACAAGCTCTGCAAGCTTCTCCGCAGTAATGAAATCTTCAGAATCCCATTCATAAGGTACTTTTGCACTTCTGGTAAGTACATATTCCTTACGAGTGGAAGTAGATTCTCTTACAATATCATCACCGAAAGCATTCTCTTCTCGAATCTCTTTAACAATAGTTGTATTAATCTGATTACCACTAACTTCAGTACATAATGGATTTTGATTAGAAATTTCACATCCTTCAAAATAGTCCATAGCGTTGGTATTATAAACCATTAACTCAATTGGAAGAATCTGACCTCTAAAATCAAAACATACTCCACCAAGTGTCATTCTTTCTGGAAGCTTTCTTTCCTCATCTTCTTCAATTCTTGTTGCTCTAGTAATTACCATATCAAGAGTAAAATAATTACGAGAAGAATCATTAATACCATCAGTAATTACATGAACGAATCCGCCTTCATTTCTTTTTGGAGAAGCTAATTTCCACTCTCCGCCATTCTCAGTATAAAAATCATTCAAACCAATAGCAGAATCAATTCTTAACTTTGCGGCTCCATCTTTTCCAACTTCCATTGCGGTTTTAAGACGACCTTCAATAATATCTTTTAAAACTGTAAACGTTGCATTTGATTTTCCTGATGAAGTTACTGCAGTTACATATGTGAAATGAAATTCAACAATATTTTTTAACTCCTCATCAGTGGCAATTCCAATTGTTCCTCTAATGAATTCAGTCCCTGGTTTCTTTGAATTTGGACCACTTACTTTCATCTCTAACTCATGCTCATAAAGATATCCTTCTGCGTGAACTACATTTTTCATTTTCTTCATATTATTTTTTCTCCTTTAAAATAAAATTTTAATTAATTAAGATATTTCGATATTTTTTCCTTTTTCTGTAATCGCATAAAGAACTGGGTCTTGCCCTACTTTATCTACAAAACCATCAGAGCAGAGCTTTCTAATTCCACCCGAAACAACTCTAGAAGAAACTAACAATCCTTCTCCTATATCTTTTGCTTTCCACACTTCTGTAGATGGATTATCTTGTAGGAACTTTAATATCATTTTTCCCATATCAGTTAATATTGGTTTTTCAGCTGAATCTGTTGTACTTTTAAAAAGTCTCCAATATTCAACTGCTTCTGGATCAAACTCTGATAAATCTTCTTTTTCATTCATCAAAGTATCAATCATATTAATAAATTTTTCTTTTTTTGTCATTTTTTAACTCTCTTTCATTAATTTATATATTAATGATATAAAATTTAATATATAAAATCCAATAAAAGATTTTTTATTCAAACAAAAAGTCATCAGCATAAGGCAAATATTTCGCAAATTTAATAAAACTGTCTAATTCTGAATCTATTCCATCAGTTTTACTCCATTCAACAAGTTTATGCCCTTTTCTTTGCTGAATCATTGTACGAATATTTTCATAACTCATTGTTACTGTGCGAGTTTGGAGCCATGATTCTGGAAGCCAGCACACAAGCTCTTTCCAGTAACGTTTATCTTTAGTTGCCAGATATTTCTGACGCAAACCCTCAAGAAATTGAATAAGATAATCAATTTCTTCTCCAGAAGTAATAATATCTGGACAATAATCTCCTGTTTCAAAGCAATCTAAAGTAATTGGTTTACTTGTAAGTTTATGCATTGTAGATGTAGAATTTGCGGTTGTACCGATTTTGTAAGTATCAAATTCCTTCCCATTTATGGACTATCTTTTACCCCTTTTGCAATAAAGGAGGATACCATTTCGACATTTAACTAACTTCGTTACCTAAAATTAGACTACGTATCAATAGTAGCTCTACTTCCCTGCCCAAAAGGCTTAGGGAATAGTCTCTACAGGTTCTAATTATATTAAATCTTCAATAGTAAAATTTTGGTTATATTTAATAATTTTCAATGGAATATTATGCTTTTCACAATATTCTCTTTTTCTCTTATCATTTTCAATAAGATTATCCCATTCTTTTCCCCAACTTCCTTCAGGTCTTAAATAATGTTGTAATCCATTAAATTCGATAAGACTTTTTAATTCTCCATTAGAAAATATTGCGAAATCGAATCTTAATCTTCTTCCACCAATTCCGTTTAAATCAGAAAAAGTGTATTGAGTAGAAAATTCATAATTTCCATCAATAAGCATTTTAGTAATTTTCTGTTCTCCTAAAGAATGAAGACATCCACAAGATTGTATACCAACAGAACGTATATTGCTTCCTTTTGTTGTAAAAATATTTCCACAATGCTTACAAATACATTTCCAATGAGCAATTCCTTGCGGAGATGAGCCGTCTCTTTCAAGAACTTTAAAATTATCATCCTCATAACCAGTCATATCAACAACATTTTGAACGGCTTTTTCTTTTTGTAAACACCCGCATGATTGAGTATGATTAGAATTAAGATTTCTTGTATCTACGTCTAATTCATTACCACAATCACAAATACAATGCCATTTACCACCTTTTATATAATATTGAGGTGTTAATCGACCAAATTTTTTACCTGTTAAATCAACTCTTGGTTTAGATTTTCTTGTTTGTTTTTCCATATTAAATTATCTCCTTACTTTTTATCGTTCTATTATATCTAAAAAGTATCCAAGTATAATTTAATAAGTTTGACACGATTTTTTATAATTAGTTTCCCACGGGATTCCAATGGGTGGTTCCCCGTTAGCTATATTTTACAAAAATATAACCCTCGCTGATAAGCGAGCAAAGTATTTCATTGGCAGAAAGAATTCTACCAGTAGAGTGGAGCCGTAATGTCAACTGTTACCATAATTTGACGTAAAAATTTCCTATGCTCAGGACCTGCTTTAATTAAACGTTTAGCTAAATCCATATCATTTGGACCAATAAAAGCAACATTAGCTATTTGATGGTCAAAATCAATTTCAAGTAAACCATTTTTAAGTAACCATCTATCATAATCATCTGTTAAATCAGAAGAAGCTTTGCTATAAGTCTCTGGATAATCTGGGTCTTTGGTCTCTTGAACCCAAGTTTCCGCCACTAAATAATCCTGTTGACTGTCTTCTATATTAATCAAACCAAAAAAACTATCACTCTTATTCCAGCTCTCTAATGGATTTCTCATTCCTCTAAGAGCAGGTCCAAAATTATAAGTTTTAATATTTTCAAACTTCATTCTTTTACCTTCCATTCTATAACTAATTTCATTTTCTGTTTTAATTCTACTTCTATAATTAACATATCATTATAACCAAAAGCAGTTTTGATTAATTTAAAATAACGATTATGAATTTCAATTATATCTTCTTTAGTAGACTTATCAGATTTACCATATTCTGCAACCATTAGGTCACTTATGGTAGGATAACCTTTATATAAATATGTTCGCGGTTTCCCATTATCATACCAAGATAAAAAGGTATCACCTAATATATTTTTATTATAATTAGTAAAAAAATACATAAGTAATACCTCCTTATTTTATACTATAACCAAAATCTTTGGCATGAAAATATTCTTGCCAATAATCTTCACGTTCATTTAATTCTTCTGGTTTTACTTTTTCAATTACTTCAAAAGTAAAATTTTCTGGTCCACTCTCTTGCATTGCTGGATATAATTTATTGCGGGTTGGCGTTTCTGCGCCTACTCCACGTTTGATATGCTGTCGCCAACGCTCTCGAATATTGACCGCCTGCCCAATATAACATTTTCCATCTAAAATATTTGTAATTTTATAAATACCTGTAATATCTTTATCTCCAATGACTCTACCAATTAAAGCATTATAAGGTTTTTCATAGTACACTTTATAAATTACTTTATTAATAGCATCTGGATAACGAATATTAGAACTTACCTCACGTAGTTTTTTAATTTCTGCAACATCTTGTTCTGATAATTGGAGTCTATAAAAATCTTGCTGAGACTCTTTTTCTTCTTCACGTTTTTTAGCTTCAACAGCCGCATCTACAAGAGACTTATATTTTTCTAATTCATTTCGGAATTGAAGAATTTCATTTTTTTTATTTTTAGAATCTTCATTAAAACCTTTTACAATTTCTTCAACAGATTTTAAATAAGCATCTTTATAAGAACTTCTATCTTCTTCAAGTTTAGCAGATAATTTTTCTGCTTCTCTATCATAAGTATCATTTAATCCATTAATAAATTCTTGTAACTTCATAGATTCTTTATTATAAGAGTCTTTTAACTTTGTAATTTCACTCGTATAATTAAAAGATTCTTTAGTCAATGCTCTAAGAGTACCTCTCATTTTAGCTATTTTAGATTCATAATCTTCATTAGTTAAATTAAGAAATTGTTTATTAGATTCTAATTCTTCAATATCAAATTCTAATAATGATTTAGTTTTCTTTAATTTTGAAATTTGATAAATTTCCAGACAAATTATAATCAAACCTAAAATACCTAAGAAAAACATTATTAAATATAATACATTCATATTTTTAGAGAAAAAGAGGACAATTAATATTGCCCTCTTTGTTTTTATATATTAATTACTCAGCTTCTGTTGCGTCTGGGTCAAATGCCATTCCAGCTGGTGTAAGTTTAAGGAATTTAACTGGTTTATGTGTTCCATCCTCAAGTTCTACCTCTGCAGGAACGCGAACGCCATATCCTTTACGCTGAATAGCTGCTGTAAAAATACCATCTACACTTTTCTTCGGAATATCAAGTGCTTCAGCTACATCTGCTGCTGTTACGTTTGCTCCATCAATCTCTTTCAGATAATTAAATACTTTCTTAGAATTGTCTTTCATCATGGTAATAATCTCCTTTAAATATATAATTTGTTTATTTTTATAATAGCTATTTTTACTAGCTTTATTTTTAAATATTATATCAAAAAAATTTTTAATGGTCAAATATTTTTATTCGCCATAAAGCAAATCTAAAACCATTTCATCCAAATCGAATAATTGCTCAAAATCCACTTCGCTAGTTATATTTTCTATTTTGCCTGAAGCTACTTCTTCAGTATACTCACCAGATTCTACTTTTTTCTCTATTTCACAAATCTGTCTAGCCATTCTTCTAAGCTGCTTTTTCCCGAAGGATTTTCGAGTGGTCATTTATTTTTTCTCCTTAATATTTATTACATTTATAGTATACTTAAATTTTTAAAAAAAATCAAAGTATTTTTCCTTGAAATCTTTTTCCGACATAATGGGGATACCCAATTTCTTAGCAGAAACATTTTTAGAACTAGAACTATTAACATCATTATTGATTAAAATATTTGTATTCTTGCTTACAGAGCCAACAACCTGGCCGCCGCAAGATTCAATAAGTTCTTTAAGTTCATTTCTATTTTTAAAAGTTGATAATTTGCCTGTGATTACGACTTTAATACCAGATAAACTCTGACTATGTTCTTCTTTTGGTTCTATTTCATTAAAAATGATAATACCTTTATCAACCATTTCCTTAGCCAATACATAGTCAAAATTAATTAAAGCATCATGCATTTCTGGTCCAAAACCATCCCAAAGATAAAACTTATTCATAGAATTTATATCATTAATAAAATTATCCCAAGTTCCTTCTTTTTCAGCTATAATTTTAGCATATCTTCTTCCAATTAAAGGAATTCCCAACGCCGCAATATAGTTCTCCAAATTACAGTGCCGTGCAGTTTCAATAGACTCAAGCATCTTATCAACTGATTTAACTCCAAAACCATCCTTTTTAATCCAATCTTCCCTGTATTCTTTTAAATTAAAAATATCTTCAGCACAATTAATCCAACCCCAGTCAATTAATTTACCAAAAGTAGCTTTAGATATTCCTTTTATATCAAGACCTTTTTTACCCGCAAAATGCTCAATACGATTAATAAGCTTTCCATCGCAATCTGGGTTCATACAAAAAAGATTCACTACTCCAGAAGCAGAAATAATTAATTTTGTTTCACCGCCGCATACAGGACATTTAGTAGGTACTTGAAATACACCATTAATCTTTTCTATTGGCTCTACTTCTGCCCGCACAATTTGCGGAATAATCATATTCATCTTAGCGACATATACTTTCTGACCTCTATATGGTGTAGTTAATGTTTGCATAAGGACACTTACATTGTGCATACTTGCCCGAGATACAGTTGTACCATCTATTTCTATTGGATCAAAAATTGCAATAGGGGTTAAAATAGAAGTTCTTCCCATACTCCACTCAATATCTTGAAGTGTAGTCTCATATTCTTCATCATAAAATTTAAAAGCATAAGCTGCTCTTGCGTGATGACCAGTTTCACCAAGATTAGTACCATATGCTACATCATCAAAACGTCCAACTAAACCATCAGAAGGATAACCAAGTTTCTTTGCGGTTTCAACAAGATAATCTTTTGCATCCTGGTCAAAAGAAGAAATATAAGGTACAATAAGAAAACCTAACTTTTTTACTGCATCTAAACGTGCCATAAAAGAATTTTCATCATAAAAACCTTTTACAACATTCCATACAACGAAAGTTAAATGGCGCTTCTTACATTCATTTGCATCCAAAAGACGAATACTTCCAGAAGCAAAATTACGAGGATTTTTATACTCATCCTTAAATTTCTCAAAGTCACTTATTGTACAAATAACTTCACCATCAATAACCAATTCACTATCATAATCAATATACTGTGGCACTGAAGTTAAAGTTAAAATGTTATGAAGAATATCCTCACCAATTTCTCCATTGCCCCTTGTTTCTGCGGAAATCAGTTTACCACCCGCATATCGCAAACTACAAGTTAAACCATCAAGCTTAATCATTCCACAAACATCTTTTGAAGAATCCAAACCCGAAAAATAGTTAAGAAATTCATCCCAGTCTTTAGTTTTATCCAAAGAAAGCATTTTATGATTATGTTTAACTTTTTTAAGTTCAGATTTAACTTCATATGAGATTTTACCTGTTGGAGAACCCGGTAACGCAATGCCAGATTCGTCTTCAAATTTCTTTAATTCAAAGTATAGTTCATCCCATTCTTTATCTGAGACTACTGGATGTCCTTCATCATATGCTTTTGTCCACTTATTTAAAATTTGAATCAATTCATACATCTTTTTTTCAATCTTATCCATGTAATCTCTCCATTTCTAATACTATATAATTTGAAGCAAATTGTATTATTGTTAAGCCTTTTAAAGATAAATTAATAAAATCTTCTAATGTCATAGTTATTAATCCCTGGAAATAGATAGTTGCTCTATCTCCAGGTTGTAACTCATATGCTCTTATCATACTTTTGTTATTGAACTAATATTACCATGCTTAATTAACTGATTTCCAATAGCATTTCTACCTTGCAGAGGAATATCTTTAGCAGAAATACAAATTGAATTTGGTACTCCCACTAGAAGAATAGAATCTTCATCAGAAATTAAACTTGCGCCAATAACCTCTCCAGATACATCTGTTGGTTTATAACAAATTAAGCCTTTTCCTGCTCGTTTTTGTCTAATAGCTTCTTTAAGAGAAACTTTCTTTCCGAGACCTTTCTCAGAAACAATAGCAATTTGGTCATCTTCATGACGGACTGGTAAAGCTGAAACAACCTCATCTCCATCTGCAAGATTAATACCTTTCATACCCATCGTCGCACGAGAGCTAGAAGTAATCTCACTAGAAGCAAATCTAATCATCATACCTTTTTTGGTAATAAGAAGAATATCTTCATCCTTAATAAGATTTACAGAAGCTAAACTATCATCTTCCCGCAAATTAATTGCCGCAAGACCAGTTTTCTTTTTAGTCTTAATATATTCTTCAAGACTTGTTTTCTTAACGATACCATTTTTAGTTGCAAATAAAACATAATTTGCATCAGTATCTCTATAAATGGAATAAATGAGAGTTGGCTTTTCATCACTTTCCATTTCAATAAGAGATTGTAATGACTGACCTTTAGTTGCATTTGTTCCTACTGGAATATTATCAACTAAGATACGATACATTTTACCTTTATTTGTAAATACCATAAGAGAATCAATAGTATTTGTGCGGATAACCGCAGATACAACATCATTCTCGGTTTTAATACCTTTTCCATTTCTTCTCTGGGTGCGGAAACTAGAACTTGGGATTCTCTTAACAAGACCACCTTCTGTCATAACCACAACACATTTTTCTGGTTCTACAAATGCAATTTCTTTTTCTTCTGGTTTAATTTCAATATGAGTTAATTCTGTTTTTCTAGGATTACCATATTTTTTTACAAGCGTAAAAATATTTTCAACTAATATATCTTTACGTTTATCAGCACTTTCAAGCAATTCAATTAAATTTGCTATAGTTGCATTTAGTTCATTTAATTCATCTTTAATTTTAATTCCGTCTAATTTTGTTAATTGACCAATCGTCATTTTTAATACACAATCAGCTTGATGAGAATTAAAATTCCATTTAGTCATTAAATTATTTTTTGCTTCTGCTTTATTATTACTATTTCTAACTATTTCAATTATTTCATCAATATGAGCAATAGCAATTAATAAACCTTCACATTCTTCTTTTCTTAATTCAGCTTTTTCTTTATCAAAATTATATTCACGAACTAAACATTCATCATTATGTTTATATAATAATTGAAAATATCTCTCAGTATTTACGAGTTGAGGAATTTTATCAATTAATAAATTTTGATTAGCTGAATATGATTTTTGTAAATCAGTTTTTTTATAAAGCATTTGTAATACTTTATAGGGGTCAGCTTTTTTATCACAAATTATTTTAATATTAATTCCTTTTTTACCAGAATTATTTAGAATATCTGCTACACCAGGTAATTCATCTTGGTCATATAATTTTTTAAAATCTTCCATTAAATCTCTTACACAAGTTTGATAGCAGATTTCTGTAATAATAATTGTATTTTTCTCAACTTCTGCTTTAGCTCTTAAAACAACTTTACCTTTTCCAGTCTTTAAAATAGTATCTAACTCTTTCTGATTTATAATTATACCGCCAGAAGGAAAAGAAGGACTTAATGTATAATCCATTTTTCCTGTTTTAATATAATTAGCATAAGCCGTTGATACTTCAGCTAAATCATAAGGTAACCATTTTTGGGCGATTGTAGTTCCAATCCCTTCACTACCATTAATCATTAATGTTGGAAGTGGAGAAGGAAGTACCTCTGGCCACTCAACTGTTTCATCAAAATTCATGATGAATGGAACATTTTTCTTTTTAATTCCAGTAAACATCTCTAATCCAGCTTTACTAAGTCTTACTTCTGTATAACGACTAGAAGCTGCTTCTGGAATAATTTGGTTACCATTAGAACCATGAAATTCACAAAGAGGAACATTATTTGTAAATCCCTGAGACATACGAGCAAAAGTCTCATAAATAGCTGTATCACCATGCGGCCAAAGCTCTGCGATAACTCCACCAGATACCTTGGCGCTCTTTACGTGAGGTTTATTTGGAAGATAACCTCGTCTATACATTTCATATAAACAAGCTCTTTGTCCCGGTTTTAATCCATCAATTGCAGGGAAAGCTCGCTCTACATTGGTTTGATAACAATAATCCAAAAAGTCTTGTGACATCTCTTCAATAAAATCTATCATTCTTCACTCTCCCATAAATCATTTGCTTTATTTCCATTAGCTAATAAAAACTGTCTTCTTCCAGTAACACTTGTTCCCATTAACATTTCAAGATGTTTTTCAGCTTTTATAGCATCTTCAACGACTAATTGTTTTACGTTTCTTGTTTTTGGGTCAAGAAGAACATCTGATAATTCATCTGCATCGCACTCTCCAAGACCTTTCATACGATTTACTCTATATTTTTCACCAATATGTTTCTTTTTATAATCCTCTAAAGCCTGAGCATCTTTAATATAAATATATTCATTTTTATTTGTTGTTATTCTAAATAAAGGCGCATATGCTACATAAAAATGACCATTTATAATAAGTTCTGGACATAAACTCCAAAGATTAACAGCAATTAACATTCTGATATTTTGTCCGTCTGGATCACCATCTGTATCTGCAATAATCTTACCATAACGCAATTTACTTTTATCATAAATTAATTTGCCCTTATCATTAAGCTCTAATCCTAAAGCTTTAATAAGATTATTCACTTCTTGATTAGCCATTACTTTTTCATTTTTATTTTTAAAACTATTTATCATTTTTCCTCTAATCGGGAAAATAGCCTGATACTCAGCTATTCTCGCACCAACTAGACCTGAAGCAGCACTATCCCCCTCACAGATATGCAATTCCGCCTCCAAACGATTTTCAGTAGAACAATCAACTAACTTAGATGGAAGATTTGCTAATTTAGATTTTTTATTACCTTTTGTGGCTCTAGCAACTTCACGAGCTTTCTTTGCCGCATTTCTAGCTCTTCGCGCAAGTAATGCCTTTTCAATAATTGTTTTTACATCTTTTGGATTTTCATTCATCCATTCAACAAAATTTACATTAATTGCTTCAAGAATAAGAGCCTTATCAATGTCTGTTACACGTACTTTAGTCTGGCTATCATATTTAACAGATTTTGCTTTTAAATTAAATACAATAATTAATCCTTCATTTAATTCTGCGCCAGTTAAATTTGTTTCATCTTTTTTATATAATTTATTGTCATTTGCATATTTATTTAATGCACGAGTTAAATTTGCTCTAAGGGTAGTAAGATGAATACCACTTTCTACTTTACCATAATTGACATAGCTTACAATATCTTCTGAATAACCAGAAGTATAAGTCATACAAATATCAATTAAATCATTACCTTTAACAATATGTGCATTAAAACGCTTTTTGATAATTTCATCATCTTTAACTTTTTCATCCACAAGGTCATTAATACCATTCTTAGAATGAAAATCTTCTTCTTTTCCATCAATAATCAATTTAATAGTTAAAGTTGGACTAAGAGCAGACTCTTCTTTAAATAATGTGCGGATGTCATTCAAATTTGCTTCTGGATTTTGAAAGAATTGCGGGTCTGGAATATAGGTAACTTTAGTGCCATGAACCCCAACTTTTTCTTTAGTAATTTCTCTTTTCTGGAATAAACCATCCTTATACCAAAGTGTTTCTCTTTGACCTTTACCATCAGATGTAGTAATCATTGAGCTGGATGAAAGGAAGCAAACAAGCTTCATACCAATTCCATTAAGTCCAAGTGCACTACCACCATAAATAGAATCATCAGAATCATCATATTTACCAGAAGTATTAATTACTGAAAAACATTCAGAAAGCATTGTTTCACCATCTGGTCTTTCTACTCCTGGAATAAAACCTTGTGCAAAATCTTCACAAGTATATTCATTTTTCTTTGTATCCACACTAATGATAATTTCAGTTCCATGACCGATAATATGTTCATCATGTGCATTTGCAAATAGCTCTTTTAAAAGCTGTGTACTATATTCAGTAGAACCACAATATGTACTAGGTCTTTTTCTTGTAAATTCTCTAGCATCAATATGTTGCGTACTATTCTCATTATACTTTTTTGACATAAAGAATTTTTCCTTTCTCTTTATTCTTTATATATTATATAAAAATTTTTATAAAAAATCAATAAGATTATGATTTTATCGTGAAAGTATTTTTTATTAAAATTAGTTAACTGTAGAATTGCTAGAGTTAATAAAAAATATTGAATCTTAATTTTCCGGAGAAATATACTACTGTTAAAAAATTTACATTTGACTTTGGAAAAAATTTTTTCTACAATAAACATATGGAAAAGAAAAAAAGGGAAAAAGTTTAGTTTAATTATTATATATAAATAATATTTTTTATTAATATAGGGCGGTTTTGGAAATAAAATGGAAATAATCTCTCTTTAAATAAATATAAGAAGACAGGATACTTAATTGCATCCTGTCTTTATTTTGTTTATAATAATATTTAATTTAGGTTTATTATCCGCCGCCAAGGCATCTGCTAACTCATTACCTATAATTCCCGCATGTCCGTGTACCTTTAATATATTTATATTCTTTTTCTTCTTTTGGATTCCTTGAATATTTTCTTGCCAATATAATGGATACATTTTTTCAAATAAATCTTGATTTTTAACTTCTTGATTCTTTGGACGTTTCCAATTTGCTTTTCGCCAACCTAAAACCCAATCATTCATAGCATTAACGCAATAAGCCGAATCGCAATATATATTAATTTCTTCATCTTCTGGAAGATTATTTGCAAATAATAAACCATAAGCTAAAGCTGTTAATTCCATTCTATTATTAGTTACCTCGTCTTGGTATTCTGCTCTATGAGTTATATAATGCCCGTCTTTATAAATTACAGTTGCCCATCCACCTTTTCCTGGATTCCCTTTACTGCTTCCATCACAATATATTTCAAACATTTTCTATCACCTTTATTTCTCTTTTAAATATATTACTGTAAAAAAGTTATAAAATCAAGAAAAGCCCTATGCAGATATAAAATCTACATAGGGCTAAAATTAACCTTGTGCTTCTTCTTCATCAGAAGTATTTTCTTCTGTTGAATTACTTTCATTATTATTTAATGATTGTTGTGCCATCATATAAGTTATTCCATTGGCAGTATTTTCTTTAGTGGCTTTTACTGCATAAACTGCAAAACCCATTACTTCAGTTACCACTGCTCCAATGAGAGTAACTAATGGAGAGAAATCCATTGGATTTCCTGTCATGCTTGAAATTTTTAAACTCTGTGCGGTTGCCCATCCTGTAAATAATTCCACAAGGGTACAATTTATAAATAAAAACCCAATTAAAAACTTAGTTGTTGACATTTTTTTGGGTTTCCGCATTTCTCTTTTTTCTTCGTGCAGTTTTTGTTTTCTTTCAAGAATAACTTTTTCTGCATTCCAATATATTTCTTCTCTTTTAATTTCGTGTTCTTGTTCACGCAGACTCTTCTTTCTAAAAAGTCCCATAATTATTTCTTTCTAAGATAATCTTTAGAAGCAAATCCAGTATAAATTACATTTTTATAAGTAAATTGGATATAAAGCCAAATATCACCATTAGATACATTATAATATCCATAATTTTTTACTTTTGTTCCTTTTGGAATTGCTACTAAAACTGATTTTTTAGTTCCAGCGCCATCTCTAACATTTAAAGTTCCACCGTTAGTACTTACTACATAAGTTCCTGCAAGATTTTTATTAAAAGAGTCTGCTCCTTGCTTTGCTGTAACTTTTTTAATGTTAGTTGTAGCTGTAGTTGTTTGTTGCTTTTTATTAGCAACATATTTATAATAACTATTTTTTTCACAAGATGTATATGCATATCCTTTTGCTGCGCCAGGCCATACGATCTTATACCAATTATTACTTGTTTTTCCAAGAACTTCAACTGCAGTTCCCGCAGTAATTAAACCATAAGAAGTATAAGAAGTTCCATTACCAGCACGAATATTCATTTCGCATAAAGCTGTTGCAGTTCCAATTCCTTTTCCACAATATGATTTATTTCCTTGTGGAACTTTATTTCCACCTGTAGTAGTAGAAGTACCTGGATTAAAACTTACATGAGCGCCTTTAGTTACATTTGTAGCTGTATGTGAACGTTCATTAAGAAGAATATCTCCAGGAAGTAAATATCCATAACCAGAGGTATATTTACTATCAGTTAAAATAGTAAATCCTGCTCGACTATATGCAGCTCTCATATCGCCTGTATAAGTTGCGCTAATAGTTTGAAGTGCTGGAATACCGAGTAAATATCCTACAGCTCTAGTATTTGCAATAACGCCAGCAGAACAATCATCTTCACATTTTTTTGTAATTTTAGATGGATCATATCCAACCAATCTTAAATTATTCCAGTAGCTATCTCTTCCATATTGGTCATATCCAATATTATCGTTTAAAGCTGCGGCACATCCTAGTTCTGCCAATTTCAGACCTACTTGTGGATTTTTTGTATATCTAATTACACAATTCCATGGTCTATTATACCAAGAGCGGAGATACCACTCGTCACCAGTTTGGTCACCTGCGGCGCCACCATGATATTGACCATTCTCATCATGCCCAGAATTAGAAATATAATGAGTTCCTTTACTATAAATATAATTATCATAATTTCCCATATTAGTTACTTTACCTCCTGCATATTTATTATAATATTGCTTTCCATAATTTGCTCTTGTGGTTTTTACGCTACTTCCTGTATTTGCTGGACATTCAAATCTCGTTAGCACTATATCAGATGCTTCTTGAACACTTTTTGCATTTTTTAATGTTTTTAATACTGTTGGATAAGTTGTAGTTAATTCTTTTATTAACCATTCTAATTGTGTATTTTCATCACTGATTGATACACCTTTTGATTTTACTAAATCATATAAACCCGCTTTTCGACTAGGGCTAGTCCATTGACACAAACCATAGCCATAACGTTTGCCAGGTAAAGGATTTAAAAATGTAGCTCTAGAAATTCTACCAGAATCTATTGCCGCAGTATAAGTAACATCATTGTAATTTTGTCCATTTTGAGAAAGTCGTTTTAAACATAGCATTTCTACTCTATTGGCTCTCATGCCAGATTCAGCATAAATATTTCCCATTAAACCTGCAACGCCATATTCATTTCCAAGTTGCTTTAATAAATAATCCCATATGTTCTTGTCCGTCATATTTTTCTCCTTTCAAAATTTTATAATAAAAAAGGAAGACCTTTTGGTCTTCCTTTACATTAATTCAGCTTGTTCAGCTATTTTACTTCTATAAATTTTTTGTAATTCAATTTCACCATAATAGTCGCAACCTCTGAATACCTCAGACATTTTTCGCATACCATTATTTGCACCACTATATAAAATTGAATCTACTTGATGTTTGGTATCTCCATCAATAATACAAATACTATCTTCTCCAATACGTTGAAGAGCAAGTCTCATTAATTCAACACTTAAATTTTGAGCTTCTGTAATATATATGCCTGCATTTAATCCAGTAGTATCAAATCCACGTAAGTCAGACATTGGTAATAACATAAGTTTTCTGTCAGTAATTAATCTTTCTACTTCAATTCTATCGCCAAGTTTGCTAGAAAGCATATTACCTATTTGTGAATCCAATAACTTATCATTTTTATCGCCTGGATAATAGCCAAGTTTTGCGGCGCCTTGAGCGGCAATTGTATTACAAAATACTATAATTTTATCTATCTTGCGCTTTTCAAGCTGCTCAAATAGAAAACCGAGACTTAAATAACTTTTACCAGAACCCGCACGTCCTTGAATCATTGTAATTTGATTATTATTAAAAGATTCTAAAGCTGCGCATTGGTAAGCATCTTTTGGAGTAATTTTACCAAACATATAACTTTCAGTTTTATAATAATGAAGTTGTTCAAATCCATTCTCAGTTCTTTTATATTTATCTACTATTTCTCCTTGCGGATTTTTAATAAATAAATATTCATTAATTAAACAATTGAATTTTTTAGAAATTTCCTTGTCAAATAAATCTGCATAAATTTGTGCTAATTCTTCATCAGAAGAATAAGTAATTTCTTTAAATCCTGTATAATCATCAGTGCTTTTTTCTACAACTGAGATTATATGGTCATTATCAAAGAAAATTGTTGCTAGTGATCTTAAGCATAAATCATTAGAACAAAAATAAACTTCGTCAGGATAATTATAAGCAGAAATTAAGATTCTACTATCATTATTATCTGGTAAATTATATTTTTTAATTAATTCAGATAAATCATAATAAATATCAGTAATGAACTTTTCTTTATTTTTATCTAAAATTCTAGTTAAATGCCTTGCGGCATATTTAACATCAGCATCTTTTTTATCAGAACTTTTTATGTCTTCCAATTCCCGCAATGAAACTGAAGAGATAATTACTTGTTCTTCTGGATTATCAAATAAAGTATCTGCAGTTAATAGCAGACTACAAGTATCATAATAGATATTTCTCATTCGTCTTCTTCTGCCTCGCTTTCGTCCTCTTCTACTGTTGGTTCTGTAATAAAACCTATTGAGTTAGAAGTGGTTTCTTGTGGTTGACTTGCTTTTTCATAATCGGCTCGTAATTTAGCTATTTGAACTTGCATTTTTCCTTTTTCAACTTCGCATTTTTGAAGTATTAAACTAGAAAAAGAATCAAACAACTCAAGTCCTGCTTTTGCTGTAAACATGCCAAGTAAGAAATATTTTAATTTATTCATATATTTTCCTTCTTATATAGATTTATAATTTTTAAATTAAAATATTTATTTATTTTTGACCTCTATTACGATTGCGCCTGATTTTTTGGTAAAACTTTTCCTTTTCCGCGATGTATTCTATTAAGGTATCTTTCATTTCTTTAAGGGAATTTTCATTTTCTTTAATATCTTTTTCTCTTCTTCTAATTTCTTTTATAAGTAATTTAACTTCACGATTTTCTTCATTATAGTATGGATTAAATTTAAGCAAACTATGAAAATCTTTTAAAGCTTTTAATTCTTTTTTAGATTCTTTAATTAAACGCTTTAGAAATTTAATATTGGCACGAGTTTCTGCAATCTGTAATCCAGTTTTTTCATTCATCATATCTGCATCTTCTGGATGGCAATGAGCTTCACCATCATAAATACTTCCATCATTATCTATAATAGTATATTTAGCAATTCCATTATGATATATATAAGTTGTTTTCATATATCGAATCTCCTTTATTTTATTAAAAAATTATACAATAAAATAAGGTAATTATCAAATTTAGACATTTTGCTCAAAAAATTTGTATAGGCGAGTGGAAACCAACAAGCGGACCTGACACTAGATACGGGTATTAAAAAAGGAGACCTATAAAAGGTCTCCTCATAATTACTCATTTGTATCTATATTTGTTTCTTTAAAAGATTCAACAGCTTTTGTTCCAAGAACGCCAGCTAAAAGAGATTTAATGTCAATACCAAGAGATTCACTTAGTCCCTCAGAAACCTGAGTTACATTAGTCATAATATCTCCAGCAAGTTTAGATGTATCTCCGCCAAACATCATAATCTTATCAACATTTGTATATCCTTTACCAACAGCTTCAGCGATTGCAGGTAACTGCTCGAAGTAAAGTTTAAGTGTTTCAAGTTTCATGTTAATAACCGCCGCATCCTGGTAGTTTTTCATTGCTTCCGCTTTCTTCTGAAGACCTTCTGCTTCAGCTTCAAGTTTAGCTTTAATTGCAGCAGCTTCAGCCTCACCTTTAGCTTTTGTTGCAGCTGCATCAGCTTCACCCTGAGCTTTTACTGCATCTGCAAGTGCTTTTTTAGCTTCAGAATCTCTCTGTGCTTCTGCAAGAGCTGCTTCTGCCTGTTTTGTTCTTTCAAACAATTCAGCCTCAGATTTCTTCTGAGTTTCATACAGTTTAGCATCAGCTCTCTGCTGTGCTGCATACTTCTCAGCTTCAGCGGTCTTTTTAACTTCAGCTTCCAGAGCGCGCTCTTTGATAGCGACTTCTCTTTCTTTTAACTCAATCTGTTTTTCTTGACGAGCAATATCTGCTTCAGTAGCAGCAACATCTTTAACCTGACGCTGTCTCTCATCCTCAATAGCTTTTGCTGCAGCAGCCTGCGCTTTGCGGGTATCCGCACTTTTCTTTAAATCTGCCTGTTTGATTTCAAATTCATTGTTACGAACTGCAATTTGTTCAGCAGCTGCAACTTTAGCATCATTGGCAGCTTTAGAGTTCTGAGCTTCTGCAATAGCAACTTCTCTTTCAGCATTAGACTTAGCAATAGCAGCATTTTTAGAAATCTGTGCCATATTGTCCTGACCAAGAGCAGTGATAAGATTTTTCTCATCCTCTAACTTCTGAATATTGCAGGACTCAATCCAAATACCAAGAGCATTCATGTCCTTCTGTGCTTTTGCTTGAACTTCATCTCCAAAAGCCTTACGGTCATTACATAACTGCTTTAATTCCTGGGTTCCAATGATTTCTCTCATGTTACCCTGTAAAGAATCCTGCAAAGACTGCTCAATCTGCTCTTTAGACATATTAAGGAAGTTTTTCATAGCTGCGGCAACCATCTCAGAGGTAATACCTTTTTCTTCATCTTTAAGGTCATTCTCAGTAAGGACTCTTACTTTTGCAACTGCATCAATATTTACACCAATAAAATCCTTAGTTGGAATATAACCATTTGTTTTAATGTCAATAGACATCTGACGCAATGTTAAAGTATCCAAACGTTCAAAGAAAGGAATCTTAATACCGGCTTTACCAATTAAAATTCTAGGTTCTTTGTGGAAACCAGAAATAATGTAAGCTGTATCCGGTGGAGCTTTAACATATCCTGAAGCAATTACCGCGATAACGACAACCGCAAGTAAAACAAAGGGTACGAACGGTAAGATAGTTGTTAGAAAATTCATAAATTCTTTTCTCCTTTTTATTTAGTTTTCAATGTACTATTTATTCAAAAAGCTACACAGCTTTTTGTTCATTAAATTTAATTTTCATATCTTCAATAATTGTATCTAAAGAAACTGGAAAACAATTATGTGCATCAACTGCTACATTATACAGATATGAAATATTATTATAAAACTTATCTTTAAAATGCGTATGACCCGAAAGCCCGCAAATAGCTTGATGAAGAGATTTAATTTCTCCATTACTTGTTACTGTTGGATAATGACTTAAATAAAAATGATATTTTTTATATTTAAGCATTGTAGCATATCCTTCATCAATAATGCCGATTTCAGAGTAAAGGCGGCATCGAGTCGAGGTATCGTGATTCCCACGAACGAAATGTTTATTTCCATTTAATTGCCGCAGACATTCAAGTCCATGTTCATTATCGCATAACATCAAATCACCAAGAATATACAAATCGTCTTCTGGTTTTACGATTGAATTAAAATTCTTAATAATTGCTTCATTATGCTCTTCAACAGAAGTAAAACCTCTTGGTTCATAAATAAAATCTTTATTATGACCTAACCAAAGTGGAGATCACTTGTTAAATAAATCATTCCACTCATTTTATTCTTCACCAACCTTTCTCCATATTCGTCCTCCTACGGTTGAATACCGAGAAGAACCAGCTATACATTTTCCAATGCTTTGTCTATTTATTTTTTCTACTCTTGATGCTTCACTAATACTATCATAATAAACAATATCTTTAGGATTATCTTTTTTTATACCATAAATAGCAGTTCTCCTTTTTCGAGTTTTCATTTCTGGAATAATAACTTTATTATTTTCATCTAAATAACGAAAAATTAATCCATTACAAGAATAAACGTCTCCATCGCAAATTTGTTTAACTGAACTTGCTCTTGCGTCTCTATCCCAACCTTGTTTTTCAGCTGCGTCATGAAGAGAATTATAAATTTCTAAAATTTCATTTTTTTCATTTACTAAAGCACATTTTTTACTAACTTTTTTAATATATTTTTGAGTATTTTCATGTGCAAGAGAATTTGATGTTGTGCAAGTTGTTTGATTATATCCGTTAGGAACTAAAGAACTATAATGAATAATTTCATAATGCTCATAACCCTGCATTTCTTCTATTGTTAAAAAATCATCTTTTAAAATTTCAAAAGAAAAATTTTTAACTCCATATTTTCTAAAAGCCTTATACAAGGGATAATTATACTGAGGATTATTTTTATTAAAAGCGGCATTAATATGCTCTTTCCATCTTTTATTAACCCTTGTACTAGAACCAATATAAATTTTATTATTTATTTTATTAGTAATTTTATAAACAGTTTTCATATATAATATACTCCTTTTTCTTTCATTATATTATATAAAAAAGAAAAATAATATATTATATATTTTTGACCTACATTTTAGACATTATGACAAAAATGTAAATCACTGGTCAGGTAAATCAATTGTAATACCTCCTTCATTTACTTTAGCGATTGCAAAATAAGTATATTTTTCAGAAAAAGTTGGTTTTTCAAACTGTTCATTCATTCTACGAATAACTCCTCTAGGAACATAAGCGAGTTCATCGTTTTTTCTTAATTCATTTCTGCTTAAACAAGTTTCAAGAGGAAGCTCAAAGCTAAAAGGAATAATTTTAACATCTTTAAGATTTAAACTATCAAGTAATTTATTTCTTGATTTCTGATTAAGCTGAGTAGCATCCGCAATAACAAAATCAATTTTTTCATCAAGATATTTCTGAATAGTATCAATATATTCTTTCCAAACTTCTTTTTCTTTATCAAAATATTGAATATTTTTATTTTCACGAAGTTTAGCAAAACGAATAGCATCTCTTGAAACTATTTCAAAAGTATTCTTTCCAATTCCGTCTACAATTTCTTTTATAGAACGAAAAGTAGTAGATTTTCCAGAACCAGGTATTCCACAAGCAACATATAAAGTTGTCATATTAAATCAACTCTCCCTTTAAATATTCTAAACTTTCTTCTAACTCTTCTTTAAAAACTCCATCTTCAAAATCCTGTTTAAATTGAAATACATCTTCTTCATTTCTACATTCTACATGATTTACTTCAATGCGACAATGTGGACAATACATTTTTTTTCTGTGAAATCTTGCCTTCTGCCCGCCTTTTTTCCTTGGCAAGTCATAGCTTTTATTGCCACATTTCATACAATAAAAGCTATTAAATACAATATTATTATTTCTTCTTCCCATTTCTTTTCTTTTCCTTATCTTTAATTGATAAATATATTATATAATAATTTTAATAATTTATCAATTATTATACTTTAAAGTAAATGGTTTCAAAGGTTTCAAGGTCTAAAAGAGCTATTGTGTTAGTCCAAAAGGAACCACAATCAATATCAATTTTATGACCAAGGGCATATGTATATACATATGGCTCTGATTCATCATCTACATCTGCAATATAGCACCAAGGTGTATGTCCATGTACTACATATACATCGGGAAACTCTTTAAAGTCAAAAGCATCATGAATATGTTTTCTATCCCAAATAAAATCAGTAAGTTTAGAGCCAGGAGTAAAACCAGCATGTGACAATACAACAATTTTGCCATCTTTCCGGTAATAGGTTGCAGTTTTCTGGAGCCCCATAATTTTGCGGCACCAAGTTAAATTTGCCCCATCTGCTTCCCATTGTTCACAAGTGGATTTTCCGCCATTTCTTACATGAAGATAAAAATTATCTCCGCAAAAATAACCATATTTGCTATAATCATCAATGCTTTTAGCTAACATATCCTCATGGTTTCCTTTAAGAAAAATAAATTGTGGGTCATAATAAATTGACTTAAAACATTTCCAAGGCTCTGGACCACGGTCAACAGCATCACCTAAAAAATATACTTTATCTTCTGGACCGATAAAGTCTTTAATTTTTTTATAAAGACTATAAACGCCATGAATATCTGAACAACAATATGTACTCATTTTAATCACTCCTATTAGAATCTCATTACTGGTAAGCCTTCTTCTTTTAGCTTTTGATAAATATCTTCTTCTCTGACATCATACCAGGTAGGATGTTCATGTTGAATTAATTGTATCGCTAAAGTTTCACATACATCCTGTAACTGACTTTTTTCACAACCGCCAAATTCAATCATTATTAAATCCTCCCTTTAATTTATATATATAAATTAAAGAACTCTCAGA